TTAAGAAGAAAGAGAGTAAGTAAATGAACCTAAGAAAGCACTTCAACAAGCATGGACATGGCTCCCTACCGGAGGTTGAAGTACCTGAGGATGTTCGCCTTGATATGTTCAGCGAGGAAAACCCAGACATCGGGTTCTTCAATATTATCGACGAGGAGCAAATTGCCCTCGGAGGTTCTGAGTTCTATATTTACAAAGTAGAAACAGATAGCAACTACGACGAACTGTACGAAGAGGATAGGCTTAAGAAGTACGCCACGAAAGTACTTGTCCGAGGACACTACACACCTATCCCAATTGGTGAGGAACTATCAGAGTTCGGTATTAAGCTTACCAACGACCAAACCTTTACGTTTAACAAGAGCTACTTAGATACTCAATTGCACAGACCTTTGGAGGCAGGTGATGTAATTCAACCAAGGTTCCAAAACATTGTATTCGAAGTACATGAGGTACAGGAACAAGGTTTTGCAGGGTACGGCGTATACCATTACGCAGTAACCGCAAGTGTGAGAAGGGACTTAGAGAGTCTCATCACAGATACTATAGGTTAATCTAAATGAGAAAAGCCCCGTAGGACTAAAATCCTACGGGGCTTTGCGCCCTAGACGTTTAAGGCCAGCACTTCCCTCATTTAAGAGTCGTCCTTAGCAGCTTTAGCAGCATCTCGTCTAGCAAGCCTATCCTTGCTTGATGCCCTCTTGTTATTAACCCGTGTCACCGCCGTCATAACTCCTTTCGCGTCTAGGTTCCCATTCTTGTAAGCCTTAACAGCCCCTTTGAGTTTCCGTTGTGCGCTCTGCACTCCTGCTTCTGAAATGTATGTTGCTTTATCGTAATTCATGTTATCTGCCTGTAACCCCGGCTTCCTTTGGGAAGGTGTTCTGTCTTTCTCATAACCTTCCTTGCGACCACTTTTATGTGCAGCACTTTGGCTTACCCTGTGCAAGTTACGCGCACGTTCCCCAGCTTGCGTACTTTGACCTGTAACCTTCCTAACAAGCCTTTTAAGTACTCCGGGCCTCTTACCTGATGCAGCCTCTTTCTTATCCCGCTTGGCAATCTTATCGGCCTTAGATTTCAGCTTAGTCGCAAGCTTCTTATCCTGGTAAGCGTCGGTCCCTTTCTCCTTTGCCTCGGCTGAGTGAAGTCTTTCAATGGCTCCAGCTTGCCCTTTGCCCACTGCCTTCCTGGTTTTAAGCTTGCCTTTAGCGGTTGCGATAATGTTGCCCAGAGGCCCCTCTTCAATAGTACCTTGTGTGTATTTCATGTTATCTTCGACAGTATCTGTCCCAATAGGCTTGACCTTTTGCTTTTCGCTTTTCTTGTCCCCAACAAGTTTCTTCTTAACGGCGACCGCTGCATTCTTCGCAACTGCTCCTACGGCTAGTAGTGCAGGGCCGACAACTTCTGTAATTTCACCTTGTTTGTAGTTCATAATGGCAAGCTCTAAGATTATATATCGTAGGTCTATGAAATTAGAGAAAAGAATAGCTGTTATGGGAGATGACACCTTTTTTGGGGAATGCAACACAATTAAGTATTCCCGTATCCAAATGTGTCTGAATGCCTTAGACCCAAACGTAGCTTACGTAATTCCTGTCCCAGGGGTTGTTTTAAAGACTTTTGCTATATTGGCAGCTATGAGAATCCCTTTTATCATTGTGCTTCCTAAAAAGGGTTGGGAAAAGAACTTCTGCAAGAGTGATAAGACTTTCCTCAGAAGATGCACAAGAGAGGCGGAGGGCGTAACGTACCTGTCTACAGACATGTACTCCCCATTAGACTTTGATAAAGACTACAAAGAAGCATCAGAGTACTTAATGACCACTTGCAACCTATTTCTCTCGTTACACAGTGGGGAACCCAAAGATGGACTTGCATCCATTATGGATGACATTGACCGCTCAGGACCTGATATGCATGTCATTATAAGCTGCAAAGCTTAGGCGATTGTCTGGGGGAGATGTTTGCCATACTTCCTTAGGAAGACCTCTCGGTTCTTGTGCCAACCTTCCTTTCCATCAATCTCACCTGGAGATTTGTGCAAAACGTCGAGAGGCATTACGTAATTCTTCAACCCTTTCATATGTGCCTGGAAGGTGTAATACAGGTCATAGAAGTCCCATCCACCAACAAAACCTTCTGGCATGGCTGTTCTGACAGCTCTCCAGGTTCGATACGTTGCGGCTAGAAAGAGGCCGTCTATAACTACAACCTGTCTCTTATTGCCAGGGCCATACACAGTTCTATGCATTTCCGATAGATTGCTACCGTGTCCCACAGTCCCAGCGAGTGCTGTAATAGCAGAAGGTTGTTGCATACCTTCCCACCAGATAGCAGATTGGCGGAGGAACTGTGTTCCTGCTACGCCTACGAAGCCTGTCGTTTCATCCTTTAAAGGTTCTAGGCAATACTTGAAGACTGCTTTGTTGGACAGAATATCCACATCATCGTGCATGACTATTAGGATATCTCTGTCGCTATGGTACACAGGCCCGTGGTGAACTTGAGAGGTTACAGCATCAAAAATGGAGTCGTGCCCGATTCCATACTCATACTGGGTATGCCCTATCTCTTGAAAGAACTTGTCGCTAGTCGATGCTTTTGCTGTGTTTTCGTCCCTAGTAGGGAGAAGTACGTGTATTTCAGGCTCTGGGATAATCATAACGTATAGAGGGAACCCTCTCTAGATATCATAGTATGACACCGGAAGAAATGGAGGAAGAGTACCTTAAATGTGCAGAAAGCTGTGAGTACTTCATTCTTAACTACATTTATATTGTCCACCCAAAAAAGGGTACGATTCCGTTTGACCTGTATAGATTCCAGAAAAGGATTGTCAGTGAGATAGGTGAGCACCGATTCAACATTATTAGGAAGTTTCGTCAGGCGGGTGTTACAACTATCATGTGCGCGTATGCGCTGTGGTACATTATCTTCCAAGAAGACAAGAACATCATGGTTGTGTCGATTGGTGAACGTGAATCATCTGCGTTCCTAGAAAGAGTGTTCGGGATGTATGAAGAACTTCCTGCATGGCTACGACCTGAAATTACGAAGAAGAACGTTCACAACTTAAGATTGGCTACAGGAAGTCGAATCAAATCACAACCTGCTGGTGCTGGTCGTTCCGAAGCGGTTTCCCTGCTGATTGTTGACGAAGCCGCGTTCATTGATAACATGAGAGAGTTTTGGAAGGCTATCTTCCCTACGATTTCAACTGGTGGTGAAGCTGTGCTCCTGTCTACTGTTAACGGTATGTCAAACGTGTATTACGAGTTGTACCGAGATTCAGTCGCTGGGAAGACTGAGTTTAACGTTATTGACATTCACTGGAGAGAGCACCCAGAATATACTGATGCTTGGGCCAAAACTATGCGACCTACGCTTGGTGAACGAGCGTGGCTGCAAGAAGTACTATGTCAGTTCTTAGGAACGGGTGATACCTTTATTGATAGAGATACTCTTAGTCGAATCATGGAAACGATTAACGACAATTATAAGAGCTACAAGTACAACAAGTTCAGGGTGTGGAAAGAAGCTCGTCCTGGTTTCGAATACCTAATCGCCGTAGACCCATCTTATGGGGTTGGTAGGGATTTCGCAGCTTTCCATGTAATTTGTCTGAACACAGGTGAACAGGTAGCAGAGTATTATTCTGCCAACACTAAGATGCGAGACCTAGCGCAAGACGTATATGAGGTCGCATTGCAGTACAACTTCGCACGTATCGCGTGTGAAAGAAACTCTTTAGGAATTATTCTCATTGAGGACCTTTTTGAAGAGTTAGAGTACGAGAACATGTGGTTCGACGAAAAAGGGGAGTGCGGTGTACTTTTGTCTAAGACAGGAAGGGATGCAGTTCTTGAGTCATTACAGGACTGCTTGTACCTAAATAGGGTGAAGATTAATTCCAAGAGAACCTCAGAGGAGTTAGTCTGCTTTATTACCACCGAGTCAGGAAAAGTTCAGGCTGATAAAGGTTATCATGACGACCTTGTAACCAGTCTTGCTTTAGCTGCACACGTAATGTCTAAACTTGAGCTTGCAGGGGAAATGCCATTGTTGGATGGCGACAAACCTATGGAGGCAGTAAAGGGCGACAGTTTGGTGTCTATGAAAGCAGTCGATGGTATCGACGAACATTTTGAGGAATATAGAGCATGGGTACTGAGTTAGACGAATTTGGAAACGAAATAATTGAAGAGGAGTACACCTCATTCCCTTACCAGCGAATGCATGGTATGGGTGGACAAAACCTAGGGCCTTTTGCAGCATGGTGGAGAACCGTTTTCTCTAAGGAAACTAAACCTCCTGCTGGTCGCCCTCGCAAACCTGAGCCTAGAGGTGGAGATACTTCTTCCCCTCTCATCCCTAATGACATGGATGGGACAGGAGGGATGGGTGGAATCGCGGTTAGCCGTGGTCAAATCAATCTCCCTCAAATTGAGACTACAAGGCGTGGCAGGTATAGGGATGTCGAGAAGATGGATGACTACCCAGAGATTTGTTCTGCGTTTGACATCTATGCGGATGACGCTACTCAAGAAGATAGTTCAGGTCAAATCTTTAAGATTGACTCTGAAACTGAAATCATGCGTAGAGAGGCAGAGAAGTTCATTAGAACAACTCGCTTGGACAAATACATCTGGGACATTGTAAGGAACGTAGGAAAGTATGGTGACTGTTTCATTGAGAACGTTACTAACCTAAAGAACCCTAAGATGGGTATTGTTAGGCTCAAGGTTCTTGACCCTAAGTACATCTTCCGTATTGAGGACAACTACGGATACTTGCAAAACTACTATCAAGAGATTCCTAAGAGTGGGCAGACAATGGATTCAAACCCTGGCTCCCTACCTTTGGATGAGAAGAACACTATTAAGTTGGACAAACACCAACTTATCCATTTCAGGCGGCTAACGTCTGACTCTAACTTCTATCCTTATGGGAAGAGTATTGCTGCATCAGCTATTAGGACATGGCGTTCCCTTAGGTTGATGGAGGATGCGATGTTGATTTACAGGCTGCAACGCGCACCTGAAAGAAGGGTGTTCAAGATTGACATCGGAACTATGCCACAGTCTAAAGGCGAGGCTTACCTAGAAAGGGTAAAAGCTAAGTTCAAGAAAGAGAAGTACTGGGATACCGGAACCGGAACAGTTAACGAAAGGTATAACCCAGCGTCGGTTGATGAAGACTTCTTCGTCCTGACACGAAATGGAAAAGGTACTGACATTGACGTATTGCCAGGAGGACAGAACCTTGGTGATATTGATGACGTTAAGTATTGGAGAGATAAGGTACTTGCAGCTATGAAAGTACCCAAGGACTTTATCGTTGAAAAGGATAAGTCCCCAGAACGAAAGGCGAACCTAAGTCAGCTAGATTTAAAATTCTCTAAAGCCGTATCCCGACTTCAACGTGACGTTGAGGTTGGCATCGAAGAGATGTTCAGACGACACTTGAAGCTGAAAGGTTACCCTATGACTGTAATCAGGAGCGTAAGTATCCGACTACAGCCGCCTTCCGATATGCATGAGAAACGTAGGCTAGAGCTTGACCAAGCTAAACTTATGGTTGTATCTCAAATTCAAGGTCTGCAACTGTTTGATGATGAGTACATTTACAAAGAATACTTTGGAATGTCTGACTCAGAAATCAACGAAATGGTTGCACGTATGAAGAAGAAGGCAGAGCAAGAAGCCGCCGAACAAGCAGCACAACAAGAGGCTGCTATGGGAGGAGGGGGAGGGGAAGCAATTCCAGGTGATGGGGCTGATGCCGAAGCCGGGGCGGAACCTACAGGCGCTCAGTAGCAAAATATTGAAGTAGAAATCAATTTATAGGCTGTATATACAATACAGGCTGTTATGGATTTCGGAGACATTTTTAAGATTAGGGACGCTTCCTACGCACGACTAACCAACGCTGTTGATTATCTTGGTCGTGCATTGAGGGAGAATGTGGTCATATTTGACATTGATAGTACAAGTAATAGGCTTACTTTGCTTTCGGAAAGCCAACACTTGCTTCACTGCGAGTATGTTGTCAACGAAGATAATGTCAAACTGGATGGCTTCAAAGTCCGACCAGCCGATGAGATTATGTCCGATTCAGCAGTTGATGCTTTCGTAGCGGAGAAAATCTCTGCCATGGTAGCTGGGCTGAGCGATAGTCGGTACGATAAGGCAAACGATAGCTTTGGTTCCATTCTTGAAACGTTTAAGAATCGACACAGTATTATGGCGACAAGGGCCGAGCTTACTAATAAACTGGCCAAGCTTAATGAGAATACCTCAGTCGTAACAACGAAGGAGTATTCGAAGCTGTCCGAGCTTAAAGATACTGTAAAGCAAACCATAACCGAAAACGCCAAAACCCTAAGTGAAGTTCCTGATATCAGGAACTCTATTCGTATAAACAACGCGCTGTCCAAAGCGTTTGATGTAGAGAAGACCTCATACGAAGACCTTATCAAGGAAGGAATTACTCTTGACAATAACGAAGACTCCGAGCTATACTCATTGGTGTGCCGAAGAGAATTGGTTGCCAGGGAGATTTACGAGTCCAAGCGCAACTTCTCTAACATGTGGATTGCAAACACCAAGGTTAAGGAATTGGTATCTTGTATGTTTACAGAGGAAGCGGTCGAGAAACCTCTTGCTTCTCTAGTAAAGGATGTTCCTTACTTCGCGCTGGCATCGAAGAGCGAGTTGAACGAAGCGTTTACTAGGATTTGTACATTTAACTTTACTAACAGCACAACCAAGAAGATGATTAGGGAGTTTACTTCCACCATCTTTGAGATGAAGAAGCCAGCTAAGAAAGAGATTATCTCATCGCTTAGTGAGAACTACGGAATCAACATCAACAGCCTGAAATACATTCCTACTTTCTCAGACTTGGCTAAAGTTCAAGGGTATCTGTTCAAGGCTCTTAGTGAAAACACTGAGTCAGAAGTCTTGAAGGAGCTATTCACCGAGGCAGCTACAATGGTTAACGGTCACTGCGGAGTAGAAGTTCTTGACTTGAGCGATTACATCAAGGAAGTGTTCGTGGAGTCGATGCAAGAAGTATGCGGTCACGATGTTTCAACACTTAATGAAGCTTTCAATATGGAAGCCGCAGGAGCTAAAGCTGCTACCGCCATTGAAGAAGGTGGATACTACGGCGACGATGACCACGACGGCCAAGAGGAGATGGAAGAAGAGGACGACAACAAGAAGAAAGCCAAGAAGAAAGCCAAGAAAGAAGGGAAAGAGAAAAAGGCTAAGGAAGATGAGGAGGAGATGGAAGATGAGGAGGAGATGGAAGAAGAGGACGACAACAAGAAGAAAGCCAAGAAAAAAGGGAAAGAGAAAAAGGCTAAGGAAGATAAGGAGGAGGCCGACGACGTAAAAGACTTCAAGGCCAAGGAGAAAGATATTAAAGAGGGGGCCGACGAAGAAGGCTCTAGGGAAGAAGTAGGGATGTCCGACGAAGAGCTTGCCGCAGGTGGCGTTCCAAACCCTGATGAAGGGGAACAGGAAGAAGACGCAGGGGAACCTGATGTCAACCTGTCAGAGGAAGAAGCCATGCAAGTCGCAAGCGACATGGAAGACATTATCTCACAACTAAAGGTATCAGCATCGGATGCTGACCCTGAAAGTACGGAAGGGGAAGACGACCTAGAAGACTAACCTTCAAGGTAGCCTTGCTTCAAAAGAGACATGTAGAATGCTACATGTCTCTTTCGCATTTGTAGCAACTCAAGGATAGCATTATCCATGGATGCAATGCTGTCCTCATTAATTTCACTTCCTTCCTTGAAATCACGCAACAGGGACTCAAGCAAGTGTTTCATACTTTCCACGTCATCCATGCTTAGCGTATTCGCCCTCTTTACTCTTTCCGTTTCCTTATCCATGTATCTTTACCTCTAGTCCCAGTTTCTTGTATGACGTTCTTCTAGCCTTGGCGTGTTTGCCAAGATATCTCTCTTTATCTAGGAAATCATATATGTAAACTTCCTTCTTTGTTTCATGCAATCTCAAGGCTCTGCCTAGTGCTTGAATGGTTGCAATCTCTGACTTCAACCCACGGGCGTTGATGTAATGTGTAATCTCTGGAATGTTTACACCTGTTTGGAAGATAACTGTTCCAATGAGAATTCCATGAGTACGACTCTTGAATTCTTTGATGGCCTTGTTCCTAACTGATAAAGGGTCGGAGCCTTGACACATGATTGAGTCAGGCAACAGTTCATGTAGCACCTTTGCATGTTCAAGACTCTTCACAAGAATTAGTGTCTTGCTGTGCTCCCCCTGCGCAAACTGTTCTGTCAGCAACCTAATCATTGAGTTGCGCAAATCATTGTTTACGATGAACTTGTTGTAACTGTCTACGTAGGAAATCTTGGTATCATCTTCCTCCATAGCATTCTCTCTGTTAATCATTGTGATTACTGGAGGAGTTAGCCACTTGTCCTCAATCAATTCTGTAACCGACACCTTCTCCAGCACAGGACCCAAACCTCCAATAGCATTCATCTTTGGGATGTCATCGGTTGGCACGGTCGCTGTTAGGCCAATCCTAACAGATGCCTTTGGAAAGGATGTCATACAGGCGACCCCTAGCTTACCATTTGAGAACTCTTGAATCTCATCAAACATGATGTATTCCGCAGTCTTCAAGTGGGAGGCCATAATCTTCTCTACCGACTGAATAGTGCAAAGCATCATATCTTTCAGGATGTAACCTTCACCGAAACAAACGCCAGGGTCAAAGCCAAACTTCACAAGGTCGTTATACGTCTGCTCCAAGATGGATTTCTTGGAAAAGAAGAGAATCCCTTTCCTATCTCCGATTGCCTTGAGGATGGATATCATGATTGCAGTTTTTCCAGCCGCTGTTGGAGCTTTAATAATGCAACGCCTTTGCTTCAAAGCTGACTCTACAAACTCTTCTTGGTAATCTCTCAAAGTAAGACCTTCCACGTCAGGACTTCCCATCTCAAAGAATTCCCGCTTATCCTCCACTTCATAAGGTAGCCCAGCCCTGTCTAGGTCTGCTTGTATAAAAGGCAATAGTCCTGTGTCAAACCTGCCTGTCAGTGAAAAGAACTTCTTCCCACCGTCCCACTTCCCTTGCTTATACAGCTTGGAGTGGAAATACCCTTGAACCTTCCTTGTATACTTCTTTAACAAGATTCCAAATAGATGCTGGTTCTTGGTTATAAGCTGTGTTCGTGTGTTGGTTATTACAAATCGCACCTAAATATGTACATTCTCCCACAAACATAATAGATATCTCGATGGAAAAAGACCAAAGTATTATGGATATGGCCCAATCAGGCGACTTTAAACCTATGGATGCGCCCCCTGTCTTGAATAAGGAAAAGATGCTAGAGTCTGTGAAAGCTTCCGAAACTATTGATGCGCCACAGACCAATGTGGATAGTGACATTTTAACCAATCTCTTAGCAAAGGTACAGGGTAAGAAAGAATGGGTCAGCGTAAACCTCCCATCCGGGGGACACGCATACAATGGAGTGGCTACGGTCAAAATCAGACCATTCAATTTCCAAGACGAGCTTGACCTAAAGAACCTCCAAGGCGACGTTACAGCAGGAATCTCTCAGGTTATTAGCCGCTGCGTTGAAGGAGTTCCTGGGGAGTATTTAACCCTTCCTGACCGAGACTACCTCCTGTTTAAACTGCGAGAACTTACCTGGGGTAACATCTATCCAATGGAAAGCACCTGCACCAATAAGGAGTGTGGAAAGATTAACAAGCTCCAAATTGACCTTGAGACCCTGCCTGTGAAGTACGCCCAGGAAAATCTCAACACCATCACTCTAAAGCTCCCAGACTCTGAAACTACTGTTGTCGCAAGGCATCCCGCAGTAAAGGACGAAATGCACACAGGAAGCATTAACGACATGTATATGAATCTTCACCGATTCATCCTATCTGTTGATGAAGTAACTGACAGCAAAATCATCTTTGCGTTCTTGCAAGGAACCACTTTGAGAGATGTTGATACAGTTCACAACTCTGTGTATGGCAGCGATTATGGGATGGAGAAGATGGTAATCTTCCAGTGCAACGCTTGTCACCAAGACAATCAAATTGCTCTAGGATTGAGCAAGGATTTTTTTACTCCGAACTAGTCGCACGGCTGACAGCCGAAAACCTCCTGAGGGAGGCTAGTTTGTTTGAGTATCAGGGAATCAGCCATAGTCTGTATTCCTCCTTGACCTTTCGGGACAGGGAGGTCCTGTTAAAGGTGTATAAAGAACTCCTTGAGGAGGTTCGTCCAAAGGAGTAAATAATACAGTATGTCACAACTAAATTCAATCACTGTAGTCCCTAGGCATAATAGGCCAGCCACGGAAGAGAGAGTAGAGCTACAGATGCACTACGTTGTGGGAGGAGGGTATTCCGACCCGTATGAAGTATCTTCCGTTCATATCTTCAAAGATACAACCTCTTCAAGTACTGAGTTCCCTTACATTACCAATGGCCTTCCTGAGAACCTCTTGGACCTCCAAGGCTCATCTGTCAGGTACGGATTGGTAGCGTCGTCAATGTACGATGATTCCATCTTTAGGTTTGCAGCACCGGACACTTTGGTAACCAGCACAAGCTATGACAACTCTGGGTATTCCCTGGACGCTTCCGCTGCTAGCGGGGTCTACAGGGCTGACAATTATGATGAAGGTGTGTTCTCTGTTGTCCTTCGACCTGGAATCTCTGGCACTGAGGAAGACGGGTCATCTAAGACAATTGCTGCAAGTGGTTTACAGGTAGGAAACTATTTCGATATTTGGACTTTACGTAATACGGAAACCGGGAGCCTCGTAACATATGTCCATACGTTTAGCCTGTCCCAAGACTCAGTAGTGACGTTTACTGAGCCTCTCGATATCGTCCCATCAGTCAAGATGAGAAACCGATATGTCCAAATAGGTTCCGAGGAGAACTTAGTCTTTGGCGTGAACCTTGGCCTAGCCAACAAGAACATGTCCTTGGCGGAGAAGAACATCTTCCGAGACTCAGTTATTCGTGATGCCCAGGTACGTATCGTAAAGCTGAATGAAGAGTCTAACCTTGATTCAAGATACGAAGTGTCAGGCTTTGCAGACACCGCTGCATCGACAAGAGTAACGTCCCATGATGATGTTATGTTCCTGTGGGACACCGCAGCACTTACAGCTATTGCAAACGCTACGGAAGGCTACGGCCTTGTGTCAGGCAAGTATGAGATTCAGCTTAAGTTCACCTTGCTAACAGAAACTATCCTAAGCCAAAGGTTTATAGTAGTTCTGAGGTAATCCTATAGAGAACGGTAGACTTGCGAATGCTGCCCCTAACGTGGGCCTGTAATTCAGCAGGAGCCTCGACGTGCATCTCATTCCAATCCTTATAAGGCTTTGGGGGGTTGCAGTACCAGATTGTTTCTACTCCTACGTTACGAAGAATCTTAACGGAAGTTTTCGTCCCCTTCTTGCCTGCGTCGTCATTGTCAAAAGACATAACTACCGTTTTACCTTTAAGCATCTTTGCTTGCTCGTAGGAGATAATACTTCCGTTAGCGCACGTAGCATTAATGCCGTGTGCCTTCAAACTAAGAGCGTCAATAGGCCCCTCGGTTACAAACACGTAGTCAGCCTCTTTGGAGAAAGGTAGCAGAACAGTTGACGCTTTTAAAGTACTTTCCTCTTTGTGAGGATTCTTATACTTCATCTTGCTATTAAAGAGGGCACGACCCTGAAAGAAGAACAGACCACTCTCATCTTCATAAGGGATGATGATGCGATTTACAAAGGCCCCCTCTACTCCAACGTAGAACTTGAACTTCTCTAAACCCCTCTCCTTAACGAACTCGTATGCTAGCTTCTCAGGGAAATGCTCGGTGTATCCTGGAGCAGTTCCAAACACTGGGACAAACGTATCCTTGTAATGGTCTAGGGAAGCGGTCTTCTTAGAAAGGTTCACCCCTCGCTGCTCAACGTCAGACCTAAAGAATAAAAGGTCGGGAGTGTTGAGAAGCTTCTTGGCCACGAACAGCGTCGCAGCCTTGTACGAAATATGTTCTACGAAGCTGACTAGGTGGAAGAAGTTGCCCTTCTCCCCAGACTTAAAATCCTGCCATAGACCAGTCTCCAGGTTGATGCTCATCTTCTTCCGGTCGTCAGGCTCAAAGATGGAGTTAATGACGAACTCACTGCTGGTCTCAGAGAAGTCAGAGAATTTAGAGTGCAGATACTCTATAATAACTGTAGGAGGTACATACATGTATATAAAAACCGTAAGCCCAACAAAAATCAACACTTTTAACGAGTGCCCTTTCAAGTATCACTGCAAATACGTGAGAAAACTACCAGGAGTCTTCAACGACAAACAGAGCACGGATGCGCTACAGTTTGGTTCGTACATTCACAGAATCTTTGAACTAGGTTTTGAGTGCGAAACTGTTGAGGAGTTGTTTGAGATTGCAGAAGAGATTAAACCGAAGTATGAGTTTGCTACATCGGGTCCTAAAGGATATGGAAAGAAGAAGATTGCCAACTGCATCAGTAACTTCTTCACGTTCAACAAGGCCTTAAGTAAGACCGTAGGAGCCGAGGATAGCTTCAAGGTAGAGGCTGACTCGTTCAGCATCAACGGTATCATCGACCGTGTTATAATAGGTGAAGATGGCGGATATTTGGTCATCGACTATAAAACAAGCAAGAGGATGAAAACTCCTACAGAGCTTTACTCAGACCCACAAATGCTCATGTACACATTCGCTGTACACCACATGTACAATATTCCGTACAATAAGATTACGATGGCTCACTGGTATCCTGTCCAGAACAAGCTAGTGTCCGTAAGGATTCCTGGAGCTAAGGTAGAACAATACGTTCAACGTAAACTCAAGAACGAAGTCTGGTCGATTCGTAAGTTGAAGACTGATGAGTTCAAGCCTAGGATTAATAAGTTCTGCGACTGGTGTGACATGCGTGGGATATGTCCTGCTCATAATAGCCAAGCTGCAATCGACAAGGAGTTTGAGTGCAAAGCCCAAATGATTGAGGAAGCTAAAGAAGCGCGAAAGGCCTACTACGCTGAGCAGGACGCTAAAAAGAAGTCTACTTAATCAAGGGCTTGTAGAGTCCAATATCTATTTCGCTAAAGAAATCTTCAATAATACTCTGGTTGTATTTGTGCTTCCTGCACATGGTCTGGAGGAGGGTCTCTTTAGCGATTGGTTTTTGTGTCTCCAGACAGTTCAGTATCCTCTCCTGGAAAATCAGGATTAGATGGGTTCCGTATCTGTGCTTCCACTTTTCCCTGAATTCAAGGGATAGACCATACGCAATCTGCTCAAACAGTTCTTTGGTTTCTGAGGATAGGTCGTTCATTTTTTTCTATCTTATCTATTCTCACTTAGACTCTTTTGGCTCCGCCTCCAGAGTCTTTTCTTTAACTTCTACAGTAAATACTATTATTACAGTAGAACTGTAGAGATAATGGACAATATTACCCAAAAAGACTACTTAACTTCTGAGCGAGAGCAGAGCCTAGTCGAAGAATCGTTGGCGTTCAAAGGTAAGTCCTTTAGAGCACGTCACATAAGTAGAATCAAGGGAACCTCGGTATACACGTTCCACTACAGGAGCAAGACAGCCACAGATGTATATCCGCTGGTCATGCTTGTAGGAAGGGCTAGAGGCGGTCCCTATTTTCGATATCCTCCCTCTGACACTTCAAGAGCAAAAGGAGACACGTACCTCGCAGCTATAAACTTGGGACTAGTCACTCCCAGCACAAGGAAGTACCTCTTGATGAGATTTGGAGGTCAACCCTACATACCTACAGGCGAAGCAAAGAAGTTAGCGTTCCTAAATATCATGTACAGGGTGTACGATACTAGAAAACTTCGGGGTCTACAGCCTGTGAGCGTACAGAAGTACCTTGAGCAATTATAATGGCTGATGATATTAGGGAAGACATAGGAGCATTAACTGCGGCTATCCGAAAGGCTACGGGTGAAGCTCGTAACTTCGGTGACAGGTGGGATAAAGGTTCCGACAACCTACTTTCAACATGGACAGAGATGGTTCGTGTTGGAAAGCAACAGCTCCTATTAGATAAGGGCGGGGAAAGCCTAGCCCGTCAAATGAGGCAATCAGGTCTCACGCTTGGGGAATCATTTGCCCAGGTCGGCACTGCTATTAAAGTAGGCTTTAGGGACTACAAAGCAGGAGCCAAGAACACGCTCACCGGGATTACCAAGCTTGGTTTGAGCGAGAAGTTGTTCGCTGAGAGCCTTGCGTTCAACACTGAAATCCTAGGGATGAACCTTAATGCCTCTGACAGACTTGTTAGAGAGATGGTGACTCTTGGTAGTAGGTTTCACATTGATTCCAACTTTATAGCTCAAGCCGTAAAGAGTTCCGCCGAGACCAGCAATAAGATTTCTAACCAATACGGCGCAGGAGCGTCGAAAGGTTTCCAGTCTGCTCTTGCATACATGACAGCCGCAGGTGGCGTTCAGTTCCAAGGCGCTGTTCAGGAACTTATGGGGTTGGTTGCTGGTTCCACAGCTAAAGAGTTTACTACTGCTATTAAATTAGGGGGCACAGGTGGTTTGGGCGACCGTGGAGCTATCGGATACCGAGATGCAGCAAGCCGTCTGTTGGATAACATTGCCGACAGATTTGATAAAGTATTAGGTGGCGGAGATATTTCCTTTATGGCCGATGTCGCGGCTAACCACTACGGTATCTCCCAGCAACTGTTAGCTTTGGCTAAGAGGAACAGAGAAAATAATCTGTTTGACTCTAATCTTGGTGGTAATGGGTTTGATTCCATCGTTTCAACACAACAACGTCTTGACTTTGTTCGTGCGTGGAACACGATGATTGCTACGATTCAAGCTGAGTTCATTGGACTTGGTATTGAGTACGTAACATTTATTACAAGTATTACAAGAGATTCTTCCAACTTCGTCAAGGAAGGAATTGATAACTTTAAGAAATCTTTTAACATTACCGACACCTCCTTGTCAGATATGGCTGAGAAATTCTTCACAGGCATCAGTGATTTTTATAATAAGATGACAGGTATCCTTATTGAGAAGATGCCTGAATCATTTGATATTGCTAATGATGCGTACTTATCCTTTAAATCCGTAGCTATGGACCATGTGCAACCTGCTGCCGACGCGTTGAAATCAGCGGCTGGACGTATGGAGGATATCTTTGCCCCCGAAAACTGGAGGGGAATAATGGACCTTGCCAAGGGCGACATTTCTACTTGGCAAGCAATCGGGGGGTGGGACGCGGACACATTAGCCCGTTCAGGACAACTAAGTGAAACGTTAGGCATTGGGAGAGCTACGGATTCTTTGTTTGGAACCGACCAGATAGGGACACAAAATCAACGCATGATGGATTATCTTAGCAGGGCTGGGGCTATTGATACTGTTGCCGATGCTCAGGCGCTCGCTAAGGCAGGAGATGACCAAAGGGCCATACTTCTTGCTTTAGAAAAGATTGCCAAAACTAGCCAAGAACAATTGTCCGTATATCGCGCAGCACTAAATAGGGCTGCGGGGATTGGTTATGATGACAACGGAACAATGATTGCTTACCCCCGAAGGACAGGTTTCTAAAATACCTGAGACACTCAAACAATGCCAAATCCAATCTACAATCAGGGTATCGACTTTGTTACGGGGTTCCTAACTCCTAGCAGAGAAGATGTACTTTTCACCACAAGGATGAACAAAGCCTTGGAGGAACGTGGATACCTAGAATTTAGGTATGGCGCTCCTGCTAGTGAAGGTTTGTACGCAGGTGAGCAGCAGAACCCAATTACTTCTCGCAGACTTCCTTTCTTTGAGGACCCTGCTATTAAGGAGCATGGCGAAGCACGTTACGCAGAGAACCACATCCTTATGAGAAACGAATCAGTTAGGATGTTTACCGGAGCAGAGCCTAGAAAGTTCAGCCTTGAACTCCTGCTAACGCTTCCTCACATCTTGTACATTCTAGGAAACAGGCTTGGGACCTTTGCCAAGGATGTGCAAAGAGATGTGGAGAAGACAAGAGCGCGTATGGTGGACATTGTTAGAGATGACTTTAAGATTTCTGACAGCACCATAAACACTTCAATCAGAACATCCAGCGGTCAGACGGCTGGAGTTGTTGTCATTGATTCAGACAAGGACGCAGGGCCAAGATATCCTACATCAGAAAGCATTGAGATTCCTGCCGAGGATACTTTAAACCAAGCTCTGTACACATTTGCAGCAGACCCCGAATCATATAAGCAGTCAGACATGTATGCGTACATTTGTCATTTGGTGAATATTGTTATCTCGTCTGTTAGGTCTTCGTTGGGCAGTGGCTCTTCTCCAATGTATGGACCCCCTATTGCTCTGTTGAAGTATGGCGCTGTGTATGACCACGTTCCATGTATCGTGAAAGATTACCGAATTGAGTACCGTCCTGATTCAGGCACAGACCACGTATCGCTTTACCCTAGAGTCATTAGACTCAAGCTTTCTCTGGAAGAGTTCCGTCAATCACACGGTATCCTTCACGGAGACACTACTGACTTTCCTTGGGGCTGGGATACTATTTTCAATGAAGGCAAGGAGCCTAGGAGTTCAAGGTAATGGATTATGATGACAAGTCGAGGTATAAAGTTTTCACGCCCAAGATTGTAAATCACAGGGGCAAGGCCATAAAAGACATTACTTCTTCCGAGAAGTATAACGAGTTCTATGTATCAATCGGTAAGAAGGATTACAAGATTGCCGTCCTGTCTCCAGCTATGGCAGGAAGGCCTGACCTTATCTCACAGGCTGCATATGGAACTCCCGGCTATTGGTGGGTGATTGTTTTAGCTAATTCAGTAAACGACATCAAAGAAGACCTATATGTTGGTGCAGAGATAAAAATCCCTGTGTTGTAATGGTAGCGTACACAGACAAGACTTCTAGGTTTTACATGAGTCCTTTCAAAGAGGATTTGGATAACCTAGCAAACTACTCCGACCCTATGGGGTTTAAGGAGTCGTTGAAGGATTTCACATACACGTTCAATGGTAAAGGTGTCGGTACTCTCAACATGACCATCACAATCATAAATCCTTCCTTGGCCTTCGAAGATAATATCCTCCAACTGTACAGGATGTATTTCCTGAAAGGTCGAGATGACACTTCTATTGCTGAGCTTGATTTCAAATCTCTAGTGTTCTACTTGAGGTGGGGATATGGTGACACAAAGGAAGATGGTATCTCGCGCATTGTTCCATGTACGCTGGTTGATATAAACTACAGGAACTCCTCTACAGATGAGCGTGTCATTGTCCTTACTCTAGTTGACCAGTTTACAGCGGCTAGTAGGAAAGACCCAGCACACGTATCCTCTAAAACTGTGGTACAAACAGAAGTTGATTGCATTAAAGATGACTCCTTGCGGAAACCAAGTGAAGTTGTTAGTGAGCTTTTAGGTAAGTTCATGTCAACATTCAATGGCGTTGTTCCCGTTGTGTTCCTTCAAGGAGATAACGGTGTTGGGAAAGCTATCGAAGACTACTACGAGATTCTCGTAGACAAACTCTCAGGGGAATCCTTGAACGGCAATGTTGCCTACGGCGGTCTAGGACAGGAGGTGGTCAGTACAAATACTGTTGTAGGTGACTTGTTGGCGGAGGCTTTGAACTGGGTATCAGTGAAGGTAGGTGTTCCTACTGAATTGCATAGACTGATGGCGTTCCAGATATTACTGGAAGAGTTTGGAATTGAGACATCTTTCGGTCGTGAGGAAAGAGAAGTGGAAGAAGTTTCTGACTCAAGAAACTCCTTGCCAGGAGGTGCGAGTGAGCAAACAGCCGCTGCTACAGCTAGTATCTCAGACAGTGTTATCGTAGGACTTGACCTTAAAGTACCTGACAATGATTCAATATACTCAGGTACAGAGTGGGTCGGTACTGTTCGGGAAGTACTTGACAACCCTGACCTTTCTGGTCTTGCATTTCCTGCTACGTCTATCAAACCTAATCCCTCCACAGGCAAGAATGACTTCATGGCCAGAGTAGGTGGACAGCCTATGAGCTTGTCAGTTGCTTCAATGGTAAGCACTCTTAATCCAAATGCGCCAAGAGCATCGGGAAGGTATACACACAGAACACATCCCGACTCAGATGTATGGGAAGTGCGTTACAGCTTCTCCTTCATAAACTCGTTATCAAATGAATGCAATACTGTTCGCACAAGCCTAGAGATTGATAGTACTTCTGATATAAACAAAGTGGTCAAGTGGTCGCCTTCGCGTGAAACCCTTAACCTAGGTAATAGCTATGGTAAGGCATTTCTCACCAAATCAACATCCGACAATTCAAGGAGTAAAATCCTTAGCATAGTCGAGAAGATAAACAAAGCGTTGCTACCTCTGATTGGAAGCGATGGTGGTGCGCTTACATTGATGCAAGTGTCATGGGCAACCTTGTCAGCAGAGGAACAAAGCCTTCTCGCAAGTATTGTTCCTCCAGGCATCTCTGATGACGAGGCAATAATGCTTATCTCCAGCAAGCAGAGCATTCGTTCTAAGCTTCATAAAGACACGAAGGCTGACCTCGATGCTCTGGCGCTTGATTCATTCCCAGGGCTACAAGTTGGGAACACTTTAGAATTGGCACAGGGTTACAAAGATTCTATTGTTGTGGATATTGATTTCCATGAGTCAATCCTCCCGATGTACCCAACCTCTATGAAATCATTTAGTATTTTCAAAGACATCGCATCTGCCTATAAGGTAGATGGCGTGTGGGATATTGTGGAAGTTCTGTTCAGAGACATATCTGACATAGCTACTGAAGAAGGGGTTGGGCTAGTTTACCTTAAGCTCATCAATAAGTTTGACCAAGCTAGAAAAGAGGGAGGAACTTCGTTCCTTAACTTCTACAAAGATTGGGCTACTCGTTCTAGCCGTGGAGAAACTACCTCCTATGAAAGGCAGGTGGTATCGGATTCAAAGTATGCTACAGCTTTTGCAGCACTAGCGGATGACGAAGACATGTTCAGAATCTTTAAAGATGGCGTTGAGAAGACTTATACGTATGAATACGAGGACGGGAGGATGCGTGTCGAAACACACAACAACTTCAAGTCTATAGCCCTGAACGATACCTTGTTCAGTTACCTTTCAAATCACGGTGACGAAGAGGTTGCTAACCTAGAGAGAACCCTTATGCATGATTACCTTGTGTCTAACGCTTCGTTCCAAATCACAGTGAAGACGTTGGGCATCCCGGAGATAAGTAATCCCTTGGCAGATATTGGAACAAGGGGGAGTAGAAAGGTACGATTGAAGGTTGCGGAGATTAGGAAGCCAGGAGAGGCACAGCACTGGTTGTCTGGGTTTTATGAACTTGTAGGATACACTCATACATACACAAAGGAGACAGGGCTGTTGACTGAGTTTAATTTGGTTAGAAACCCTGTCGCCACAAGGGATGGGGATTTTAAATGAGTAAGATATATGTCGCACAAGTAGTTTCGGTAAACGACCCGTATGCAGGAGGTATGGTTAAAGTTGTAAACCCTCATGTGAATGGTGGTTTGCCTTTTTCATGTTACGCAACATCTCCAACTGGGGGAGGCGGCGCTGGTATCTTCGGAGTTCCAGGCAAATGGGCCAACGTTCTCATTACGAAAGTAAACATTTCAGATGTTGACTACAAGTGGGTATGGCTTTCTGTAGTGTTCTTACCTGCCCACAACACTCCCGACAAAGATGGCTCTCCTTACTCAAAGGATGCAGCCCACACAGATAGGTCTGCTCAGACAGGCCTTGGGGACAGAGACTCAGAAGATACTTCCCCTTTCCTTTCTCATGGGAACCCTGACCCTATTGATACCTACGCAGATAATGGAATTCCTGATGTTGAAACATGGAAATCCAAAGGAGGGCACTCTTTCTCAATGTCGCAAAAGAAGACAGGAGATAGGGTGCGCTCTGGTATCACTGTTAGAAGTGCGGCTGGAAAGGTTATCCTAATGGATGATTCCCCTTATGACGCTGCTAATGGGGAAACACCTCAAAGCTTCCCTTCCCTTTCGAACCCATCTAAAGAGGAATACAGCAAGGGCGCTAGGCTCATCATATCAGACGAGGATGGAAACAGGCTCCACATTGACACGGCCAACAAGACCGTGGAAGTAGTGAGCTATGGTGGGGCCAATGTTAGGGCCAAGGACTTCGCCAGCATATCTGTAGAAAACCCTATGTCCGTAGGAGATATAGACATAACCAACAATGGCCAAGGTGGTATTAACATTTCTAGCCATGGTGTGATAGATATTGTGTCGGACTTCCCGCCTGTACCAATTGAGGTAGATGGGCATCCGATGAGTATTAACTGGGGAGTGATTGTAAATGGTTCTCCTGTATTGACCTATGGCTAATGTTACGCACACACCCATCACGAAAGAGGCACTTGCCTCTCTTTCAACGATTGCACTGACAGGGCTTTCGAACTTGCTTACCGAAAGGGCAGTATCTTTGAAGTCCAAAGTTACCGTGCTTGACAAGAAGATTTCAATTGCTCAGGACAGTCAGAACCTCGCAACTGGAGGAAACAAGACGGTAGGCCCTGTACACGTAGAGCTTGCTGCACTATCCGTAGCTGTTAGCGCGGGTATGGGAAATGATGACATCTTTGCTCAAGGAGGCTCGACCGCTTCTTTGCCCGATGTAATTGATTCTATTTCAGACACCGTTGGAGATGAGGCAGTACTTGTTTCCCCAACCGCAAGCTTGTTGTCCTTGCAAAATGAACGGGGAACACTAAGTACTACTTTGCAATACCTCAATGCTGACCTGGATAAGATTGTTGAAATCCTATCGGAAAGGGTTGACGGGACTTCGCAGGAACCTGTCCTAAACTACTCAGGTATTGAAGCATCTGCTGGAGGCGCTGCGCTTTCCCAGGAGGAAATTGATAAGATTGCAGAACATAAGGAGTTTGTCAACACTAAGATTGTGACTCCTTTCAAGAACAGTAAGGCAGTTGTGCAAGCTCTACTATTGCAGATTGCAGGAGATGACGAAGAGGAGGAGTCCCCTTACGACCTCATCTACGGCCCTCCCGTCAGCATCCAAGGCAAATACATTTTGTCGGAGGATGGCCTTTACTATGACTCAAGAAGTGGAGGCATTCCAGAGAACGATGTCGCTGAGATTCTGTACGACTCCTGGAAGCTAAACTCTGCCCCCAACCAAGGAGGTAAGGGTATTGGTTACGATGCGTTTGATTTGTTAGAGTACTCTAATACCGTGTTCTCCCCTGAGTTCACTGATGTCAACGAAGCGGTTATGAGCTTGTATGATACCGACGATATTCTGCAAGGGATTGAAGACGACCGTATCTCACAGGTCACAACTGTATCCGCTCAAATCACTGACCTGACTCTCTCAGGATATTCGGACACCGCTGCCCTTGTTATGAACTACAAGAGAAGCTTGGCAGCAATCTCAAACAGTTACGAGGAAGAGAAGAAGAAAAGAAAGAAACAACTACAGCTAGCAGGGCTGTTCGGAGACTTCGTTATCACTACGAATGATTTCCCAGTGGGAGCAGGCTACATCTTGCAGAAAATTAGAGATGGCAGGGCCACTCCATATATGTCGGGGGAGGGTTCTCCAGGGTGGACATTGGTTGGAGACACCATTGCCATCTTTAGAGGCGTAGGTATTGCTGTCTACGATATCCTTCCACGAATACCTGTCAATGATTTCTCCTTCTTGAATGGTACAGGTATCCAACCAACCATTGATGTACAGAAGCGAGGCTTCATGCAGTCAGCAGATGTGGCAGACATTATTAGGCCTTACAAAGTAGCCTACACTGTATCCGATAAGAGGCAAACTATCTTCTTGAAAGACTTTACCGTAGCTCCTCCTGGAGTTGGTGATTTCGTTCATGTTAGTGGAGATGGTGATGTTTCCGGTGTAGAGCCTTTCGTCAAATCTCTGACAGATAACATTGTCATGGATAAATTGGTCGTATGCTATAACTTTTTGAAGGGCGTAGTGACCTCTCCGTCGAGTACAGCTTATAATCTCGATAACGAAGCTAACAGTTCTCCTGCCCTGAATGGTAAGATGGTTGCTTCGGATGTATCTAGCGTGTTTACTTCTGGGGTCGGTATTCCGTTCCTGAGGGGGACACTGTATGACGCTGAGCTTTCTGAGAACCCTGAGCCTTGGTACGCCGCAGTACCGAAAGGGTCATATGTTAGAATGCCAAACAATATTAAAGATGGCGCTCTCAACAGAGGCTCGGCCAAGCTTGATGACCTAACGTATAACAGTAAGGGTTTCTCTATTGAGTCTTGGGTACACATCCCTGACTTAGTATCAAATATGAATGAGTCTCACCAGTATAGAATTCTTGTATCATGCGAGAACACTGGTGGAGCTAACCAGGAAATCGTTACAGCCTCCCCGAACAATAGTTCCGGCAGAGACTACGATAAGGTTCACGGGCTGTCAATTGGCTACAGGTTAGCCGATGATTATGTTTCAGGAACCCCCGATGCATCATCGGTAGAGTTTGGAATCTTCCCAACTGTATCTCAGAACCACCAACACGGAAGATGGGGTCCCAGCGTGGCTATCGCTGAGTCGTTGAGTGGTCTTGACCCTCGCACTTCTAACAAATCAAAATTAGGTCTGTACGTATCATTTGATGAGACTACAGAAGACAACAAAACAGTCCTTGATTGTTCCGGTATCTTTACGCACTGTGCCGTCACTTTTGACTATCGTGCAGACCTTGTTTCCGTTTACATTGACTCCAAGTTGGTATCCTCAGGAAGTATCTCAACCTTGTTTGCACTGTCACCGGGAACGCCTTTGCAGGTTCCATCGGCAGCTAACTCGGTTGACAATATAAGTCATGGGGTAGAGTCAAGCAGATTTGTGGAAAGTTTGCATGAAGGTTCCCTGGCTCCTCCCGTAGGTATTCCAATATTCACTCCTTGGATTGTTGGAGGTGGGTTCACAGACTCGGTAGGACGCTCTGCGTCCCTTGAGAGCTACGTGGGAGCGGCGACAACACCCCTGGGCTTCCTAGGGTCCAACACCAATGATTCCTACTTTGAGAGTACCCTGGATGCCAGCGGTGCTGTCTACGGTCAGCATGACCCTTCCATCGGCGGAGCCTTGTACAGCGGAGTGGAAAGAGACATCCCTAGAAGTGGGCTAGATGGATTCGTGGGTAGTTTCAAGATGTATGGTAAGCCTCTAAATACTAAAGAAGTGCTTCAAAACTATGAAGCGCAGGAAGGATTCTTTAAGAACATCCGAGTATAATGGCATATGGATACACACTTGATTATGTAACGACATCACGAAGGTCAGTCGTTAGAGGTATGAAGTTTCCCATGGGAGACTCCGAGGGAGGATACTTTGCCCTATCCACGGACAATCAAACCATTATAGATGGGTTGGTTCAAGGGATAAAGACTCAGAAGGGTGAGCGAGTAATGTACCCTGACTTCGGAACTACTATCCGAAGAAGGCTCTTTGACCAATTCACTGACTCAGTTCTACGAGACATTCAAATAGAAATAGAGGCCTTGGTGTCGCGGTACTTCCCACGCTTAAGAATTGGACCTGTAAGGATTGGCCAATTAGCCCAAGGAAACGAGAGCGATAGCAACAGCATCCTTATTCAAACAACCGTCTACTTTAGGAATCAGCCTGGAGTAGAAGAAGACCTAAACCTGATAATGAAATAATGGGAACTTTTCCTTTCAACACAACTTACAATGCCTCTGCGTTTGACGGCACTATTGAGTCAGACTTCATGGCTCTCGGAGCTATTCAAGAGAGTGATAAGAAGGACCTTATTGATTACTCTGTCGCTGATTTCGATGAGTACAAAGCAGCGTTCATTACTTACCTAAAGGCTGTCAGCCTCGACCAGTATAACAACTTCGTTGAGTCAGACTTTGGTATGTTCTGGATTGACCTTATCGCATACGCTGCCGCTACCAACAGTTTGAAAGCTGACTACTTGGCTAACGAGAAGTTCTTCCCAACTGTCCAAACTACTGAGCACCTTATGGGTATGCTTGAGTTGATTGGTATTCAGATGAAAGGGCCTATCGCAAGTAAGTGTTCCGCGACTTTGACTCCGAAAGGTTTTTCTTTCACTGGCGCTGATACAATGTCCATTGCTAAAGCAGATAGGACTATCACCTTGGCATCACAAAGAGATGGTAAGCCTTTGTCATATACCCTGTACAAGACTGACTTGGCCACAGGGCTTATCGACCAATCTTCTGCTGGAAACATTGAGGACCTATCGTTAGACGTTACCTACTACGATGAGGTTGCTGACATCTTTGAAGGCCTAGTGTTACTGGAGGGAGTTTACCACACACTGACCGGAACCTTCTCACCTAGGCAGACGCAGAAGTCGATTGATATTTCTACCCCTTCTGTGATTGAAGGGAGCTTGTTTGTCTCTGCTAGTGACGGGCACATCTACTCCGAAATCCATAACATGGCCTTGGCCAAGAGTGGAACGGAGAGGGTGTTTGAGAAGAGGTACAATTCAGACTACTCAACGACACTTTACTTTGGCGATGGAATCAGAGGAGCAAGCCCACAGGCTAACATCACTTACTCCGTTTTCTATAGGACAGGTGGCGGAGATAGGGGGGACTTGGTGACAGGCAAGATTAGTTCTGCCTTGCCAATAACTAAGAACGGTACTGATGAGTTCACAGTAGCAATGACTAACTCTACTCAAGCTACCGGAGGGTCTAATGCTGAAACTGTAGAACACGCAAAGAGGTACGCTCCGTACTTCTTCCGTACACAATACAGGGCTGTGACGGGGGAAGATTACAACACCTTCGCCAACACTTTTGTTAGCGTCGCTGGGCAAACTGCTAAAGCTATGCCAGCACTCAGACAGAGTGGGGCAGGTGGAAACATGATTGACATCTATGTTCTGGCAAAGGCCTCTGACTTGCAAGTCGAGAGGGCAAGCCTTGCATTCAAAGGAGAGCTTCTTACGTACCTCAATCAGTATAGGATGTGGTCTGATGAGGTTACTATCGTAGACGGAGTGGCCAGAACACTTGATTTGGTTTGCACAATCTATGTAGACAAAGCCCGTGAGCCATACATCGAAGACATCAAAACAAAGTCTGCTGATAAGATGCTTGAGTTCTTCCACATCGACAACAGGGAGTTTGGAGAAAGCTTCAACATCTCAGAGTTAACTAATCACATTCTGAAAACAGCAGAAGTTAGGTTCTTCTCAGTAGATAACATCTCTAGCGATGTGTTCGTTAGCTTCAATGAACTCATCCAATTAAACAACTTTGAAATCAATGTAGAGTTGGTGTAATATGGTATACAAGGGAAATAGGAATTCATATAAGTACAACTACGTAGAAAAGATTAAGGACTTGGTTCCTGCAATCTACGTGGATGAGGATTATAAAAATGGCACTGTAGAGGATATCACCTACAAGGTCCTAGGGAAGACTCTCCTATTCGCTCACGAAAACTCTTTTATCTTTGATGTCAGTGGTTTGACAGAAGCAGAGGTTAAGACATATACCATTCCCTCAAACAAGAACACAAACGTAACTCCTCAGGTTTTCAAGGAGCATGTGTTGGACAGGTATGGGAAGACGTTCTCCGACTTCAAATCCCCTAGCGAGTTCTCGTTGTTCCTAACTGAGACTGTGCAGCCCGATATTGCTTGTAACACACCTGCTGCATCCTTTGTAACCTCTGCCACAAATACTCCGTACACAACTGTATCCGATGCGGGAGAAGTACACGATGACCTAGTGGCATCTCTTGGAATGATGTACTTCCTTAACTCATCCGGAGTTGCAGGAACAAGCACATCCCTATCATCTACTCTGACACCCTACATTGTCAGCAGTGTATATTATGGTAAGCCGTTCACGGAGAGCACTGCTATGCAATGCTTGTTCGATTACACTTGGACAGGACGTGAGGAGGCAACCTCTCTTAACCGATACCTCCCTTACGAGTTCCAAACAACAAGCAGCGTAAACAGCACAGACAAGTATTTGTCAGGAACACAAAACCTTGACAACCTAAAAACTCTTATTGACGTTTGGTATAACGCCAAAGAGAGGCAGTCATCTTTCATTAAAGATTCCCATGATATGATTGATGTGTCTGGGTTGCTTCCTACCAAGAGCGATTCGGCTGGGCCTCTTATGACGTTCTTGAAAGCTATCTCGTATTCATTCTATGACATGGATACTTTGATTGAAGAGATTGGCGACCTAATGAACATTAACGAATGCCCCCCTGAGTTCCTGGATTACCTAGCAGGACTTATCGGATGGAAGTTTGTTGGCGGTGACGTTAACTCATGGAGAGCACAGCTTAGGCAAGCGGTATACATCTATAAAGCCAAGGGGACAAGGCAAAGTCTATTCGACGCTATCCAGTACGTGTTCCCACGGGAGATTACAACCTTCGAAGCATCTTCGGATATCCACGAAGCGTATGAATCATATCTTCCTTTCCTGCTGTACTACGCCCTTAAAACAGAGGCTCCTGTATGCCAGGACTTTAATACTTTGGCAGCGTTCATCTCTGAGAGCAGAGAGAACACTTCCCTAACATTCAACCTTTCACCCACAGACCATGACAAGAACATTAGGTTCTGTGTTGATGCTATCCTAGAAGAGCTTGACAGAGAGTTCAAGTTCATTATGATTAATGGGGAGCATTATCAAACTCTTCCTAACGGGGATGGATACAAGCACAGGGGAGATTACACCGTTGCTGTTCCACCTTGGGAGAGAGACAGGTTTTACGCCACATCCCAAATCACAAAGAGTATGCTTGATAGGCTGAGAGAAATCCTATCTGAGTGTAACGAAGGTTCCCGCTATGGAATCTCTGATGAGTTCCTTGACGACCTCATCTCATTCATTGAAACAAGTACAGGTATTGGGAATACAGCAGAAACCTTTTACTTCGGTAACAACACTGGAGTAAAGTTCTTCACGTCATCTCTTGAAATCGCCGCCAACATGGATAGCGTTATAGAGGGAGGTGTGCCTGAGCAAGTGGAAGCCCTTGATTACTGGAACTCTAAGTCGTCGCATATCTTTGTAGCGGTTGACGTTGGCGATATTGACGAGAGCAACGGTCAGGATGCGATGACTCCTACCGTCATCACCAACATCTCCAGAACATTACATGAGTTCACTCCGTTCCATGTAACTCCTAGAATGTTTATTAGTATTGATGTTAGCGACCCGATGACTGATATGGTAGACTCGGTTTGCTTGTCAATGGTGTATCACGCCGACGATGCAAACACAACTGTCCTTGATTCCCATAGTGTGTCAGGGTGGCTTGGAACTAGTGGAGCAGGAGATTACTTTAGTTCTCTAGATGCAGACCTTCTCAAGTTGGGAAGGGTTCTGCCTGCACCTTCTGATTCTTTTTGGACTGTGTTTGGTGGAGGGCTTGATAGGGATACCAGCAGAAGGAGAGACTTCAAGTATGAAATCCCAACCGAAGGATATGCACGTACAGGAAGGAGTCAGCCTAAATCTACCTACTTCTACGGAAGTTCTACAAGTGGGTTAGAGACAACTAAAGAAGTAATCTACAAAGGCTATAACTTCTCAGGTCAGCACTTCATGTCTCCTGAGTCTATCACATATAGTTCGGTGTACGATGCGTCTAACTCTCCTGTTGTAGATGACAATGAGATTGTATACAGTGCCCCAAGCGGAAACGTTATTGGAGTTCCTGTAAGCTCAACTATGAACCTCCGAGGCGTAGAAGACCTTGGGTGTGATTCCATAGTCCCTACACGGCATATTAGTGACGGCACTATCTTCAAAGCCTTGCTAAACAGGATTCTAAGATTAGGTTCTAAGGATAGCACGTTGTTGGATTTCTCACATGAGAATATGCAAGGTGTGGAGCTTGGCTCAGGCATCCATGATGTGTGGACAGACTATCGAAGAGACTTCGATATGAACTTGGATGGTTCTGGTTTTTATATCCTAGACCATGTATTCGGTGAGGGACTTTACAACGCATCCATGCTTGTTAGCGGCATTGCGGGAACTACCGAGACTGCCTCGGTACTTGCCTACACCGATGGTTCCAACACCCCGTTGTCTTCTGTTGAGTTCTCTTACATTATCGGTACTGATAAGATTAAAGGTAAGGCATATAGAACTCAGGATGACCAACTTGTGTTGGTCGATGAGAAAGGTCTTGTATGGGACAAAGGTTGGAACACATTCCCACATGAGTTGGACAACGGAAACCTGACAAATGATATTCAATTGTCAGGGATTCAGTTCTCGTTCCACCCTGAATCAGATACGATTGCAATTGTAAACTACCCACACATAGTCGATAAGGGCTGTGGACAAAGAAGGTTCATTGATATCCATGGTGTTTCTTTCTTCCAAGGAAGGCACGGTAGCAATGCTACTATGAGATACCCGTTGATTAAGAACAAGAACTTAGTCTTCAACCAATACTTTGAAGATGGGCTTACAGACTGGAGTTCATCAGGCGCTGACGTGCTGACATTCAGTTCAACATCCGATGTAGTATCAGATGATTTAAATCTGTCAGGAGGTTTCTACGGAGTACAGTTCTCAGGAGTTCAGTACTTGTCAAGCACGGCAAACGAGTTCATCCGCACAGAATCAGTTTCTAGTTTGGTCGCTGGAGACATGTACACGTTGAGCTACGATGTATCAGCCGAGGGCACAAACGGTTCTATCGGGTACACGTTGCTTAACCAGACAGCCAAGAAATACTACGACTCCCAGACCCTTACATGGGAGGACACGGTTACAGTTAATACCCCAGCGTTCCAGGCTGACTCTGATTGGAGAACAATCTCTGATTCTGTCGTGATGGACGAAGAGTTCAATGTGGATGACGCATACTGGTTGACGTTTGGATTAGACTCAGCTAGTACAGGAGGGGCAGCGGAAGAGGTTAACCTACGTAACCCAAACATGTTCCGCACATTAAGTAATACCCTCTTCCCAGACGAGAACTATAACTTGGACTTGACGTTTGACAGTTCAGGGCATGGGGAAAGTAACAAGGTAGCTGTTCGAATCGTTACCGGAAATAAGAGATACCAAGGGCGTACGGATATGTCAGACATGTTTGTGTACGACTTTACACGTAACAGGTGGCAGCTAGAAGGAGAGGCGCTGTCTGATTCTTATGAGGTGGAACTACCTGATGGTGCAACCTCTGTAAGCATCCCATTCCATACCGATAATCTTAAAGGGCCTCTAAACCCTTATACAAGAAGCCTTTACACAGGCAGGTATGAGTCTGTCCACGATGACGACACTTATTACTATATCGAAATTACCCCTGTGATGCGTCCGCATACCCACCCTTCTGACCTAAACAAACCTAGTGTCAGGGTTGATAGTGTTTCCTTGACCAATACTGGTTACGGGGATGTACCGGAAGAGTACACCAGGGAAGAAGTTAAATCTATCCTATTGTTCCTAGATACACTAGTATCAACATTGCATTCTAGGGATTCCACTATTACTGCTTTGCTTGGTCTTGGTTCTGACGGAGGTTCAAGGCATGTGTATCTTGAGCGATATGGAGGAACATTTGCAGAAGGTGATACAGCAGGTGTCACATACTACACGATATAATGAAAGGGTTAGTAGAGATTTACGCGCACACTCCTTACGGTAAGGAGAAAGTGTTTTCGGAGGAGAACATGATTGTAGAGGGTGCAAAGATGGCAGTCGTAGACATGCTTTCATTCACGCCCCCACCTTCTGCCGTAAGTAGCACTTCCTTAATGTCCGTGTCTTCCTTTGGTATCCACGCAATGACCATGGGAAGCCCTTCCATTAACTTCAAGAAGCACGACTCTCGACACGCTGTAACAAAGAGCCATGGAGCCACCACTGAGTATCTGCACGTAACTGGTACAGGCTCTGGAATTCATGTCCTTCACAAAGACCTGCCGAACAGATTGCTGACGGATGGAATCAGATATCAGCCTAGGTACGATGATGCTATTGCTGCTGCTGACTTGTCCAAGGCCAAGATTGAAACTTGGGGAGACCCTGAGGTTATCCACGGAGAAACAATCTATGTAAATGCAGAACATGGTTCTGATGTTGTCGTGGTTGACGTGCCAGTTCCTGGGTGGTTGCCTAAGTCTTTCACATATAAAATCACAGGAAACTCCACGGTCCCCGTCGCTGTCTCCTTGATATCGCTTCAAGTACACAATGGCACTTTACAGTACTTAAACAACACTACCGGGAAGTATCAGATTGGCAGGTACGCAGAGGAAATGTCTTTCAATAGCCGAGGCTACTTGGAGTTCACTTCAAAGCCTGATTATTCTATCAATGACAGCTTCTACGATACGGTTAATTACTTTCTGCGGTTAGAGCTTCCTAAGAACGATTGGGAAACTAAAGGAAAGGCACTGATTGAATCTGTAGAGACCTTCTATGCGGACAATTATATTCTTGCGAATCCAAACTTCGACAAGACTATCAATTGGCTGGTTAACGCTGACTTCACAAACTACACTGAACTCTCTGGTGTTCCCAAAGATATCCTTAACGAATATGGTATCGTAGATTTCCAATCTTGGGAAGTCCTTAGTAATTATGTTGCGGGTTACAATATCGGTGATGTAGGTTACGTTGGTAAGGAATTGTTATGGGATGGAGTTCATTTCCAAGCAAGCTCGACCACAGGTATCGGTGCTGCACGTATCTCCCAGAGGTTTAAACAGCACCATAGTACATACGACACGTTCCTATCAGAACCAGCAGGCTCCCCTTACAAAGGGTTTGCCACTTTAGCGTTTGATTTATATTCAGAAACAGCAGGTGCAAATGGCCTGTCTATCCAATTAAAAGACACCACTACAGGGGAGTGGTATACATTCGCTCTTGATGGCGGTATTGGTTCTTGGGGATACAACGAGCCTATGGTTGTTGGAAATGTTTCTATTGGAGAATGGAGAACATACTCCACAGTAATCCCTACCGATGGAAGAGAGCAGTCAGTATTTGAAATCTCTATCATTGGTGATGGAACAGACAGTGGCATGGCAGAGTACACTGTCCGAAACCTTAGGTTTGGACAAGTCGAAGGTTGGCGCTTTGGCAACGAAGGACTTAGCCTAGCTGACCACGAAGAGGGGCCAGGAATCATCATGTCTTCTACTCAAACCACAGTAGAAGGAGAAGACTACTCAGGGTTGACCTTTGTTGGTCAGAAGTTTACAGGTCTGTATCCTGAGAAGGCATATAACCTTGTTGTCGATGCAGAGTCACTATCAGGAGAGTACGGAAAGATTGGCGTAGCTATTGCACACAGAGACTTCTCTAATGTATCTGACCGTAATAGGTTTGACGTAGCGAAGAGCGCAGGAATGTTAGACCTGACAAAAACTACTGGCGCTAAGACCCTGAACTCTGGGTACGCATATTACCTTAGCCCGTTCACCTCACCTTCGGCAGTGACTGACCCTAGTGGAACAGAGGTAGATGATGAGAACTATAAGAACAGTAATAGGGCCGTACTGTTTGATGCCTCCTTCCAAGATGACGACCAAAGGATTTTTGTACCAATCGACCCAGCGATAACAATACAGATTGATTCGGAAACATCATCTACTGTTGAACAATACTATGTTGGTTTGAGGATTAGAAAGGAAGGGTCGGCACTGAAAGACCTGCACTATAACTTTGCTACCAGCGAGTGGGATACATTTAACCGTGCGTCTACCGCTATGGTTAACAACATAAATTACAATATATCTCTTGAAGACCTTTCAAGTGAGTTGGATGTGTATGTTAAGTCGGAACTGAACTCTTATGCTAGCCAAGGAAAATATCCTATGTGCTTGGAGTTCCGTTCCTCTGTTAACGGCGCAGACATTACCACTTCGCTTGCCAGCGGGTTCCACATTAAAGACATCCGTATTGAATCTTACGTATCAAATCTATCAGGTACAGAGTTCTTCAACGGTGGTAATTCAGTAAGGGCACTTTACTACGATGGCTCTGGTTCATGGACACCTGATACATCTTTGAGTCGCCCTAGGTATTCAGATACCTCCGTACCAGCAGGTTCTGTTATTGAACTTGACATTGATGCAAGCTCTACCAACACTATCACAATTTGGGGGCAAGAGCTTCTTGGGGACTTAAATGATAACTACATTGGAACGGTTGACCTAGGAGCAAACCTTGAGAGTACATTTGATGTATTCATCTTCCCTCTGTCAGGGCAAGGTGTTCATGTTAAATCTGTTGGTCTATCTGATTACTGCCTGAATCAATATCATGGCGTAGAAGATATTAGAAACCTTGACCTAAAGACTTCCGAGTACAAATGGGGAACTATTCCATTCATTGAAGGTGGTTGGCATGTGCAGCCACAGTCTGAGAATGATGGAACATATCCCCGCATTGAGCAAGACTTGATTTATGGACATGACGCAATTAGATTTGTAAAAGATAGTGCTAACCCAAGAAACGCAATCATTGCTCATACAGTAATGGCATCTAGCGTTGGATTCCTGTCTGACCAATTCAAAGTAAGTATTGACCACGTTGAAAGCCCAGGAACTACTATGACTTTGAAGTATGGTATTCTTTACAAGAAGGAAGATGGGACGGAACTTGTGTGGGACTTCACTGACCTGAGGTGGAAGAGATACCATAATGGTGTTGTAGCCTCAACACATATTGATGGGCTGGAGGACATTACAGTTTTCCCTTACGCAGGAGCAAACGCTGACAAGTATGAGAACTACATCTCAGCGCCAATATCAACTGTAAAGGAATCTCGTCCTGGTGATATGATTACAACCTTCTTTAGGTTGTCGTGGCTTGGTGCTGGGGCACAATCAGCCTTGACAGATTTTAGGTACTACAGTCTTGTAGACCCTGTTGACGCATCCTCGGTCTTCCCTGATTTCCCAAACCCTAATGATACAACTGTCCAGCCTGTCACTGATGGGCCTGGGGAACTTGGGCACTTCCTCAATAAGATGGAGTTCGCGGGAAGAGGTGTTGAAGGGATTGCCAACTACGAAGAAGGTGTTGATGACGGTTGCTATCCTGAGACTAGCGGTACGACAATCTTCTCGGCAGGTTCGTTTTCCCAGTCCTACGGAAACCTAAATGAGTACGGGGTTATTACTCCTAACGGGTTCATTTTAGAGCAGAAGGTTGAAGAGAGAGCTTCTCAGGTATTGCTAGACTCCAGCGCGGGTATGGTAGTTTCTGCTGTTTCTCCAGTGTCATCTACTAAGCAGGTAGCTTATTCCATCACTCTGACAAGGGATGAATGGGAAATGCTGAACACGTATTACGGAGGACTTGGGGCTTTAGGTCTTTGGACAATTGACTATACAAAGACTTCAATTAAGTTTGGCTCCCACGAAGGTCTTGGTGGCCCTCCGTTTTTGGCATCAGGAAGCCCAACCGCACTAGCTACGGTTGGAGGGGGAGGCGCATCATCTACGCGAAATGACGCAGGCGCAGGTCCTGAATACTTAAACGGCGCTGTACTGGTAGCTCAGGCAACAGCCAATGATGAACTTTCACTTTTCCACACAGGGGCTGGCTCACCTAGAGGTCGAGTTAATCCTAATGGGTGGTGTGTGTCAGGCGACACATACACTCTGGTTCTTGAGTACAAATCTATAGGAGACAATATTAAACTCAAGAGCGATAACTTCTCCGATGTTAATCTTACTAGCGACGGTGTGTGGCATCGTGAAACGGTATCGTTCACGGCCTCGGCAGATGGACACAACAAGATAGGAATCTTGTTACGTAAGTCCTCTGACCCAATTGATATACAGAACCCTAAGGTTCTTGTGGGGAGTGCGGTGCTGACAAACGACACCTCTTCGGTCACTGTCAAGTCCTTTGACTTCTCTGACCAACAACAACTTAATGCCTTCTCCACGAAATACTTATCTCCAAACAGTATTGAACCTTTGTATATTGGGTGGGATGGAGATTTCTACGCCACTAGTCTATATAATTCTAGCGTACTGGTGGAGAAGGAACCTGAGTTCAGACTGTTCTCAAAGAAGGTATTCTTCCCAGGAGGTTTGCAGATTGACCCAAGCTCAGACTTTATTACCGTAACTTGGGTAATTGATTTCTAATGAAGTTCGACGAAAACTATATCAGCCCTAAAGGGCATCTTGAGATTTACAAGGTGTACCCAGATGGAGGACGCACTCTTTTCTATTCAGACAATAACGTCGTGTGTAGCGGTATGGGTGTCACTTTGGCAGAAGCATTTGCAGCAGACCTAGACGACCCTATCACAGAATTCCAAATCTCCAGGTTCCAACTAGGTACTGATGGCTCTGACTCTTTGCAGGTTAGTTCAAATGGTAGGCTGGGTAACGCTTTAGATTCCTCAGAGTACGGAACTGGCTCACTTACTGTAGTAACCCAAGACCTTATGGCAAGCGGAACTCTGTACGCATCGGAAGCCTTCGGAGAGATTCCAGCATCTTTTGTTGACAAGGTTGCAGAGACAAAAGTTAGATGGAGACTTCTTGTAGATAGGAACGTAGGCAATGGTCTGACTCTAAATGAGATTGGTTTGTTCAGTAAGAACCCTTCTCAAACCACACCAACGGCAACCGCGTACTTGTGCGCGTATCGAACTTTCTCTGACTTAGCTAAGACAGACGAGTTCTCACTAGACATTAGATGGACAATTGACTTTTAAGCATGGGTAACATTAACGACTTTAATCTAACATCTGGAACAGATGTACTTTCTCTCCCTTACGCGGAGAGTTACCTATATGATGCCAGTTCATTCTACAACTATGAACAGGACAACATTCCTATTGACAGGCTTCTTAGGAGAACCGACCTGCTGCACCAGTTCCACGGGTTCCCCGGCGTTCAAGGGAAAGAAGTAACGATGACGCTATCAGCTACAGCCGACCACAGCATCGGTGTGTATGATAACTTCGATGATATTGTTAATAGGATTCCCCAGCGACTAACGTTCCCGTTGTACATTGAAATTTGTGACTTCGGAAACTTGGGCACTCTTGACCTATTTGGAATCACAACGGTAGGGGAAGGGCAGCTTCATATTGACAACAAGCTACACACTTATGATGCAGACTGTACAGTTACCGCTGTTGCATCCAGAGCTATCTCCCCAGCAAGTGCCACACAGGACGCTCCATACAGGATTACTACAACTACTGCTAGGGACTATATTGAAGGGGCATCCTCAACAAGGACAGGGGCTTCTATTTTCGACAACTCTCAGTTAGTTGGCGGCGGTGGGCGTATGTTCGTAACTAAGAACATTGACACCGAAGATGAATGCGGGAGGCTGCATTTCTATGAAGAGATTAGTATTGAAGGTGCAGTAGGTTCCAGTGACGTACTGAGTGGTACTCCTTACGTATCTGCTGTTGACGAAACTATTGGCTCCTATGACCTAGAGGCTATTGGTACAAATGGCCAAGGTCAAAGCTTAGAAACTTCAAGGGATGTCCTTGCTGTGTCCGATGGCGCGGCAATGAATTTGTATGGAAACTATTTCCAAGCCGTAAACATTAGGGATTGCCATGGAAGCATTAAGCTTACAGGGGTTTGTGTTGATACTGCAAGTGGTGCAGACAATACAGCTTCTCCTCTCGTTTACAATGAGAACTACGGAATGAACATTAATTCTTCCGAGATTATACTGGAGCACACCGCAGCCATTCGTGCGAGACTAGCTGGAATTATGTGTCGTAACTCTGAGTTGTGTATTCTCGGAAGTTTAATCGGATACCGTAACTATGAAAGGGATTCTGATAAGACAAGAGCACTTACTACAGATAGTGCAGGTGTTCACGCAGTAAACTCAACGCTTGTTTTTACCAACACTGCTCTTGGCACAGATTCAGATGCAGACTTTAACAGGTTCACGATGGCTCTTAGCCGTAATGAAGTTGGTATGATTTTGGATAACTCTAAGGTCACAGGTGGTGTTCGTGTCACTTCTGGTAAAGGTAATGCTGGGGGCACTGACCTCACAACCTCGGTCCTTCAAGCTTATCAAAATACTAAAGATGGGTTTAGGTTGAAAGGCTCTGACATGTCCTTCTTGGGTAGGCTAGATTCATATAACAACCTTACAGGTGTTAGCCTAAAAGATTCTACGATGAATCTTCCACAGCTTACGGTTGATGATAATCAACTGGATGGTATTTGCATGGTCAACTCCTTATTCGAATACGCATACCGTGTAGACGAACTTGCATCTGCCGACAGGCTTGACGGCGATACGACGTGGGACAAGAACAAAGGTGCGTATCACGTTTCCAACAATGGTGTCAATCTAAGGGCTTCCCATAACTCTATTGTAAGGCCCCACTATACAGGCCTAAGGTCTTTGCCTTCTTATCTTGGCAGGTGGACGGGCAACAATGGTGGTGCAAACTTCAAAGGTGCTATGTCTAATCATGGTTCAAAGACAGGGGTGCTACACGATGAGCCTGGAATTATTGTATCGGACAACTCAACTATTGAGATTATCAACGCAAGCTTTAAGGCAGATGCAGACGCACCTGTTAGAGGTAAGTGCGTTCACGTACTCGGAAACTCTAAGGCATCTATGCGTGGCTCCGCCGTCGCAAGTTTAATTGCTTCGCTCGTTCCTGACAGTGGCGGTAACTTTACTTTGGCGGGAATCAATGACTCCTTCCAGACCGCTGCATTCTGCGCGGAGAAGAACTCAGAGATTGAAATCACAGGGCCTACAAAGATTAGTAGGTTTGGTATTGCTGTAATGGCAGAGGATAACTCTGTTGCAACTCTTCAAACTCCTACAGCAGATGGAGGAACTGTCCCAGAATCTGAGAAGTACGAATTGAGTGCTACCGGGAACCAGACCAAGATTGAGATACACTCCACTAGGTCTTGCATTGTTGTTAATAAGAGTTCGGGTTTGAATATGCGAAACATTGGTGGCGACGCTGAAACCAAAGCAGACACAGTTGATTTGAAATTCAATAGCGGGGCGTGGGCCGACACTGACCTAAGTGACGCTTGGAGCGGTGTACAACAGTACGCATATGTGCAGTTCTACCCTAACCCTTTCACTACTGACATTATTGGGGAAGGTTTCCATGAGGCAGTTGGTTCCGATGCGTTTACAGCGACCACCAGACTTATAGCATCAGGTTCGGAAGGACCTATGTGTGGTGGCGGTATGGCTGTAAGGGCTGTGCAGGGAAGCTATGTAGACATTGATGCTGTTAACTTTAACTTCTCAATGCCAGCATCCTCTGTATCTGGAGTGATTTCAAACGTTGACGGCCTTGGAATTGAAGGTTCGGGAAACATTGAATGGGGTCCAACTGTTACAGCTTCTGATAAAGGCTATACTACTATTGCGAACATTCCTCAAGGGACAGACCCATACACAGGAGAGCCTTTGTTTGATTCAGGTGGCTCGGAAGGGTACACCACAATCTTTAGTTCTGTATCTGCATTCGATAGCTATGCTTATGAGGGATACGTTGACCCTTGCTCTGGATATTATGACCCAAGCTCAATGGGTACTAGGGTTCAGATTTTCAACATTGCTGACGACTCTAGAATTCATGCGGCCAACGTTAGACTTAATGAAGGAAACCCAAGCGGCATTAGTGATGCCAGCAGTTTTCATGGACCTTTGGGCAAGTGGCCTAACGGTGTTGCACTTGACTACTTTGGAAAGTATGGAGCAGCTACAACCTACAACGGCGATAACGCTTTCCGAAACTATGGAGTGTTTAGACTTATGTTTGGTCACAGGGGCGACCTTAAAACCATGTATGCAGCTAGTGCCGACCAAGCAGGTCTGGGCATTGTAACTATCGGTAGAGATACAGGAGGCTATCCTATTGACCAAATCAACTCGCAAGGGTTTATGAACATTACTATGGATGCTTCGGCAGTCCCAGGCTCAGACCCACGAAGAGTTATTGGACTAGAAGGGGGCTTGGAGATTACAGGTAAATCCTTGAGTGGATACGAAGACATTCATGGTTGGGGTATTCCTTCACCAGGAATTGGAACACCCGCTCTTCTCCCTCCATCGCAAACGTCAATATACACTAGGGACATGGCTACCAGTGGTAGTGTACTAGTGTCGTCTACCCCGTCTGTTTTACCGTCACCATTGCATATGGATTCATTAGGGTATATGAGAAACTTCCTTGATGACTCTGCCTCTAACTTGTTCAACAATGCCAAACACCTATCCTTCAAGAAGGTTAATGGTGTGTCAATCTACCGTTCAACAAATGGTGCTGGTGGAGAAGGCCGAGATGGTGCGACGGATACAGATACCTTCGGCGTGGGAGTTCGTTCTCTCAACTTGTTTGACCTAAATAAATTACTATAATGGCTAACACTATTAAGAGAAACATCAGATTCTATCAACCGAATGACCCTTACACGTCCGAGGTTGATAACCTTCCTTTGAAAGATTTGCTTTCGAATGATGAAATCTTGCAAGTACAAGTTGACCAACTTCGTGCTGAGATTGGACAGTTAACAGGACGCTCAACTTTCGGAGACCTTAAGCCTTACGTAGATGAGTCTGCGCCTGGGTATATCTTTGCGAACCCTGGAAGCTTTATTGCGCGGGTGAACAGTGCTCCTGATAGGGCTGACGGGTTGCAGGAAAGGAGAGCACCTGGGATGCTGGCCGAGAATGACAAGATTGTCAAGGCACAGCCAGAGGATAGCTCGTATGGCATTGATGGGGTTAAAGGTTGGGGCATGGGTAGAACCGCTCTTGTTCGCTTGCTTGAAACTAATGGTGCAAATCCCAGTGTAGTAATCCCAGCATTCACAACTGATGACTATCCAGATGTTGTAGAGGGAAGCAACTCGGCTCCAGCATATCGAATGGATATTGTTTTTATTGAAGCGTACCCAGCAGAAGACCAGGACAACTTAAAGCCTAAGCTAGGAGTTATGCAGGGCGGTTGGTTTATGGAAAGTCCTGAAACTGTAAACCTCAATAGGAAAGAAGGGAGTAGGTTTGCCGATGACGCAGAGCTTGAAGGAAGGACCTCTCTGCAAAAGACGACTGAGATTAATCTTGGCAATGTTATTGATGAGAAGAAGGGTGGAGCAAACGGAGGATTTGAAGGTCACAAGTACACAACAACTCCTTTGGTAGAAGACTTAAAGAACTTTACGTTCAGGCCTGATGACTGTGTACGCACTCCATTGTTTGGAGAACAGTGGTCGGATATCCCAACAGCAGATGCACTGTCAGATTGGGCTGATGGACAGTTAACTGAACGAGGAACTTTCTGCTTGCCTTTATGCTATGTCCTTACACCTTTTGGGCATTTAGAAGGCTCCTTTATTCCTAGCAGTAACGTCGTAGATATTAGGCCTTTCTTTAGGACAGCAGAGCTTACTTTAGACGAAAGACAGGGGATGGTCGCAGCATTCAGACCATCATTTACCAACAGGGTTATGACAAGAAGAGACCCTGATTACAGAACATTAAGAGATGACATTGTTAAAGGTGTTGGCTCAGACTCCCCAGGAAACCACGAAGGGAGGTTGGTCTCTCTAGAGGATAGACTTGAGAGCCTCGGAACACAAGAACTTGTTTTGTTTAATTCAGATGTCACTTTGATGCCTAACCAAAGCAACGGCACACATACAGTTATTCCAACTGCCACGGTAGCTCCTGAGGGTGACGACATTGTGGCTCTTCTAGTCAGGGCCAAATACCGTATCGGTGGAGGGGACCAAACTTCTGAGTCAACTTTGAGATACACTGATAATGATGGGCAATCTATGTATTTAACTATTGGCAGAGTCAGGAACGATTTGTATGACGGCAGACCTAATAATTATGTGGACGTAGCCAGTACAACCATTCCTTACATCAAAGAGGCAGGTGAAGGTCCTACGTCTATGACGTTTGTGGCATCAGGTCTAAACTCCTCGGCAGGTGGCCGCTGGGGTATTGATGTGTACGGATATATTCGAAAGGTCTAAATACTGTGTGAAGTTTAGGCACACGTTTATAGCATTTGTAATGTTCATGTTCACTAGCTGCGCCGCTCTAATTGTTGGAGCCGCTGCTGGCGGTACAGCTATGCTAGGCGCAGGGCTTGGACTTACGCCAGTTGTTATTGGGGCCTCCACTGCCGTAGTCGCGTTCTCGACAGAGGCGTATATGGATTCCTTAGAAGAGCATACGCAAATTGCTCCACCGCCAGAAGGAGGCCTTGCGAGGCTTCTTTATGAGTTGAGAGAGCTAGGGGAGACTTTGATTTATGGTGCTATCGTGGCAACAATTATCACTATCCTATTGTTTAGAGGTGGTAGGAAGAAGGCAGGAAAGCTTATTCGTTCATTGTCAGGAAATAGTGCTCCTAAAAAATGGGCAGTAGAAAACTATGAGCGACTAAATATGATAGAGGAAGCCCTTCATCTTGAAGATAGGGATTCAAACAAATCTAAAGAAAATGGATTATCTAAATAGAAAAGAAGGGGGCGTTCCTAAAGATACTGCCCGTATGCTAATGGAACATGCAGGAATTGATTTCAGCGATGAAACTTCTGACGCAAATGTTCTCGTATGCGCTATTGGCGACAATGTATTCCAACTCTCTGAGGAGTTTGTAGAGTATGATGGCGACATCTATATCCCTATTAGCAACCTTGAGGATAACGTATTTGAAAGCATCCAAGACAGCATTGACCCTATCGTAGAGGTCAAGTTGGACGAGGATACTTACGTTGTTACTGAGGATGTTTTTGAGGTAGAAGGTGAGGCAATGGTAATGGCTGTTCTGCAAGAGGAAGCAGAAGAAGTGGATGCAGAGTCTGACGAAGACTTAACTCTAACTGTTAACGAGACCACGTACAACATTGTAGAGAACGAAGAAGACGCTACATCCTACGCATACCTTGTAGAGTGTGAAGATGGGTACGAAATCGTAGACTCGGAAGAGGACGCAGAGTTTATCGCATACTTGTCGGAGGAGTAATCCATGGAAGGAGAACAAACTCTAGGCGACATTGCTCTGGAGATTATGAAAAACTCCCCGCCTACGGTAGCAATACCGCCAGTCGGGGATAACACTTCTAACCTTACGCCGATACAAGAGGACGCTCTTCCTGAGATTTCCTCCGCTGACCGTGACAAGCTTATTGCTCATGCCACAGGTGATGAGCATTTCACCCCAGACCCAGTAGTGCTTAATGAAAGCAAGGCCAGCGATGATACCGCTGACGCTGCTCCAATCATTGACGCTGCAATCAAGGTGCTTGAAGAAGGTCTCAAGACCTTAAGGAATCTCCAAGAGATGACTGCATGTGGTGCTATCGGAGTTGGTACAGCACAAAGTATGGAGCCTAAAAAGAAGAAGGCCGCTCCTAAGAAGAAAAAGAAAAAGGCCATTTCAAAGGGACGCATTGAGGAGTTCCTTAAAAGAGTAGGATAATGTTAATAACCGATGTATGTTCATTTGGCGGTTTGTCTGTCTTGGAAGAGTCTTCTAAGTCGGGCAACATGGTGTTGACAGGTCTTCTTGCAGAAGCAGAAGTCTTCAATAGGAACAACCGAAAGTACTCTAAGGATATCCTAGAGAGAGAAGTTGGTAGGCTGCAAAACCTTATCCAAGAGAGAAAGTTCGTCGGGGAGCTTGACCATCCCTCCTCACCTACAGTCAACCTTAAGAATGCCGCATGTCTCATTACAGAGTTATACATGGAAGGTAACAAGGTTATGGGCAATGTCGAATTGCTAAACACTCCTGCTGGAAAGGTCGCTCAAGACTTAGTACGTGATGGTGTTCGTATCGGAATGTCTTCCAGAGCCACAGGTTCGTTGATTCCGATTGAAGAAGGGAAGTTTAGAGTTGGCGAGAACCTCACAATCATGTGCTGGGATATCGTAGCCGACCCTTCGTGCGTCGGAGCCAACCCTACATTGATGGAAGGCGCATGTATTTTAGAGAGCGTAGAGTACGGGAATAAGTACAGCAAGTACCACGAAGAGATGCTGTACATCCAGTTCTTACGTGAAGCTCTAGAAGGAATTAAAAAATAGAAAGCCCTTTAGTGGGACATTAATAAATATTGTAGAAAGACTTATGAGAAAGCAACTTGAACAAATCGTCAAACTCCTTCCCGAAGGCTTGTCACAGACAGGTATCGAGGAGATTTGTAGCATTGTAGAGGAAGTGATTAACGACGAAGTGACTGCTAACCAAAGGTTGTTAGAATCGAAAGTAGCTTCTTTCCTTTCTACCAAACTGACTGACCTTAAAGAAGTTGCGCGGGAAGAACTTGCGCAAGAGGTCAACGAAGCTAAGGATGCAGATGCATTCAACAAGATTAAAAACATTGTTGCAACGGTATCGGACAACGAAGAAATCAAATCTCTTCGTGAAGACTTCGAAGAAAAGATTTCAAAACTTGAAGAGTCAGTTGCGAAAAGCAACGAGCTTCTAGATAATTCTTACAATGAAAAGGCAGACCTTGAAACTCAACTGAGTGAGTCTGTCGAAATTATCTCTGGCCTCAAGGAACAGAATGAGGAGCTAGAGGAATCTTTTGGGGATATGGAACTGTCAGACAAGGCACACATTATCAACGAGAATTCGGATGGGGAGTTGGATGGAGCAGATGCTTTGGACGACACTTTCAATCCACACCTAACCGAGGAAGTAATCGCTCTCAGTGATTCTCTTAACGGCTAATAAGTAATTTAACATGACTAAAACAACTAACGACCTTTTAGTAGAGAAATGGGGCAAAATCCTGAAAGATATTGATGACCCTTCTATTCGTGAAACAACTGCTGTACTCTTGGAAAACCAAGCAGCAATGATTGTTAACGAGCAAGTGAAGGAGACAGGTCAAATGCTTTCTGAGAGCACGAATGTTGGTCAACTTGGCACATTCCAGAAATTCGCATTTCCTCTAATTCGCAGGATTTTCCCTGAACTGATTGCAAACAAGATTTGCGGTGTTCAACCAATGAGCGCCCCAGTTTCTCAAGTATTCTACTTGGGTCACGACCGTCAATACGGTAGTGATGTTGAAACCGTATACAGCAAGTACAACCTGACCTACGCTAACAAAGTTGCCGTAGGAAACGGTAACGTTGGAGCACTGGATGTTTCTACTGATACTGCTGGTGCAGGTGCTAAGTCTCTTTCAAGCGTAGCTTCTGGCTCCGACTTCATTGATGGCTCAGCTACTGTTGGTGGTTCGATTGCTGCATGGCCTTCGGGTACTGCTGCTGGATACAATGCTCCTTGGAGTACATCTGCTGGTGAAATCCTGGCAGGTACTGGTATCCCGGAAATCAACTTCCACATCGAACAACAAGCTGTCTTGGCACGAACAAGAAAGTTCCGTGCTCTATGGACAATCGAAGCTGCTCAAGACCTTAAGGCTTATCACAACATCTCTCTAGAGAAAGAACTGACTGGCTTGCTTGGTAACGAAGTACGTCTTGAAATCGACCGTGAACTTATCGAGGATGTCCGTAACATCGCTTACGACCGTCACGATAGCGGTGGATTTAACCGTGCAGCAATGGACCTAGGTAACTCTAACAACTTCGCATCTGACGGATTTGGAAATGTTCCTGGCTCGTACAGCTACCAATTGGATGCTAACGATTCGTCTGCTACTAGGTTGGGTACAAACCCTGCCCGTACTGACGAGAACGTATTCCTGGTAGACTTCTCAACTAGTGCGCTTGGACTTGCTCCTCGACACTTGGGCGAAGTGTACGCTAACCTGATTGCTGTGATTCAATTCGCCTCTCAGGACATCTACAAGACTACATGGCGTGGTGCAGGTAACTTCATGGTTACTTCTCCATTCATCGCAGCTATGCTGTGGTCTGCCGCTAAGCTTGAAGGTGGTGCTCCTAAGGAAGCTGCTGGCCAGCTAGGTAACAACATTACCTACAAAGGCAAGTGGATGGGACAGTTTGACGTATACGTAGACCCTCTATATCCAGAAGATGAAATTCTGATGGGATACAAAGGCTCTAGCGCAATGGACTCAGGATTTATCTACGCACCATATGTACCACTACAAATGTTGCCTACAATCACAGACCCTGAAACCTTCCAACCAAGGAAAGGTTTGATTACCCGTTACGGTAAGGTTGCTGTGTCTCCTGAATCACGATTCTACAGGGTTATCCGAATCATCGGTGCTAACTCTAACTACCTAATCCAGCCATTCGGTAAAGCTGAACGCGCCTAAGGATTAGCGTAAGCTAAATAACAAGACCCATGATGCTTAATTGTGTCATGGGTCTTTCGCTATATACAATGAGATGGCAAACTGGACAGTACCTAAGACTTCGTTTGGATTCACACATGGGTCCACCCAAGGAACTAACCCTGAGATGTTCGCAAGTGCGACTGAGGTAAGTGGTGGTATTGACTACGACAGCCTTAACAGGAGAAGGTTTGGCGATGAAGCTGCCTTCAATGATTTCTACCAAAGTATCTTTGATTTCATCAAAGCAAGGTTAGGATACCCTATCGTAAGGGTAGAGCTAACTGACTTCCAAATGGGAACATGTGTGGATGAGGCGATATCCAAAATGGATTATCATGCCCCCGATTGGACTACCCAGATGATGACCTTCATCACGGAACCCAATATCAGCATGTACAAGCTTCCCAAGTTCGTTCTGAACAACTTCCGATATGCTGCATACAAGAAGACATTGCTCTCTGTTGCTCAGCAAAGTGGTACGCTTGAGTTCGACTTCTTCCTAAACTACTTCAACCAGAACTTCCTGTTCGATGACTTTCAGGCAAGTGACTTCCTAATCATGCAGATGAACTTGGAGCAGATTAGAAAGATTCTTGGGCGTGACGGCTCGTTCCAAGTATTGAACGGAGAGTATCTGTACATTTCACCAACCCCTAGAGAGGGTGATATAGAAGAGGTTGCAGTAGAATATAAATGTCTCAACGCTGAGACTTTACATCACTACTACCTGTCGTGGCTTCAAAAGTATTCTCTGGCCATCGCTAAAGGGGTTCTAGGGCAAGAACGAGGTAAGTATAAAGTTCTACCCTCTCCAGATGGTGGAGCACAGCTTAATGGGGATGCATTGATTGCGCAGTCTTCTGCCGAGATGACAATGTTGGTTGAAGACCTTCTCAACGAGATTGAAGAGCCTCCGACCTGGACGCTGTTTTAAGGGATATACATATATGGATTCAGGCATATATCGAATAGAGATTGGACCTAAGTGGTATTGGGGGAGTTCCTCTAGATTTGAGTCAAGGAAAAGAGAACATTTTTGGCAACTTAAAAACGGAAGGCATCCCAATATTCACATGCAAAGGGCGTATGATAAGTACCTTGATTTTTCTATGGACTTAGTGGTGTATTCTTGTGAGAACATTTTAGAAATAGAGCAAGAATTTCTAGACGAAGATTATGGGGAACCTCTGTGTATGAACCTTTCTAGGTACGCAACATCCCCAATGCGGGGAAGGACACATTCAGAGGAATCTAAAAAGAAAATGTCAAAGGCGCAAAGTGGCCGCAAAAACCCAATGTACGGCGTAAGTATAAATACGGGTGCTGACAACCATTTCTATAGCGACAAAATGCACCACTTCATTCACAAGGATGGAAGGGTTCATTTCTGTACACAATATTACTTGCAGAATAAGTACGGCCTTGGTAAGAATATATCAAATGTTATAACGGGCGCAAGAAAGTCACATTATGGTTGGAGAATAGAGAAATAATGGCAAACTACATCAATAACTCAGTGGGCAACCCTTCCTCTATGGATGCGGTAGACCCTAACCTTCACGCAAACGCTTACCTTAATGTGTATGTGAGGAACCTTATTGAGAAGCATGAGAAGGCTAATCATGATACCATTGATTTTCAAAGAGAATACACATCTGCCTTGATGGAAATGATGAGAGGCTTGGAAGTAATGGGGGCAGATGATAAGGTTCACGATGACATTGAAGTGATGCACGGAACTGTTGAAAGAGCCATTGCTAAGCTTAAGAAGGAGCGTAACCTGAGGTTGCCAATCGTTTCAATATCTGTGATTGACATGGAGTTGGATATGGCACGTCGTAGACCTGACTTTAATATTGTGGTTGAAAAACTGTACGACCCTGAGAAGCGTAGGGCACAGAGAATCGTATCTCTAGCCCCAAAAGCTGTCACCTTACAGTACAGGGTGAGCATTTACGATAGGTACATTGAAAACATTAATCAGATGATGGAGCAGGTAGAATTGATGTTCCACCCTCACGGTACGATTAAAACCAAGCACGGCAACTCTACCATGGGATATATCGTAGACTGGGCAGACCAATCTATCGCTGTGGCAGGGGATAAGGAGAATAGAGTACTGCAAAAGTCATGTATCATTGCGATGGAAGCCTATCTGCCTACCAAGAAGTACTTAATGACTAGCACAGGGAAAATTAGGTCTCTCGTTACAGATGAGATTATTTCCTAGTCGCCCCATTTATATGTGATAAATACTACAGAGGAATCCATGCGTGGCACAACGGAACAAGAAACCCGCCCAACGAATGGTTCGTACTTCTGTATTGGAGATTGCGAACCTGACTTACACAGGAAAGCAGGTGATTGTTTTTAGCAATGGCGCTTGGAAGCATCTTTGGCTAAAAGGTCGAGAGGTTGCTACTGTCCCAAAACCGTACACCATCTCTTCCAGCATGGCTGAAATGAAGAGAAGGAAACTAATCGACTTCAAAGAGATACAGAAATAACTATGGCACTTTTTTCAAGCCCAGGCAACTACGTTCTACTTAACGATTTCAGTAATTACATTACAGCACTCAACTCTACAGCAGTAGGTGTTGTGGGGTTTGCTTCAATGGGGCCAGTTGATACCCCTACGCTGCTTACAAACCAAGAATCGTTGGTAAAAACATTCGGAGCACCTAACCGCTCATCAGGAGGTCAAGGTCTTCTTGGCGCATACGATATTCTGTCAAAGACTAATAGTGTATGGTACACAAGAGCCGCTGCACCTTCTAAGCTGACATCGGTTGGCAACATTAAAATTGGTACTCAACCACACGTAGCTGTGTCAGGTCTTGAACAAGGTTACGGCTATGCGTTCTTCATTGATGTTGTAGATGGTGCTGGAGTTGCTGCAAATGGGGAAAGCTATGTTGTAGGTGTCCCTTCTGGTACTGATGTCATTCAGGACATCAACGATACAATGGCTGCGTACATGCCTGATACCGCAGACCTATCGTTCCATATGGAGTCTTCGTCGCTGGGATACTTCGTTGGCAACTTTGCTGGTGCTAGCGCAACACTTTCTGTAACTGCATATCTAATGGATACAGCAGGGGCTTCTTTCTCCGCTCTTGGGGATACAGGTCGAGCAGCAGGTGGTGGAGGCGCTCCACTTGAAGGCCCAGATGGGGTTATTTCTCAGCCAGCACAATCAGCCATCTCAGTAGAAGCAGGTACGTGGCCAGTTAATACCGCTCATAAACTATTCGCAACCCCAGGGGTCCATTACACAAGCATGACAGGCATTGAGGCTTGGCTTGCTGGTTCTGGTTCATATACTGCATACCAAGGTAGCGCAGTGACTGCTCTTGGAAATACTTTGGCTAAGACTAGCGCAGCAGGTGGAGCGATTGCACTTGAATCTCTTTACCCTGGCGCTGGGTACAACTACGCTACAAGCAGCACCGTTAATGGTCTCAAGACTTACGGCTTGCTAGCAAGCGTAGCTTCCCGACAAGGAAAGGATTCAGTTGTTTCCTTCGCTATGGACGGTGCAATTGAAGAAAGTTATCTAGTTGACTTTGTAAACACTGCTGATAACTCAACGAACTGGATTCTAGACAATCTGAACATTAAAGAAGGCACAGACTCACCTACCTCTCGGTTCTACGTTGCAAAGCATGGTTACGTTGGTGGAGCAGAATCTAGGTACGTTGGAGCAGTTACTAAGGACGCGCCAGCTACTTATGGAGGAACTGTTGCTGGTGTTGATGTTGAAGAGGATGGTACTTTTGCAGCGGGAACAGCAACTGTGATTTTCCAAAAACTTATTGACGCTGAACTGCAATTCGCAAACGGTGTCAATGGTGACGTTGCTGATGAGGGTGGAAGCCTTACTGATGCGGACATTACTACAGCATTGATTGGAAGCAAAGCATCCCGAACAGGTATGCAGTCTTTCCTAGATGAGTCAGTAAACATCTCCTTCTTGGGACTCTTTGGTATCCATGTACAATCAGTACAGGATGCTGCGATTGCCCTTGCAGCAGGTGAAGAAAGGTTCCGATACATTACCAGCCCTCCAGAAGGGTTGCCTTCGGAGCAACGTGCGGTTAACTGGCACAACGGTCTTGGTGACGGTCGAACTATTGAAATCAATGATAAGTACACATCCATTCAATGGCCTTGGACACAACAATTTGATGTGTTCGCAGGAGCTAATGATTGGTTCGACCCAGCCATTGATAAGATTAAACTTCTAGTGTCTACCAACAAACCTTGGGATGCTGCTGCTGGATTGGTACGAGGAAAACTTACCGGAAGGTCAGAAGTTGAAGCTGTTGTTCTACAAGGTGGACGTGACTTGATGTACGGTGGCGGAAACGCCATTAACCCAATTGTCAAATTCCCACAAGAGGGAATCGTGATGTGGGGGCAGCGCACTTCGCAGAGGGAAGAGACCTCATTGGACCGAGAGAACGTGATGGATATGCTGATTCAAATCAGGAAAGATATCCTTGCAAGCACTCGCCAATACTCATTCGAACCAAGTGACCCTATCACATGGAGTCAAATAGTTGGGGCGGTTACGCCTTATCTGCAAGACATCAAAGATAACAGAGGAATCAAATCCTTCTCGGTTGTTTCTGATGCAACAGTGAACACTACTGCTCGTCAAGAAAGGGGCGAGATTTGGGTAAGGGTTCAAATCACTCCAGTCAAAGCTGGGGAAATCGTTGTGTTCGAACTGGACGTGACTAACCAAACTGGTAGTATTTCTATCGCTGCCTAAATAATATAGGAGATAACACTTGGCAACAAATGACACCGTAAACGAATTCCTGAACCAACAAGGAAGGGCACTAGACATCGGGATTACCGATGGCCATAGGCTCACACACCAGTATGACTCGTACAGAGCATACAGTTGGATTTTGAGGATTCCAAGCATTGCAGGTATCCTTGGTACAGTTGATAATTACTTCAACCTTACTGATGCATCTGACACCTTGGCCATGGCAGTTAAGTCTGTAGGACAACTTGGGTACACATCAGAAGCTATTACAGTGGATAGGGTGAACGATAAGTTCTACTACCCAGGTAAGGTTTCCGTTGAAGAAACTATTCTAACGTTTGACGACATGATTAGAGGAGATGCTGCGAAGCTTCTATTCTCTTGGATGAGGACAACGTATGACCCAATCTTTGGTACGCACTCGGCTCCTGTGATTCCTGGGGACCAGTTTAAGAGAACTCTTGAGCTTGTCCAACTTGACCACAACAGGCAACCTAAGCTTGTAGTAAAGCTCTATGGCGCATGGCCGAAATCTTGGAAGCTTGCAGAGTATAACTACTCTACAAACGAGTTCCACACTATTGAAGTAGCTGTACAGTACGATTTCATCGCTCAGTACAGGGTAGAGGATAATGTTTTCGATACGTTATTCGACGTTATTACTTAATACTTGCTTATCAATACATGAAGAAGTGCCTAACTACTTAGAAGGGCACTTCTTTTTCCTATGGCGAACAAATATTACAAGAAACTCCTACAGTTATACGCTCTTGAGGAGGCGCACAAACCAGTAGAGGTAGGTCAGAAAGCCGACGCTTTCAGGGCCGCAAGTAGCAAGTTTGATGCCCTTCACGCGCAGGGAAAAGTAGGGGAGGGCCACAACTCCAACTTTAACAAAGTACTAAAGGGTACGAAAAGTGACCCAGCCTTGAAGAAGCAGCTATACAATAACCTTCCACCAAATCCTGGTGGACTAAAGGTTGTGAACAGTATAGACCAGATGGCAGGAGATTTCGTGCCACACGTTGTACAGCCACAGCTAGATGTCAAACCAGGAGAGGCAGGGGAGCCAGCAGCACCCACACCTCCAGGGAAACTTAAGGTAGGCAAGGTGCATTGGATGACACCAGAGGGTCCTATGACTACAGGCCTAGCTGTCGATGGAGAATTAGGCCAAGGTGTAAACTATATTACATTCCGTGAATGGCTAGCATCCCACATTGCAGAGGAAGAAGGGGTTCCAGGTGGGGCAGCAGATGTAAAAGGGCAAAGTCCTTTTGCGGGGGAGTCAACGTTCAAACTGTCTAGAAATGAGGATGGTACATGGACGAATGAGAGGGGGGATATCATTGAAAACCCTTGGTTCCCTTGGGTCCCTGAGGATATGGATGAGATTTATGATGAATCACGTAGAACACAAGACCTTGTAGAAGGTGTAACTCTTCGTAGTATATTCAGAACAATCACAGACCACCCTGCCGGATTCGGAGTCGGTGAATTGCTCTCATTCAAGAGGGAGATGCGTGGAGGGTATGACCCAACCGTATCAGAAGAGTCTCAGCAAGAACTATATTCGGCATTCAAAGATGCTATACAAATCACTTCCATGATTCGTGAAGATGACGGCGTTAGGTATATTGATGAATCCTTGGTAACTAAAAAGTCTCTTGAGGTTCTGGATTCATTCGCAGTGAGTAATAGAAAGTTATACGTCGGAAGGGACGATTCGGCAGGTGGAAGGAAAAATCTTCCACAAACATACGACATGTTGGATAGTATTCACTTGTCTACAGGGACAGACCCCAACCTAGGCCTAACGATAGGGGCAGGTACAGAGGGCCTTGGGAAGGCTTTGAGAGGCGTTATGCTCCGCAAGTCTGATGGCACGGAACGACCCCTAGTTCGGCCAGTACTGAGGAACACAGAGGGGTCTCACGCCTCACGTATGGTCAGCACTGCCAAGGAAGGGGTAATCGCAGGGTTTATCTCCAACGCAGTAGGTCTTCCTTTCTCTGATGAGGGTGGCGAAGACATTAATTCTATTGGAGAATTCGTAGACTCAGTTCAAAAGATATCTGAGTTCGCAGACATGATGGCCAATGGTGTTCCTGTTGGAGCAGGTTTGGTTAACGGTGAGGAACCCGAATCTGCTTTAGAGAGTATGATTGAGAGGGCTGGCATTACTGATATCGGAGAAGCTGCCAAGGAGATTATCAGGCAGTCAATGATGGAAGCTAACATCATCTCCACAGTTCTTGCAGATGCAGGAGTGAAGGTTGTTTCTGTTGGCGGAGTAAGGGACGTTACCAAGATGGGTAAACGAGAAGACTTCACTGTTGAGCTTTCTAGCCCTGAGGATTACACAAAGCTGAACGCACACCTACAAGACACTTACGGAATCAATCTACAGGTTGACAAGTCTCTTCCAATCTCATTGAAAGCTTACTTCAATGACAATGGGCAGGTATCAGTTGGTAGAACTAACGTTAACATTTCAGCTAAGTCTTATATGTCTAGCTTGAAAGGAAGTTCTCCTAGTGATACGCTGGACGAGATAGGTGAAACTCATCAAGTGTTCAACGACTTCGTTAAGGATTCACCACTAATGGTTGATATGTCTAAGGGTCAAAAGTCAAAACTGACAAAGGAGCTTTCCGATGCTGCCAAGGTGATGTCCACATTCTCTACAGGAATAGCATCCATCTTCTCACAGAACACTGTTGCCAAAGGACACACTCCTGATGGCATCATTAGGAACATGGAAGACTTGCTCTACGACCCTGACTCTGGAATTTCAACAGAGGATGCGCAGAAAATTATAAGTAGTATTAAATCAACAGCTTCAACCAAGCTGGATAAGGGAAACACTACAGCTAAAGCAATCAGGGCAATCAGAAGAGTTATTGGGCGTGATAAGTCTATGCTTAAAGGTATGGCTGTAAACGACCTTGTGTCTACTATGTTTACCTCACATGATGAAGCCCTTATCCAATCACATGCGGGTAAGGTTGGGTTCTCAGGTAGGCATCAAGCGGTTGCATTCTTGATTAACAAGTGTGAACCTAAGCTGTTAGACAGTGGGAATATCAAATGGGAATACACTGGTAAAGACGGCAGGCCAAGAACGATGTATGCCACCCTGATTCGTCCACAAGATGATGCTGCCATCTTCGATGGGAGAGCTTACAACAAGTTGTTCCAGTCGGTAGGTAAAGTTCTATCAGGTTCCGATGAAGGAGTTATCTCCGAGTCAAGAAAGAAAGACATCATTCTCAAGTTGGAGAAAATCCTTGAGGGTATAGATAAAGTATTCTCCGTTGAACGATAGCTCAGGAGTAATCCCGTAGCTTCGCCCCGTGATTACTAGCTCAGGTTTGTAATCCTTCTTGTATATAATAAGATAATTCTTATCCTTAGAGTTCTTTACTTCTTCTTCACCTTGTTTTATAAAACTTATTATAGTCGAGGAGCCGCGAAAGTAGTCATAAATGTCGAGGTCATACCCAGCCTTGCACTCGATAACGAACTTGAAGTTGGTAGGTGTGATGAGGTCTCCTGCAATCTGGAGGTGTTCTGGCAGGTTGTGAGTGGTTGCGAAGGCTCCTGACCCAGGAGTACGTTGGAAGTCTGTGGTCTCAAACCTTTCGTTCAGCTTCTTAGCTACTGCGTTCTCATACCTACTCCCTTTCGCTTTACTGTTCTTGCGTTTCTTTTTCTTTAAACCAAATTCACCTGTGGTAAGAATATCTTCTAAATTATCGCCCATAATGCTATAATAGGGGCGTAGGCAAATACTATGCAGAATATTCAGGAAGAAAGTAAGTCGGAAGAGGTGGAGCTAAACCCAGTCCAAGAACAGATTGTGGAGAAGACGGGTATGCTTGAGGCCTTAGAAGATGCCGACTTCACTATGCATGGTTCTAAAGTTAAAATCAAAAAAGATAGACGTATGAAACTATACATTAAACTTACTCAGGAACAGACCGAGCAATTTGAAAAAGTCGCATCTGTATTTAAAGGTGCTGGCATTCAGTCTGATGATGAGATTGCCGCAGTCATTATGATGGCTGGCGTGGCAACTTACATCTCAAAGATTGCGTCTAGCTTGGAAGAGCTTGAGAAGATGGAAGAGATGGGCAAGGAGCGCGAGGCTAAAGAAGCTGAGCAAGCAGCCCTTGACCAGGAAGAACAGAAAGAAGCTTTTATCAGGGTCAATAAGTCTGACGACGATGAGTAATATTACACACCTAAAGACCCACGCTGACATTAATGAAGTGTTGAAGCGTAGGCATAATGACGTGTTCTCTATTTTGTACGTGTCCCCTTGGTGCAAGTGGAGTGGTAAGATGGAGAAGTTGGCCGAGCAATGGGCCACCAATCACCCAGAGGTTCCAATGTACAAGATTGATAGTTGGAATACGCCTGAGGCATTTGGCACGTTTAACATTACATCTGCACCAGCACTACTTACTACAGAAGGTAAAGGTTTGAGGGTTGTGGTTGAGTACCCTTCTCTCTACAATTACTTTACGAAATGAGTAACACGCCCCCTTCCCGCGATGTGTTTAACTGCGCGGTACAGTCACTTGCCGAGCTTGAAAAAGAATAATGGTTTCCCACAAACAAGGTTCCGTAAAGGGTATGGGACTTCTTCTTGTCGGTAAGACGAAAGGTTTCGTTGTCGCTGACAAGAATGACTATGAGGAATCCTTAGGAAAGGGTAGGATTTACTACGCTGAGTTAGTTACATCTAGCTCTTTGGAAGTGGCCACCCGACACGCTAAGAAAATACATAAGGAAGCCGTCAAAGAAGACTTCAAAAGTATTGGCAAAGGGTCTATTATAGTAGTGGATGTAGAGGCTAGCTCTGTGGTGTTGACCCTGGAGTATTGAAAACATCTCCCTTCAACTCCCTGTACTTCGTAATCTTTAAATTATACTTCTTGTTCTTGGTGTAAATCAATCTTAAGTTGTTAACGATTACAGTAGTGAAGTAGTTGAAAGCTGAACCTTTCTCCTTAGTGAAGTTCTTGAGGACTTTTAGGCATAGCACGAAGCACTCTTGCCTAGCATCATCATAATCGACATTGAATTTGAACGTCATCAGGATGTTGTTGATAAGCAACTCCAACATGGACACTAACTCTTTTTCATATGTCTCATTGTCTTCAATGTAATTGAAAATAGTCTTTTCAAATTCCTTGTTGTCAATGTAATGCTTTTTCTTTTTAGTGCTCATATATTATCATAATAGTTAGGAATGTCCAAGAAACTAGAAGAATCTTTGGGGAAGTTAAAAGACCCTAAGACCTACAACAACTATCAGGAGGATGTTGGAACGGAGAAGATTGTCTTCGTGACCCCCTCCCTCACTAAAAACGGTGGGCACGTTGCCGACATGGAAGAAGACGCTGAGTACTTAGTGAAAGGTATCATTGCGGAAAGTCCTATGTGCAACTACCAGTTCATTCCAGCAATCAAAGACTACAACAAAGAGTTTGATGACCTGGAGTTGGCTGAGTTTGAGTTCCACAGAGAGATTATCATGAAAGAGTTGGAAGAAATCCAACCAGACTTGGTAATCCTCATGGGGGATATTGCTTTGAAGGTAGTGCTCAAGCAGAGAGGCCTTCTTAATAGGCGTGGCTGTGAGTTCATTATTGAGAGTGAGACAACTGGCAAACAGATTGTAGTGTTCCCAACCTTTGCGCCAGAGACAGTTTACCTAGAGCCTATGGTTAGGAATGTTTTTGTAGAGGACTTAACTAACTCTTATAGCAGGAACATCCTCAAGGTTGACAAGTTCAAAGAGGCTGGTGTAGTACTGTGTGATACTATGGAACTTGTACGAGAAGAGTTCCGTAAGGCTAACTTGGCTGAGAAGATTGGTATGGACCTTGAGACTACAGGACTTGACTTCAATAAGGATGTCATTACTTGTATTGGAGGTTCATACGAAGAGGACAGCGCGTTCATCATACCCATGCACCACTTCGAATCCAAGTTCACAGATGAAGAGCTTGATATGATTTATGAACTGTCCTCTGAACTACATGCGAACCCAAATGTAATGAAGATATATGCAAATTCTAAGTTTGACCAAAAGTTTCTAAGGAAGCGTGGGTCAAAGCCTTTTCAAAATGTACACTGCATTCAATTCATGCACTCACTGGTAGATGAGAACAGGTCTCACTCTTTAATGAGCCTAGTGAAAGAATACTTCCCTGAACAACTGAAAGACTGGTAATATGTTAAACATTAAAGGAGAAGATGCCTCCAAAACTGATTGGGCCAATGTCCCGATGGAGAAGCTGGCCTTGGGCTGCGCTATGGATTGCAACTACACGTTGCACCTAGAGGAGAAGATTAGATTAGGTATGACAGCCGATGGCGTTACTGAGGCATATGATAAAGTTCTCAGCGAAGTCATCCTTATTGTAGGAGATATGGAGCGACGTGGCATCAAGGCTAACACTGACCACGTTAAGGTTCTGGAGGAGCAGCTTACAAAAGAGATTGATAGGTTGCGCGGCATCTTAGACAGGCAGAACCCTTTACCTAATGTTGAGTACAAGCCTCACGGGGTTATTGAGATTCTGTTTACAGATGAAGAGGACGACAAAGGTAATTCTGGTTTTGGGCTAACCCCTCAAGAGTGGAACGCTGCATCACAGCTTCCTAAGATTAACCAAGAGAATTTGAAAAGGATTAGGGACGATGTGTATTCAAAAGCGAAGTCTACGCCTAAGGAAATTCTTGGTGCTGAGTTCATTGACACTTACTTAGAGTGGAAGAAGAGGGTTAAGCAGAGGAATGATTATGTTTACGGCGTGGCTAAGGCTCTTAAGTATAACCAGGACGGCAGGATTTATTCCCAATACAACTTTTCAGTAACCAAGACAGGAAGACTTTCTAACTCGTCTTATAACGTTAAGAAGCTTGAGCCTGGAAAGAAGGCTGGCTCTATGGTTAACAGGAAGTACAACAAGGGTGTATCTTTTCACACACTTCCAAGACCTGATGAAGATGAAGACCCACAAGCTATGCACGTTAACTTGCGTAGTATTATGGGTGCTGATAAGGGAAAGGTATTCATCTCAGGAGACTACAGTGCAGCAGAAGTTAGGGTACTAGCTCACTGCTCTCAAGACAAGAACCTAATCGCTGCGTTTGAGTCTGGGGAAGACTTGCACAAGTTTACAGCTTCTCTGATTTTCAAGAAGCCAATCAATAAGATTACTGCTCAGGAGAGACAAATCTCTAAGAGCGTGACGTTCCTTATCGTTTACGGCGGTGGACCTACCAAGCTTGCTGCTAGTATTAAGAAGTCGGTGACGTTCTGCAAAGAAATCTTTAGTAAGTACTTCAAGGCATTCCCAGGAGTTCCAAAGTGGATTGAAGCTACAAGAGCAGAGATTAAGAGAACAGGTTACGCCACCAGTCTCTTCGGTCGTCGTCGTAGGCTTCCTAACGTTAATAGCCCTAAGAGAGCTTTCCAAGAGAGAGCTTTACGTCAAGGTGTAAACTTTGTTATTCAGAGTTCTGCGTCTGACCTTATGCTTCATTCAATTTGGAGAGTTCACACTTTGTCGCAAACGCACGGTATCGAATTGGACCTAGTAGCAACAGTACATGACTCCTTAGAGATTCAAGCTCCTGTGGAAAGTTACCATAAGGCAATCAGTCTGATGCATTACTGCATGGCAGACCTTAGTTATCTAAAAGGTCTTTACGGGTGGACATTTGATGTACCCTTCAAAGTAGACATGGAGGCTGGGGTTTCCTTTGGAAGTGGCGTAGAAGTTGAGCAAGATGCCAGTTACAAGGTACTAAATAAAGAACAGATTATGGAATACTATAACAAAAATGTCGCAGCATAGAGTAGTAGTTTTAACTGACCTCCACCTGCGTTCAAACTATCTTTACGGATACCTTGACAAGCAAGTGGAAACCCTTTTGTATTATGCTAATAGGAAACTAGCTCACACTGTTGTAATCAATGGAGACATCTTTCACAGTAGAAACCCGAAAGGGAGAGAGCTTCTTGCGTTCCAAAAGTTGTTGGATGGAATCAAAGCAAAGCAAATCATTATTAACCGTGGTAATCACGACACTCTCGTCCGTAATGGCGCGTCTGACACATCTTTGTCGCTGTTTGAAGCAGATAGGGTAAAGGTTGTATCTGACACAGAAGTAGTTGCTATTGGTGGGGTTGAGTTTGCAATCATTCCTCATTACGATGATGAGGATAGAATTATTCAAGACATCAAAAAGACAGCACCACTTCCAATCTTCGGACACTTTGGTTTCAATGGAAGCCTTGTTAGGAAAGGCTATACTTATGACTCTGTTGTAAGGAAGAATCATTTTGAAGACAGGCTTACGCTCTTGGGGCACATTCACAAACCATACAAGTATGGTGAGAACGTTTATGTACTAGGCACACAGTACGCCACTAGTTTTGGTGAAGCCAATACCACTAAGTACATTCATGAACTGCTTATCTCTGATGGAAAGGTAGAGGTTGTGAAGTCTCAAATCAATACGGGCATTAAACATATTGTTGGAAAGCTTGATGAGATTGCTGCGCTTGACAAGAAGCACAAGTTCAAAGACTTCTTTACTATCCTAAGGATTAAGGTGGACACGTTGGACACGTTTGCTGAGAAGCAGATAAAGGAAGACATTACTAAGCGATACGACTTGGCCCACATGGACGTAGTGTTTGAAGATGTATTTCAAAAGGCAGGTGTTGCTAGGAACATGCAAGGCTCTGTCTTGGCTTTTGATGATGCAATGATTGAACAGTACATTACTGACACTGATACAATATTCAATAAGACTGAGCTTATGGATGCTCTTAAACTAATCCAAGGTCAATGATTCTAAATTCTATTGAGATTAATAACTTCCTGTCGGCTGGTAAGATTTACCTTAACTTTGATACCCTTGGAAACATTACATCCATCAAAGGAATCAATGAGGACACTTTAAAGAAAGGGTCCAATGGCTCTGGCAAGAGCACTTTGATTGAGGCTATTTACTTCGCACTGTTTGGAAAGACCTTGCGGAAGTCTTCGGAGAAAACCTTAAAGAACACTCGCACTAAAGGAAAGTGTTTGGTTAAGCTGTGGGTGAACGGAGACACGGTAATCTCTAGGTCTAAAGGCCCTAACAAGCTGCACGTTTCCGTTAATGGCGCTGACCACATTGGCGGCTCCATGGCTGAGACCCAGGCCATGTTGGAGAAGCATCTAAACATCAATAAGAAGGTGTTCCTAGCTTCAATGGTATTTGGTCAACAGAATGAGATGAGTTTCCTGACTGCCACACCAGAAGATAAGAGACAGATTCTCCAGAGCTTCCTTAATGCATCTTCTATCTTTAAGAACAGGCACACAATTAAGGCACTCAAGTCCCAGTTTCAAGCAGAAACTAAAGTAGCTCAGACGTTAGCAGATGTTTCGTATGAAGCTACTAATAGTGCTAGCCTTAAAATAGGTGAAGCTAGGGATAGCAAAGCGGAAGCCAATGCGCTTCTAACTAAGGAGAAGAAGGAGTTCATTGAGAAGTATTCCCTCGCTGACATTCAGCAGATGGAGAAAGACAATCATGAACTTGACCTTGAGATTAGGTCGAAGCAAGTTAACCTTTCGAATGCTGTGGCCACTTTGAAAAAATACAAAGGGGAATTCGAAGAGTTGAAAGGTTTAGCTTGTGAGAACTGTGGGGAAAGGTCTTCATACGTTCAGCAGAGATACGTTAAACTTGAGAAGGAGATTAAGTTCTTGCAACTTACAATTCCTGATGTTAGGAAAGAGGTTAGCAAGATGGTTGAGACTCTTGACCTGTCTGCAATACCAATCTCATCAGATGACTTTCAAAGCATTCAATCTATTAAGGACTTTGATAAGGAAATTGAATTGCACACAAAGGATATGAATTCTCATGTGAAGCAGTCGGAGATTCATAATGACGCAGTGATGAATGCTCAGAGAAATTATAGCCTTATGCGCTTCTGGGAGGATGCCTTCTCGGAGCATGGCTTGATTAAGTATGTCATTAGGAACATCCTTGTGTTCTTTAACAATCGTGTCAACTATTACTTGAATACAATGTCTAATGGAAATATTACTCTTGAGTTTAATGATGTGTTAGAGGAGACTGTTATTAATCAAGGAGGTGAGGTTTCTTATGGTACGATGTCAGGAGGGGAGAAGAAGAGGGTATCCTTATCTGTCATGCTAGCATTGAATGATTTGCTGGCACTGTCTGGAAAGGAAAGGTCTAACATTATCTTCTTTGATGAGATTGCAGACTCCCTAGATGACGAAGGTGTTCAGTGCTTGTTCGATTTGGTTCGCGCACAGTCTCCTGATAAAAAGTTGTTCATCATTACGCACAACGAGTACCTAACTTCACTGCTGGTAGATACGTCTGAGAAAATCACAGTGGTAAAGAAAGGCGGTGTAACCTCACTACACGTTACAAACTAAAGGTTTACAAACATTACGCTCTAACTTTCGATGGGCGCAACCTATTATAAGTGTGGGAGTTTGTAGGATTTTGATAAATTGTTCAAAAACGGACACCTCCCACACATCATAGAAGGTAAATATTACACATGGCATTAGAAGTACTAGCGGTAGGGGAAAGAGTTTTAATCCAACCCATCACAGTAGGGGATGAACTCCCTGAGACAAGTAGCGGGATTGTTATGCCCGATTCATTAACAGGAAAGAAGTTGAACAGAGGTTTGATTATTAGTGTTGGGCAAAAGGTGTCTGACGAAGTTCGGGAAGGAGATATGGTTGCTTACGCGCAACATGCCGCCCAAGAGATTAGTGGGCTAGGAGATGACAGAGTTGTTGTGTACGAGTCGGATATTCAGATTGTAATTAGAGATGGGGAATAGGCCTGCTGTACCGGGATACGTGATTCCCGAAGGAACAATTCACGAAGACATAGCTAAGCTCAAGTACTTCTTCCCTGGGGAGAGCACCTGGAGTGAGGTTTCCCGTAGGGCAGCAAAGCAAGCATCCGTTGTAGAAGACATTAAAGAGCAGCCGAAGTGGGAAAAGAAATTCTACGATGCAATCAATAGTGCCGACCTAGTTCCTGGGGGGCGTATTTTGTTTGGTGCAGGAAGGCCGAACTACAACATGCTTAACTGCTATGTCCTTGAGCCTGACGATTCAGTAGCCAGTATTGGCAAGATGATTCAGGACATGTACAAGATTGCTTGCTCAGGTGGGGGCATTGGGTTTAATTACTCAAACATCCGACCCAAAGGGGATAGCATTCAGAACATTCCGTTCTCTGCTCCCGGCTCTATCTCAACAATGAAGATGATTAATGAGATTGGGTCGCACGTAAAGGCAGGGAAGAGTAGAAGAACCGCCCTCATCGCAATCCTTAACGTATCTCACCCAGACTTTATGGAGTTCTTAGATGCTAAGCTGGATAGGCATGAGCTTACGAACTTTAATATCTCAGTGGGAGTATCTGATAGATTCTTGGAAGCTGTGGAGAACAACGAGGATTGGTACTTCACTTTTGGGGGTAGACACGTAAGGTATGACCAGTACTCTGTGAGAAGAGAGTCAGAACAGGGCGTAGATAACGTCAAGGTCATCGCTAAGAGCGAAGAGGATGCATTAGGTGTGGCAAGTGCCTTCCACCTTCTAACGCCGTCAGACACCTTCTCTGAGGCTGTGAAGGTTCCCCTGAAAGCCAAGGAGTTGTGGGACAGAATCCTAAGGAACGCCGTGGAGTGCGGTGAGCCTGGAATCTTTAACCTAGACTACACAAACCAGTTCAATAATGTAAGTTACTTTGAAACACTCAATAGCACTAACCCGTGTGTTGCAGGAGACAGCATTATTGCTGTTGCTGATGGTCGGAATGGTGTAAGTATTAAAGAGCTTGCTGATAAAGGTGAGGACGTTCCCGTGTATTCTACTAATCTAACCACTGGTCAGGTAGAGATTAAGATGGGCCGAAACCCACGTATGACAGGGCAGGGTAGTAAGGTATGGAAGTTAACTTTAGATGATGGCTCTGTACTAATTGCGACCCCTAACCATAAGATTCTTACAAAGGAATTGGAATATGTAAATCTTTCTGATTTGCATGAAGGGCAAAGTGTCTTCCCATGGAATAGTTTTAACAGCAATGGTTATCGGCAGATTTCTAATGTTGGAGCAAAAATGACCGGAGGTGCTCGGAGAAACCGTAGGCAATACAGGGTTATGGCGGAGTTTAACGGGATAAACGTTGACCCGAAGACAACTGCTATCCATCATATAGATTGTAATAGTCTGAACGACAGTATGGATAATTTGCAAGCGATGCCTCATGGTGAGCATAGACAACTTCATGCAGAAAAGATGAAAGGCAAGGATAACCCCTACCATAAGATGACGGACGAATGGAAGGTTTCTTTTGCCACCCATACAGGAGAGGATAATGGTCGCTGGAAGGATGTCTCTAACGATGAGCTGGTAGGTCATGGTAGAAAAGTGTTCGCCAATGAAGGAAAGTTCACTAAGAAGTTGTGGCAGAGATACGCTATAAAGAAAGGTCTCCCTATTTCTGTAAATCGGAAATGTAGGTTCACTTCCTTCTCGGCGTTCAAAAGTTTGGTGATTGGCAACCATAAAGTAGTGAGTGTGGAGGAAGTTGGAACTCAGGATGTGTACAACATTACGGTAGACGATAACCATAACTATCACGTTATTACTTCTCATGGTGACGGGAAGTACGTTAAGTCTTCTGGGATTTGCGTTAAGAATTGTGGAGAGCAACCTCTACCAGCATTTGGTAACTGTTGCTTGGGACATGTCAACCTAGCAAATATGGTATCTGATGAGGGTGTGATTGATTGGAGAAGAATCGCTCGTACAATTAGGTTGGGCGTGAGATATCTGGACGACATCCTTGAGGTAAACACCTTCCCTATCGAAGAGTGCAGAGAGGTAGGTCATAGGAGCCGACGCATTGGTCTAGGAGTTCTAGGCTTTGCCACGTTCCTAATCAAAGCAGGGTACAGGTATGGTTCCGAGTCATGTATTGAGTTTACAGAGAGGCTATTCGAAACCTTCCGCAACGAAGCGTACAAGGCTTCCATGTATCTTGCCCGTGAGAAAGGCTCTTTCGAAGCATATGATTGGAGAAAGCTAAAGGATGAGCAGTTTATGAAAACTCTTCCTGCACGTATCAGGTCAGACATTAAGAAGAACGGTCTTCGCAATGCTTCATTGTTGACAGTAGCTCCAACAGGCACAGTGGCAATGGTGGTGGGAGTTTCCACAGGCATCGAACCAATCTTCTCCCCTGTGTATAAGCGAAGGTGGAAGACAGGAACTGAGGATGTGTATAATGAGGCTTTAGTTATCGACCCGTTGTTCAAGAAAATGTTCTTGGAGGGGAGAGATGTGAGCCATATCGTAGGAGCATATGATGTAACACCAGAGGAGCATATCAAGATGCAAGTAGCCATTCAGTCAAAGATTGATGCTGCAATCTCTAAGACTTGTAATCTTCCTAGCACAGCACAGTATTCTGCGGAGCTATCTGAAATGGTGCTTGGAGGAATCGGAGAGATGAAGGGCCTCACGTTTTATAAGGCTGGTAGTAGAGGCAACGAACCTCTGGAAGCCATTGACCATTCCACACTAGACCTGGATGTACTTATTGCTGAGAACAAGTTGGAGATACTGACAGAATCTGTTGACACATGTAAGTCAGGGGTTTGTGAGATATGAGAAACGTAGACAAGTACAAGAAGTTTAGATTCTATTGCTTTGGTGAAGACCCTTTGAAGAGGTACGGGTGCAGCGAGACTAATAAGGATGGGCATTACATTATGGATTGCTCCGACGAGAACGGAAGCCCTCCGAAAGATTATCCAGAAGATGAAGGTGTCTGTCCTCACTGTGCTTCAAAGTCGAAACTCATAGGTACGGTAAGTGAAGGGTACACTAAAACTATTGGTGGTACTAGGGAGTCTGATAACCGATGCACTGATGAAGGTTACGCCCGTGAGTGGTATGAGAAAGAGATTGAGAATACAAAGGAGGCCTTGAAGTTTAAGAAAGGTATCTCTCCTTACGCTCAGTTTGAGATGGATTTTAAAGTCTTGGAAGACCAAGGCAGAGTTAAGAAGGTTTCCGACAAGGAAGCCAGAGATAGAAAAGAGAGAGCTAATCAAGTTGCTGCTTCTGTAGCAGATGACTTTACTGATGAAGAAAAACAAAACAAGATAGGGCACAGACCTAATGGATAATATTTTAATGTACAGTGAGTTTGGTGAAGACGACCTCTTCCCTAAGACTCCTGGCTCCGCAGGGATTGACCTGAGGATTACCAAAGACCTAGAAATCATGCCCAAGACAACTGTACTAGTTGGTACAGGTGTAAAAGTAGCTTGCCCTCCTGGGTACTACTTTATGATTACACTCCGCAGCTCTATGGGGAAGAACATGCTCATCCCGAACTCTCCTGGAATCATTGATTCTGATTACCGGGGGGAGATTAAGCTGCGGCTCTTCAACACTTCCATTGCTGGGCTTAAGCTCAAGAAGGGAGCGCGGGTGGCGCAAATGATTTTGTGCAAGTTACCAAAAGAGGTCACGTATTTCACCCACGAAGACTATGATGAGTATGAGGCCAAGGTGTCTGAATTCGATTCTGAGGTTCACGCAGAGAACGTGCGTGGTACAGGCGGCTTTGGCTCAACAGGTAAATGACGACGATTACATATACATTCGAAGAGAATATCCAAAGAGCTATTCTGTACCTCTGTAAGTCTTCCGAAGACTTCTTAGTACAAGTAGTTACTATGGTAAAACCTGAGTACTTCGAACTAGGAGCGCACCAAAAGATATATGAACTGACTAGAAATCATTGGCACGAATACAAAGAGCTTATCACTGACTCTCAACTCGTAGAAGAGTTCAAGGCAGTTAAGGCTGAGAAGGAGACTCTTGGTGAGTTCCGTTCTGAGATTAAGTTCGTCAACGCATTGGATGTACAGTCGTTCTCCGATACTGAGTACTACATCAATAAGGTGGAGGACTTTGCTAAGAAGGAGAGCATGACCCAGGCAGTACTTGAATCTGTAGAGGACATTAATAACGGTCGTCTAGAAATTGTTGTTAACAGGGTAAGAGATGCACTGAACGTAGGGAGGCAGGTTGACCTTGGCTCTAACTACTTCGAAGGGTTGCAATCCCGATACAATGAGGAAGACGAAGGTGACTGCGAGTTCGGCACAGTATTCCCTACCTTAGATGAAACTTTGGGTGGAGGGGGAAGCACTGGAGAGGTTTACTTAGTGGTAGCTCCTCCTGGTGTAGGAAAGTCTGTGTACCTCGCTAACCAAGCAGTGCGTAGTGCAAAGCAGGGCCACAATGTCTTGTTCATCTCACTAGAAATGGACAGGAAGAAGGTTGAGAAACGTGTCGATAGTATTATGACGCGAATCCCCATGGCCGAGCTAAAGTTCAGAGTACCTGAGATTGAGGATAGGCTTAAGAAAGTAAAGGAACGCTACCCAGACATGGGGGAGATTAAGTCTAGGCAGTTTCCAACTAGGGGATGCTCAGTCGCACAACTTAGAGCGTTCATTACCCAGGTAGAGAACTACGAAGGGTTCAAGCCTGATGTTATTATCGTTGACTACTTAGATATTATGAGTAGCGACATGCTAAGCAAGTATGATGCCCAGCAAGATATTGTTGAGCTTCTAAGGGGCTTGGCCGTGGAAAAGGATGTTCATATTTGGACAGCGACCCAGACCAACAGGGAAGCCAAGAAGGTTAACGTCATTACTGACGCTGAACTAGCAGACTGTTATGGTAAGATTCGTGTTGTTGACTTGGCGATATCCTTGAACCAGACGGAGGAAGAGAAAGCCAATGGGCTTATGAGAATCTTCGTAATGAAGAGTAGGAATGGCCCTGCTCATATGATTATTCCTGTGAGGCATGACGTAGGCAGGTTAATACTTTTTGAATAAAATGATTAAAGACCACAGAATACTCTTGACAGGGAGGCGAAGCTACTCTATCATCTTGCATGAGAACCAAGCCTCCGTTATGGACGGGGAGGCTTGGGGGTACGTGGATACTGAGAAGTATGAGATTCATATGTTCAGTGGAGTAGATGATGCATTCTATGCAGAGAACCTATTCCATGAGATAATCCATGTAGCATTAGACCAAGCCAACCTTGGGGACGATGACTGTCTTCCTGAGAAACTGAACAACGAGTTCTTAACAGGTGCGATAAGCAACTGTCTGTGGCTTCTTAGAAATCTGAACCCACATCTGTTTGAAGACTTGTTCAAGCAGACAACACAACCAACCATTAGTACATAACACTTACAACATGACTGACATTACTAAAGTATACGATAGCCTTGACACAGCCTATGAGATTATCGTGAAACGCTACCTTACAATTGATGAGAACAACATTGATGCCGCACTGATTCGGCATTCGGCTGACTTTGCTTTTATGGGTGCTGTAACTGCACACGCAAAGCTTCTTAGCGATGAGTTCGAACTAGAGCTTGATAAGTATGAGTTCTCTTTGAGAGATACCAAATCAAAAGAGCTTGTGTCCAAAGGTATTAGGGCAACCAAAGACGCAGTAGACACTGCAACTATGTCTGACCCTGAACTCTTGGCAAAGCGCAAGCAGCAAATCAGGCTTGCTCACAAGTACAACCTTGCTAAAAACATCCTTAGCTCCATGGAGCATCAGAAAGACATGCTTGTTCAAATCTCAAGCAACCGTCGTTCCGAAATGAAACTACACACACATTAATACATGACTAACAACAAATTAAACGCACTACGAGAGAAATACGAGAAAGAGAAAGCTAAATCCGCAGGTAAAGGCGGTGGAGGTCTCGACAAATACGTATCCCTTGATTACGATGAGACCGCAGAGCTACGAATTCTGCCTATCGCAGATGATGTAAATGATTACCACCTTGAGAGTGGTATGCACTACATTGATAAAGAGACCAAAGTTAATTGCCCACGGGTGAACGGGGACAAGTGCCCTATCTGTGAAGCATACTTTGATATCTGGAAAGACATTAATGAGTCAGAGCCTAAGTTCGACGTGAAGAGTCCTACTCCTTTGCAGAAGGCTTTGCACGAACTTACTAAGAAGTCTAAGTCTACCAGCAGGTACTACTACAACGTCCTTGACCGCAGGGATGGCAATGTTAAGATTATGGCGCAAGGCTATAAAGTATACGCTAAGATTATGGACGGCCAGTTCGACCCAGATTGGGGCGACGGTGAAGTAAGTGTTGCTGACCCAGAGAACGGTTGGGACTTCAAGCTTACCTTGAAGAAAGTAGATGGTTATAACAACTATGACACTTCAACCTTTAGGCCTAAGTCTTCTTCGTTGGGAACTCCTGACGAGGTTGAAGAGCTTATGTCACAACGTCACGACCTTTCGGAATTGATTGTTGAGAAACCATACGAAGAGCTTGAGCTTGTTGCCGAGGGTATTCGCGCAGAGCACAGGTTGATTATGCAGCCCCAAGAGACTGCTGGTATGGAGCCTACTGATGGTGAAGGGATTGGTTCGGAAGAGGACTTCATTAAATCCTTGGAGTAATTCAGAGTTAAGTACCTAAAGGTACTATAATAAGGGGGATGGAGAAGAAGTTGAAAATTCTTGTTTGTCCTCCAAACTATGGAGGGTGTGGGCAGTACCGTGTCGTTCAGCCTATGCAAAAGTTGGAGGAGAAGTTCCCCAACGATGTTGACATTAGGTTTGATGATGACCCGCTAGGGTGGTCAACGGAAGACCCACACTCTTTCACATTTGATAATATTAAATGGGCTGATGTAGTATTCACTGCTAATATTCATAAGTATGGCGGGGAGTACACGTTAAACCTAGCAAGGGTGTCAAAGGAGCTTGGTAAGTTTTATCACTTCGACACAGACGACTTGCTGACTGAGCTTTATGAAGGGCACAGACATTACCAAGCGTATAAGGATAACAACCTTGAGAACATTACTAAAGCTGTTTATGGGATGGCCGACCTTGTATCTGTTACTCAAATGAAGTTCGCGGAGAGAGTAGCGCAGTATGTTCAGAGTGGATGTCTCGCTGTAATCAAAAACGCAATTGACTTCGACCTACCTTGCTGGAACATGCCCCCTGTTAAGGCTAAGAAAGGACACACCAGGATTGGATGGGTCGGAGGTATCCACCATGAAGAGGACGTTAAACCTTTCCATGGTGTTATGCTTTCTCTAGCAGCTAAAGTTGGCGCTGAGAATGTGGAGTGGAGACTTCACGGTAAGCCACCACCAAATGCTGACAACGATAAAGAGGGTTGGCAACAGGACGTATGGAAGAACTACGAAGCATGGCTTACGAGCGGTGCAAAGAAGAGCAACGTGTTCGTAGGCTACGCACTTCCTTCTGACAAGTACGGAGTATTTTATAGTCAGATGGATATTAGCATTGCTCCTCTGTTAGACAACCCTTTCAACGATTCCAAGAGTGAGATTAAACTCATGGAGTGTGGAAGGTATGGCTTGCCGTTAGTATGCACTGATGTAGGTGCGTACAGTGAGGTGATTGAGAACGGAAAGACAGGATACCTCATCTCAAAGAACAACCCTAAGTCGGAGTGGATTCAGCGCCTGACTAAGTTGTGCAAAGACCCAGACCATCGAAGAGAGATGGGTCAGAATCTAAAGAAGGTTGTAGACGAAAGATACAATAGCAATCTTCACATCGGAGATAGGTTGAAAATCTATCACGAACTAATCAAACAAAAGAAAGAATACCTAGAGGCTCTTAAGAATGTCGAGAAAGAAAAGCGAAACACTGAAACAGTACAGGAAGAGGCGGGGAATCGGGAACCGCTGGAAAGCGAAGGGCGGGGATGCGTACAAGGACGCGAAGTACCGCAACAAGGAGAAGATGAGGCTGAGAGGTCTTAAGGTGTAATTGGCCGCTCCGCGCCGAGCCTAAACTTAACGTTTAATTGAAAAGCAACTTCCTAGAACTATGACAAGAGTAAAAATAGTAACTGGATGGTCGAACCCTGGTGGCTCGACTATTTCGTTTATTAACCTATGCAACCTTCTTAACGAGAATGGGCATGAGTGTACTTTGTATGGCCCCCATGAATGGCATCTTGGTCGGTGTAAAGGCTCACTGCACCATCGCTCAATGTTGGGCGGAAAGCCTGGGGAGGTGCTACTGACCCATTTCACTGATTTGCCTGAAAGACCAAAGTGGTTTGATAAGGTTATTTTGGTGTGCCACGAAAAAGAGTCTTGGCGCGTAAAAGACCATAAAAAGTATTGGGACGAAATCGTATACGTATCCGAAAGTCAGCGAGAGTGGCAAGGCGTGTGCGGAAAGATTATTCCGAATGTTGTTCCTGATTTGGATTGGACTGATTATCACCTTATGTCAAAAACTGATGCGGTGGGTGTTATTGGTGGAATCGAGCCTAATAAGCAAACTCACGTATCCATTGAAAGAGCTTTAGAGCAGGGTTCCCATACTATTTTACTATATGGCGTTATTCAAAATTATGACTATTACAGGCGTTACGTGGAAAAGTATGTTAAAAGCGGTCAGGCAGTTTTGAAGGGGTTTTGTGATGACAGGATGGAGATGTATGGTTCAGTCGATAAAGTTTACCACTCCTCAAAGAGTGAATCCTTTAATTTGGTGAAGGCGGAATGTTTAAAGTTGCGCGTTCCATATGAGGGGTTGTCATCGTCAAATAGCGACGCAAACTACGATATGTCGGGAAGGGATATTTTAGAGGAGTGGGAAAAATGTTTCAAGAAGATACAAGATTGATTGTTGTTAGCCCTGTGTACAACGGGGAGAAGTGGATTGAGAAGTGTATGGAGTCAGTGCAGTCTCAAACGTATAGGAATTACAGGCACGTAATTATTGATGACGGCTCAACAGATGACACTCTCAGTGTTCTTGCAAATAAGTCTATCGGAGACCCTAGGATAATCTTTGGTGGAGTGCCACGTAATAGAGGAACCTTACATAGTCATATTTTGGCGGTAGAGAAATCAGAAGCAAGGCCACATGATATCATAGTTCACTTAGATGGCGATGATTGGTTGATTGACGATAATTGCCTTCAAAGGATTTACGATACGTACAAGAATAGCGGTTGTCTTGCAACATACGGAAACTACAAGTGCTCTGATGGAGTTACCAAATCTGTGTGTAAACCTCTCGGCTCCCCTATTGGGTTTAGAGAGCAGATTAAGCATGGATGGTGTTACTCCCAGATAAGGACTTTCTATAGGGGTATGTGGGATAGGCTCAGTCCTTTAGATTTCTTAGACCCAAACGGCAAGCTTTATTCGTCTGCCGCTGATGTTGTAATCTTTGTTCCCATCCTAGAAATGGCGGGAAAAGATAGAGTTCAATATATTGAAGAGGAATCAATGATGTACAACTTAGGCACACAAATCAGTGATGCCAAAGTCAACCTGAGTGACCAAGTTCGATGTGCATTAGACGTAGCAAGTAGGAGAGTGAAGAGTGAAATTTAACTTAGTAGGAAGTACCTTCGGAAATGATGCGTGCGCAACCCATGGCAAGGTTTCCCAGCATATTGAGTGGGATAGAACCCGCACTCCCCAATCTGGAACCTTTCATGTTGACCATGCAATTTTCTCTCCGCAACTCTCAATGCATACAAAGGAGTGTAGTTACGGGTGGATACTGGAATCCGAAGCTATCATTCCCCAGGTGTATAAACACGCTCCGAAAGTGTTAGATAACTTTGAGGTAATCTTTACTCACAGTGCAGAACTTCTTGCAATGGATGAGAGATTTATATTTGCCCCTGTGGGCACTCACTGGATTAAGCGCCCAAGAGTTCCCCAGATGAAGACCAAACTAGTCTCAATGGTTTCCTCCCGTAAGACGATGTGCGCTGGCCATCACGAAAGGTTGGGTTGGGTTGAGAAGCTTCGACACGGAGTTGACTTATACGGAAGGGGCTTTAATGAGATTGAATGTAAGGAGACCGCCCTTGAAGAATATATGTTCTCGGTAGCAATTGAGAATTGCCAAAAGCCAAACTACTTCACTGAGAAGATTGGTGATTGCTTTGCAACAGGGACGATTCCCATTTACTTGGGATGCCCTAACATTGGTGACTTCTTTAACATGGATGGCATCATTGTACTGGATGACAATTTCTCACTAGAGGACTTGTCTTATGAACTTTACCTTTCTAAGCTTCCTGCTGTAAAGGAGAACTTCGAAAAGATTGCGTACTACGAGATACCTGAGGATTACATCTTTGAACACTACTTCAAGTAGAAAAACGATTGTTATGATTCAACCTGGAGCTTTTGGAGACATCCTTATTTGCGCTCCGATTGCGAGGGCTTATGTTGACAGGGGGTACAGAGTTATCTGGCCTGTGTGTAAGAAGTATGCCTCCCACTTGGAAGCTGTCGCTGGAAGCTATGTAGAGATTTACCACATGGGAGATTACTTTGGAGAGGGGGATTGGTTAAAGTGGGCATCCGACACGGCGAGAAACTTTGCAAAGGAGTATGAGTTTGAAACCTTAGACCTATCCGACAGGGATGGTCATCCTAAGCAGCTTCCTGGAGAGACTTTTGAGGAAACGAAATACCGTTTAGCAGATGTTCCGTTTGTTTATAAGAATGCTTTGGAGTTCGACAGAGACCCTAGTGCAGAAGAAGCTATTGAAAGGGTAGTTGGAATAGAGGGGGACTACACACTTGTCCATCGTGAAAGTTCAGACGGAAATAAAGCCCCCATCCCTGATGACTGTAAGTACAGAATTATAGAAATTTCTAAGATAGGGAACTATAATATTACTGACTGGTATTCTGTTATTCTTGGCGCGAAAGAGATTATGTGCGTGGAGAGTTCAGTGTTCTGTTTTGTAGATGGCATTCTCCATGCATTGAAATGCAAGCCGATACTGCTACCCAGACCAGGGCATCCAAAGTATACAGTTTCTAAAGGTTGGGATTTGAGGTATTGGAATGAGATTTGATAAGCACTACGAGAAACTTCAATGTGGAAGCATTAAGCAGAGACATATGGATATTGATATGGAGTATGGGGATGATTACATAGACGCTCGATACACATGCCTCCCGTTAGATATCAGGAGTAAGATGGCAGGGCTTAGGCTCGGATACCTTCTTGGGAATGTTCAAAATATTTCCTCTGTTTTAGACGTAGGGTTTGGCTCTGGTGATTTTTTAAAATTAGCTAATGAGTATGGTATACGGTCCGAAGGAATTGAGTGTGAGGGCGTATCTTTTCCCTCCTGGGTGGGAGAAGGGGATTACTCACGGAGATATGATGTTGTCTGCTTCTTTGATAGTTTGGAGCATTTTCAGAGTATTGATTTTATAAAAGATTTAGACTGTAAGTATCTTTACATATCGTTACCATGGTGTCATTTTTGTGATGGAGACCTTTCTGAATCATGGTTTAGAGAATGGAAACATAGGAGGTACGGGGAACATCTTTGGCATTTCAGTAAGAAGTCCCTCACATCACATTTGGAGTCTTTAGGCTACGATGTTATTTCCGCAGGAAATCCAGAGGACGCGATACGTGTTAACCCTCTTTGTAGTAGAGAGAACATTTTAACAGTTATTGCGAGGAAACGATAATGGGTACGCTAAGAGACTTTGAACGAGATTACAGAAAACAAGGATACTTAATTCTAACACCAAAAGTAAAATGATTACGGAAGACACACGGAAGCAAGCACTGGTTTTAGGTGCTGGAGGTTTCATTGGGGGCCACTTGGTCAAGAGATTGATTTCAGAAGGCTACAGAGTTGTAGCTGTTGATATTAAGAAAGAGGATGACTGGTTTCAATGGGATAGTCGGGCAACTAGCTTCGGGCAGGTAGACCTGTCAAATCTGTTAAATGTCGATGCGGTGTTTCGTCGCTTCGGAGATTTCGATGAGATTTACCAACTTGCTGCCGACATGGGAGGCGCAGGGTATATTTTTACGGGGGAAAACGATGCCGACGTTATGTGTAACTCGGCCTCCATCAACTTAAACGTGCTGAGGTCAGCTACCCTTTACCAGAAAGGGGCAAGAATCTTTTACTCGTCCTCCGCTTGCATTTATCCAGAGAGAAACCAGCTAGACCCTGAAAATCCAATCTGTAAAGAAGACACAGCCTACCCAGCAGACCCAGACTCGGAGTATGGGTGGGAGAAACTGTTCTCTGAAAGGATGTATAAGGCGTTTGAGAGGAATCATGGCCTTGATGTAAGGATTGCTAGGTTCCATAACATTTATGGCCCTCATGGTACTTACGATGGCGGTAAGGAGAAAGCTCCAGCAGCTATGTGCAGGAAAGCCATGCTTGCGCGTTGGGAAGGGGAGCCTTTTGAGATTTGGGGCACAGGTGAACAGACACGCTCGTTCTTGTATATTGAGGATTGTTTGGACGCTGTTAGGCAATTGATGAACTCTGACTGTAAAGAGGTGCTCAATATCGGCTCTGAGGAAAAAATATCAATTGATGGATTAGCTAATATGGTGCTCTACGGAGACCATGATGTTACTCTTACACATATCGAAGGCCCGATTGGGGTAAACGGTAGAGTATCTGATAATACTTTGATTCGCTCTGAACTAGGGTGGCAACCAAAATATTCATTGGAGCAAGGTATGCGCCTTACTTACGAATGGATAAAGAAGGAAATGGGTTACACCAAATAGGCATATATAAGGTATGGCACGTTTATCAATGAGAGAGCGCAGACGGCTTCGCCTTGAAGCTTATGAGTTGGCTATGAACCCTGAGTTGGCTGCTGATGCGGTAGTGGATGCTGTTGAGGAAGAAGTTGAGGAGCCTAAGGTTGCAGAGCCTGTGAAGCCTCCTAAAAAGACTAAGGCTAAGGCGAAGAAAGCCACTAAAAAGACCGACTAATCCTCTATTATAGGGGTGATGGGAAATATCCTAAAGGACATTATCAAGGAGCTTGACGACGCGGTACTGCTGCGTGATGAGTTTGTAGAGAAAGAGTTTTGTGACTCAGGCAGTTATGCTCTTAACAAAGTATTGTCTGGAAGGTACACTGGTGGCTATCCTTTGGGTGGCTTGTACGAAATTTGTGGGGAGTCGTCGTCAGCAAAGACGGTGTTCCTCACTCATGCGTTTGTAGGTGCACAAAAGGATGGCTGGTTTACTGTCATGGTAGACAACGAACATGCATACGCGCCGGAGTTTGCAGAGGTACTAGGGGTAGACCCAGACAACTTAATCTATGGAGAGCCTACGACCGTAGAGCAGTGCTTCCAGTTCCTAGAAGATGTCGTGCTTGCCATTAGGAAGAAAGAGAAGGATAAGCCAATCCTGCTAGGATTTGATTCTATTGGAACTCCTCCTTCTGAGAAAGAGATGGAAGGTAAGTACGGGGATAACGCTGAGATTGGTGGAGCACTTAGGGCCAAGGCAGTAGGTATCGCGCTTCGAAGGTTTAACTCCTTCTTGAAGAAGAACCGAGCAACGCTCATCATTATCAACCAGTTTAGAAGTAAGGTTGGGTTTGTAATGGGCGACCCAAACACTAAGGCGGGTGGTGGACGTTCCCTTGAGTACTACTGTGGAATCTCCATGGTAACATCCTCGCCTAATAAAGGAAGGCTTGTTGATGAGCTAAAGAACCCTGTAGGAATTCAGGGAAAGCTCAGGAACACAAAGAACAAACACGCCATCCCGTATCAGTCCTGTGAGTTTGAGTTGATATATGATAAAGGCCTGACAAGGAATTATGGCCTTCACGAAGTTGCGTTGAAAGACGGAACTATTATCTCTCCGTCAAATGGGTACTACTCGTTCCCTGGAGATGATAAGAAATACCGAAAAGATGTAATCAGTGATATGATTGCTGAGAAGATTGAATCTGGGGAACTGGAATAATGAAAGATGTAAGTCTGTTGACAGTGAGCATTTTTGCCATCCTGTCAATTTTGATTGTAACCCTTTGGCCGCTGTGGGTGGGATTGCTCGTACTGTACGTAATCTCTAAAATGGTAGGCCATCACACGAAAGAGTCTCGCATCCGTGGTAGGGCGCGAAGACTCAAAAAGTCTAAGAAACCACAGGAAACTGTCACAGCATACGACGAGGAGGCTGATTTCCTGGAAACACTATAACGCGGTAAACCTACATACTACTGAGAAGTATTATGAAGCGTCTAATCTGCGAGTCAACCCCTTTTGATGCTACCACGAAGGTAGACCCAAAAAGGGCGAAACTGCCTTTGTTCCCTACTTTAAGGGACGGGCTTTCGAAACTGGGGTATGGTGGAGTTTTTACCACTCCTGGCTCAGACAGAATTTACGTATCCACTAAAGGTACTTGGGGAGCCAAGTCAGGGGATAAGGTTGCCAAGGGATTCCCTTCTGATACTCCTATGTCAGAGATTCAAGGCTATGCTAAGCGAACACAAGTTAAGCATGGTTCACAGAATCTGTCTAAGGAGAAAGGTAAGAAGGAGAAGTCTAAATCCGAGCACGGGTTTGCAACTAAAGACAAGAAGGATACAGTAAAGAACTTCGTACAGAAAAAGTAGTATGGCTAATTACAGACCGAAAAACACCTACATGTCAGCAGCAAGGCTGGATAAGCTTGTAAAAGATGTAGTTAAGACAGCGACCGATGATAGGAAAGCTGCCTTGGCTGCGTATGACGTGTTCAAGGAGTTCCACGATAACGGTGGATTGCTTGCCTCTGACTACGCCAAGTACATGATTGATGCTCTCAAGTTGTGCCAAACAGCGACCGACAGGACGTTAAAGGCAATGCTTATCATGCAAAAGTCTACGACTGCTCCTGCTGTTGAGGATGACAAAGAGGCTCCAACGTCCTTTGCCGACTTGAAAGATGCTGCCAAAAGGCGGCGTGAAAATGAAAAACAATAAGTATACTACCTATGTTCCCGAAATCGGAGCCTTTATTACCCTCCGACACCTAGCCTCTGCTGAGATTGCTGAATTTGTAGAAGAGGTTACACTAAAATTCAAGAAGTGCCAATTAGAAATAACAGACTACGTTGACCTCGTAGTAGACAGACTGGTTTCAAAGGAAACGTTTGCTGCGATTGCAAAGATGCAGAAAGAGGGGAAGGTTAGCGACATGCTTGGCCCTGAATGTCTGTTCGCATCTATCTTAAAAGTCTATCCTGTATTCGACATGTCCAACATTAGCTCCTTAGCTAATGACCTTAGTGACCTGGAGATTCGGGAAGACTCATTAGACGAAGAGAAGAAAGGGTGTACAACTTTAGCAGGGATTAACAGGCTAAGGAAGGACCTATCGAGGAAAGTCATTGGCCAAGAGGAAGCTATCGAAGCTGTTATCAGCCCTCTTAAACTTCTCGGCGCTGGCATTGAAAGTTCTGCCACCCTTTTCTTTATCGGGCCTACAGGAGTGGGTAAGACCGAGCTAGCTAAGACTCTATCAGACTCCTTCCTAGGGAGAGACAAGCTAATTAAGATTAACTGTGGAGAGTACTCAGCAAAGCATGAGTATTCCAAGCTAATCGGAAGCCCTCCAGGATACGTAGGACATGATAAGTCAGGATTGCTAACCGAGAAAGCAGCAACCACAAGTCAGTGGGTCTTCCTGTTCGATGAGATTGAGAAGGCATCTGACAAGTTGTTCGACCTTTTACTGTCTCTCTTAGACGATGGAACCATTATGGATTCCCAAGGCCAACTGTTGGATTTCAGCAACTCTCTGTTCCTGTTCACCAGCAACATTGGTCTCCAGGATAACATGGGCAAGAAGGAGATTGGCTTTGGTAAAAGCGTAAGGTCTTATGCAGACTCTATGGCAGGGATTGAAGAAGCTTTCAAGGCTAAGTTTAAGCCTGAGTTCATCAACAGGATTGACCAAGTAGTGTACTTTAACACGTTGTCTAAAAAGGATGCGTCAAAGATTGCTAGGCTACACATGGGGCATCTTCCCCTAAAGCTCACCAAGAAATTCATTGACTACGTGGTTGATAATTCCTTCTCAGAAGAGTATGGAGCCAGAAACATCAAACGCTTTATCAAGAACGACGTAGCCACGAAGGTAGCAGACATGATTCTTGATAATGGGGCGGGAGAGAGGTACACCCCTATTATTACGGACGGGAAGCTTTCTCTTGAGGCTCTTCCTGCGAAATCTGCTGAGCAATAGCTTCTTTCATTGACTGGAACTCATGGTATACTTTATAAGTTGAACCTACTCCGGTAAGTACAAGAGGGATAATCCATTTCAAATTACGAAGGACATAAGCTTTAACGCCTGTGTCCTTTTTCTTTTTACTTACAACTCCATTAAGTTGTGCCTCTAGTACCTGCTGTTTGCTAAGCTTTACTGCTGGACTAATCTGACTCAGGAAGTGGCAAAAAGAGCCATCTTCTTGTTGAACTCTGTCAACTCTTAGTTTGGCCCATAGGACACCATCGGTTTTTGTGATGTACCGCTTGGTCATAATGTAATATGGAACATGTCCTCTATGCACTTCCTCAGACATATGAACATCATCATATAAGTCGTCAGGGTGTGTGATATCTTGGAAGGTTCTGGCTAGTAGTTCTGACTCCGTATATTCCAACAGATTACACAGGGTAGGATTTACTTTAATAAACCCTCCGTCTGCGTTACATAGCGCAAGCCCCCACATGGCGTTATCCCACAGTTGCTCCGAAGTTTGTTCTGAGAATTTAAGATGCGTATCCATATTAAATAATAGTCACTGGTATATAGCCCTATGTGTCGTCTGGAGGGTCGCCGCACACGTAGGAGTTTTTAATTCTGGGAGCTAGGAGGCGACAGACCATATTTAAGACTATATAATTGGGATGTCAGACCTGATTAAAATAGCAGGAGTTGGGGATTACGAATGCCCTGAGCCAGAAGAACCTACCGTACCAGTAGTTCCTGATGCGGTCGTAAAGATTCTATTTGATGGCAGTTCTCTTGACGAGATTATCTATTCTTCTGATGATGTTGACGAGGGCGTTGTTAACAAGTATGTTACTTCCGGAAACGTACAAGATGTTGGAGGCGTTTTGGGTAGCACTCCAAATGTTTCTAATTATGAGTGGGTGCTGCATGAGGAAGACCTAGGGACAAGCTCCGATACTCAAGTCCCTACTCAGGGAAGTGTTAAAGCATATGTAGACTCTCAAGTTGTCGTGGCCGCTGGTGTGTCTTCTGTAAACTCTGTTCCCGCAGTAGATGGGGACATTACTTTGGACACTGACGATATTTCGGAAGGTTCTTCTAATCTATATGTAACGGAGCCTACTATGAAAGCCGTGGGCGCTGCTACAACTAGCACTGCCTCTGTTGCGTCCCACGCTTGGGTCCTAGATGAGGATACGATGTCCTCTGACTCGGCTACTCAAGTTCCAACACAGCAAAGCGTAAAGGCATATGTAGATTCACAGGTTATTTCCTCTGGAGGAATCTCTTCCGTAAACGAAATTACGGGAGTAGACGGGGACATAACAATAGATACCGACGACATTTCGGAGGGTTCTTCCAACCTATACGTGACAGAGGCAAACTTGCAATCTGTTGGAGGAGTTACCTCTGGAACTTTAGGCACTTCCGGATTTAAGTGGATTAAGGATGAGGATGCCATGACATCTGATTCTGATGTACACGTACCTACACAGCAAAGCGTAAAGGCATACGTAGATTCACAGGTTATTTCCTCTGGAGGAATCTCTTCCGTAAACGAAATTACGGGAGTAGACGGGGACATTACCGTTACCTCAGACGATATTGATGACTCTGGTTCTACCAATAAGTATGCAACACAAGCACAGTTAGACAAGCTTGATGATATAGCTGCTTCGGCAGAAGTAAACGTCCAGGCAGATTGGGACCAAGTTGACAGTGGCTTTGATGATTATATTCAAAATAAACCAACAGCACTGTCCGACTTTTCTAATGATATGGGATTCTTAACAGCGAGTCTAGTAAGCTCAGTTAATTCCAAAACAGGTGTAGTTGTTTTAGATGCAGACGATATCGACGATTCCTCGACATCTCATAAGTTTGTAAACCAATCTCTTCTTAACAAGGTAAACTATATTACCGTATCTCAGGCTGTTGACTTGGATACGATGGAAAGTGATATAGCGACAAACTCAGCCAAGACTGCGTTGTCTGATTTCACCGATGATATCGACAACGTTGTGTCAGGGGACAATATCTCTGTTCTTACAAATGATGAAGGATACTTAACAGCATACGCAGTAAGCTCAGTTAACTCCCAGACGGGCGCAGTTGTATTGGACGCAGATGACATTGACGATACATCTACGTCGCACAAGTTTGCTACCTCTGCACAGCTAACGAAGGTTGGTTACCTTACCGTAACCCAAGCGGTAGACTTGGATACAATGGAGTCAGACGTTGCCACCAACAACGCAAAGATTTCGTACCCTGGGACTGACTCAACAAAAGTAAACTTCATCACTGTTACCCAAGCTGTAGACTTGGATACGATGGAGTCGGATATTGCTACCAATAATGCCAAAATCAGCTACACTGAGGCAGCGGCGGTTGCTTCAAACACAGCTAAGGTTACAAACGCTACACATACAGGGGATGTTACCGGAGACACAGCACTAACCATTGGCAACGATAAAGTTTTAACGGTACATATTCTTGATGAAAATGTTACAAATGCTAAGCTTGCTGACATGGCCCAAGATACCATTAAAGGTAACGATGCCGCAGCAGGTGTACCTAAAGATTTGACCGCTACTGAGGTGCGCTCCCTTATTAATGTTGAGAACGGGGCAACTGCTGACCAAACTGATGCAGAAATCAGGACAGCAGTAGAGGCAGCCACCGATAGCAATGTGTTTACCGATGCTGACCACACGAACCTAAACAATCAAAGTGGGACGAACACTGGCGACGAAGTTGCAGCTACGGAAGCGACGGCAGGGGTAGTAGAACTTGCAACAGCTTCGGAGGCCGAAGGGCTTACGGATGGCACTAGGGCGCTAACCGCATCTAGTATTGGGGAACTGATGAAAAGGTTGCCTAAGGCAATCTGCACATTTGTTCCAGGGGCAACACCAACAGAGTCAGCAGGCAACTTTAATGTGTCTAGTGTTGTACAGGTGTCAACAGGGATTTATACTATTAACTTTACAAACGCAATAGGGGTTACTGATTATAATGTAACTCTCGGATATCATGACTCCGCTGCTGGGATATATGTTCTTGTGGTGGGAACGCAGACTTCTAGCAGCTTGACCTTTAGAATTAGGAACGGCAGTTCTGGGGCATTAACTGACAACCCGGAACATGTGCATGTGGTTGTGTATGATAATTCTTGACCACTATAATTTGCAAGAATCTTAGGTTTTATGCAAAATAAACGTTGACTTTGTTGGCGGCGACCCTATTATATAAAGACCGGAAATCAGTGGGTGGGAAAGTTTGGCAATCTTCTCCCCTTGGAAGGGAGCGACGCTGGTTCAAATCCAGCCCAGCTGACTTCACAAATGCTTTCAGGGCAGGTGTCGATATGGAATGGGAGACTATTAAGTTTGGGCGGAATTCGCCATTTGCTAAGGTTATCCATACTGGAACGTATTCTGAGTGTATTGAATGGCGGCAACGCGGTAACGGGACGGGAGGCCTTTGGGGAAGTGTGCCTCTCGTCCTAATGAGTAGAAATTACTTCGATGGCAAAGATGCCTATGGGGTTAGATTTAAGAAGAAAGAACTTCCTGTTACAAACTTTGGGTTTATCTCATAAGTTCCTTGACAAACAAGAACGCGCCCCTACAATGGGGCCAACAAGAACAAGTCGTGTGTGGCTCTGCCTACTACGACCTTCGCGGAGAAGTTGAGAAACCAAAGCCACAGTAGCCTAATGGTATGGCACTAGATTTCCAATCTAGTATTTCGTGAGTTCGATTCTCACCTGTGGTTCCAAAACAAATTAAATGCGGGTGTAACATAACAGGACATGTGTCTCACTTCTAATGAGAATAAATGCGGGTTCGAATCCTGCCGCCCGTGCCAATCTATGGGGATATGGTGAAACTGAATATCATTTTTTCCTCCTAAGAAAAAGTTCCGAGTTTGAGTCTTGGTATCCCTACCAATAATCTTTTATTTTTAACCGCTTGCCTTTCATCAAGTCCCACTAATTATAGTGTGCAGACTTTTACCATTAACGACTATAATCCTCCTGCGGGAGTTATCGCTCAAGGAGCAGTAGGGAAAGATTTCGGATTCACAGTTGATGGATTAAATCAACGTGGATTAGCATTTTACCCGCAAGCTTACGCAGCACCAAACACATTACCAGTCATCGTGTTTTATAGTGGTGGTAAGTCTGGAGCGGATGCCAAACTCAATGATGCGCATGTGCAAGGAAACCTTGTAGGCAGTACAGGACTTCCCCCAACAGGTGATATTGGATACGGACATTCTAGCAGAGTGCTTTGGAATAACGGATATATTCAAATCACTCCGCAAGGTAGAGGGAGAGGCTCTTTGGTTCCTGGTGAAACCTGGACAGGCGGAGGCCTTAGTGATGGTGTAGATGAGTTTGGTGTAGCAGACCTTGAGGATTACGTTGCAGCGGAAGAGCTACGGCATGAGTTCCCAAGCGCACACCCAACCAAAACAGTCTACATTGGTACGAGTCGTGGCGGAATGGAAATGGCTCTAGTGCTTGCCAAGAAAGGTAAAGCTCCCGACGCGGCAATCTTTAAGTCGGCCTTGGTTGACCTAGATGATTGGGGTATTGTCCAACAAGGACGTTACGCTATCCCAGACTTCGAAGCACCAGATGAGACTGTATTCGAAAACCTTGGCATTGATGACCAGAACCGATTGCATATGCGAACTGCAACTAGGTTTACTGACCTAATGCCAACGCAGACTGAGTATCTTGTAATCCATGGTGACGCAGATACGACAGCACCTCTAGAAGGTGTACGAAAGCTTGTACGTCGTCTTCGTTTGTTCGGAGCCAATGTGCAGTTTGAAATTATCCCAGGAGGCGCACATGGTTTGCGTAACACTCCTGCAATCATTCAGCAAGTGGCCGAAATTGAGAGAGATTTCTTGGCCCGTGTAGTAGGTTAAATAGTGAGCAGTGGGGAGAGGCTGTATGACGACTATGAAAAAGCAAATTAGAATTGTACTTAGAGAACTAGATGATAGGCTTCCGAAAAACAACAAGGAAGGTTTTATGCCCGACCCTAAAGTTGTGGAAGCTATCAAAGAATTGAAACAATATCTGAGAGAGAAGAAAGCTGGGAATTCGTGAAAGAACACAAAAACCCAGCTATTGATTTTAAGCGACTTCAATCCTTTACAAATATGAGGATTAAGGAAGCTATGCCTGAACTGTTTTAGTAAGTTACAACGGTGTAATAAACCGTGATGTAGGACTTACTTGAGACACCCGAAGATTGAAGAGCACCAAATGAAAGTTTGGTGTTCTCTCCAATTAATATGGGAAGTTCGAAAGGTAAGTAAGTATTGCTATCTTCCCCAGTGGAAATATATCCTGCCTGGACAGCCCCGCCTACAGTGCCTTTAAAGAAGCCACCCGCAAGATATGTTCCTGTGTGGCTGTTGTCTGCGCCATAAGCCCAAACATTAATCTCTTTCCCTTCTCCTGGTGCAGCGATAATGTCAATGGCTCCTGCCGTCGATACTTCAACAGAAATAACGCTAACCTCTGCCCATGCTTTTTGCATCTCAGGAGAGTTCTTATAAGGTGCGCCAATAGGCTTTTGCGAAAATGCGTCGTTCCTAGTCATACTGGTATATAGCCCTACCTTATGTGCTCAGTAGAGAAGTAAACTCCGATGGTTCTAGAAGACGTGAAATCCGTAGCACGATAGATGAGAGCTTCGTTATCCCCTAGGAAAATAGGCATCCCTCCTAACGTAGAGTTAAAGATTGGCCCAACGACCTCACCGGAAGATGAGACCTTGTAAAGCTTACCTGCCATATCTGCTCCGTCCTGAACGGCTGCAAATACTACAATCCTGAAACCCTCTCCTGGTGCTCCGATAACTGTGAAATCAGTATCCACGGCTGTAACTGATACCGACGAGGTTTCCATATCCCCACGGGCTAAGATGTTTCTTGGCATTCCACGTAAGTTTGACCAAGCCTTTCCTCCCGTGAAAGCATCGTTTCTAGGTACAGTGGCATCTGAGGAAGAGTCCTCTAGCGGCATGGTAGCAATCCAATCCTTAAATCCCCAGGCTTTATAGTTTTCTGGGCCTGGGTCTTCTACCCACGCTTCTAAATCCCAAGCAAAGCCCCATTGTCCTCCTGTCCCAGAAGCCAACGTATGGTTGTACGCACAGAAAGGGCCACTAGCTGTATTGGCATCCCACCCTACAATGTGGTTGTACATTGCTTCCCTCATTCCAGGAAGTCTGTTTGTGTCGGAAATCAAGGCTGCTGTAAGGTTTGAACCTTCGACTAAGTGCTGGCCACCTTCATAACATATAGGAAGAAGCTTACCTTCCCCCGCTAGTCCTGCAACGTTGAGTGCGATTTCCCCTGTAACCAAGGTCATCTTATCTTCGCTGTCAGCTACCATAGCGTCAAAGGCGGCAGCGGCAGAAGATTCATCTACTGAGTCTCCCATATATGCGCCAAATGCATAATAATCTGCATGGTCAGCAGCAATACCTGTTAGTGTAGGACTAACAGCGATTGATACATCTGATTCAGTAAGGTCAGCAGCCATGTTGGGATTTCCTCCTTGACCTGCCAAAACTCTTTCTCTAAGATGTAAATCTGCTCCATAAACATCGTCAATCAACGAGAACATTTCACACGCTCTTGTTGCATATGCTTGGTTCCAAGCATTTCCTGTTGCTGTAAGTCCATAGTAAGGAATCAAAGTAGTTTCACGGTAAGCTTGTTGTTCAAACTGAGAGTTCCACGCTTCGTTAGTGTATTCAAAGAAACATCTAAGGTTAGAGTTTAAGTTCGCTTTTATTAGTGTGGCTGCTTGAGTGACGTAATCATTCGTAGCCATGTGGGGAAGGTTGTACCACAAATCCATGTTGGTCTTGTTGCACAAATCAGCGACCCATTCCAACGCCATCCCTTTGAACGTATACACTCCTGGATAAGCTGCACGTTCTACACGAATCATGCAGTTGGATGCCCCTTCAACAACTCTATCAGCCCAATCAGTTATTTGAGAATGATTGGTAACTGTAAAGTCCATCGCACGGAAGATTTCAATATCTTCAAGAGATGCTAGGAACTCAGGCCTCCACATCTGAACACTTCGGTCATACGTGGCTACATCATCTTCATGAAGAACTTGAATATCCTTCATATAGTTTGTCGAGTTCATGTTGCCACTCGTAGCTCCAGGGGCAAATGTTAGGAACATATTTCCTGAACCTTCGTAGTAGAAAGCAATTTCTCCTGCTGACTTGGATGTCTCCGTAACGTTTCCAGTCATCCTTAGCTCACTGGAAGTCCAACCAGCAACACCACCGTTGTAAGTCAGTACGTAGTTTCCAGCAGGCCTTGATGTTTTGGTGCTAACTATTACGTAATTAAGCTCATGCCCTGAAACACATGTTTTCTGCCAACCAGAAGCGTCAATATCAATTAATGCATCATCGTGGAAACCACTGTCGTTAGTATCACGAATGTTAGGACCTCTTCCTCCAAGCATTAGGTCAATAAACGGGTCTTGATTAGACCAGTCGGTCACGACTGCACCGTTCATACCAACACGCTTGCCATAATTTAATGGGGCCGTAGCGAACACTATCTCTGGCGCGGGGGACATTACTACCTCAGAAGGCCCCATAGCAATTGAAAGGCTTTGTGTTCCCGACGTAGAGTTTGCCACAGTTAAAGTAACTTCGCCTTGGTCGTTAGATATTCCTGTAGCGACTTCTATACCCCCGATTGAAATGGTAACGGTTGCACTCGCTACCAATCTTGAGTCAGAGTCTCTAACGCTTACGACAACATCTGTATTCTCTACATCTACAACAATTCCTGCACTCACCGAAATGGAAGCGGTGGAGTTGCTGGCTGAAATGTCATTAATGTCTCCTACGGGATTTCCTGCGTAATCAGTGACAGAGATAAATGCTGCGCCCTCTGCTTGCCCTCCACCTGAGGGAACTGTCCTTCTGTGGTAGCTAGCTGTGGTATCCGCTGTAATGATTACAGCATCTCTAGTGTATCCAACTTTATTAGAGTTTACACTGGTCGTATACCTCAAACACCTGCTACTATAAACTCTTTCTTCCTCTATGTTGTCTTCGTATGTTTCTGTCCCTGCTGCACCTGCGATAGAGAACGTAGCACTTTCAGTATCTTCTTGGATAATTTCGTCATAACCTGACTTAGTTCTAGTTACGTACCAATCAGGAGAGGATATTACATAAATCCATCCTTTCGTGGCTGGGCTTCCGTTCATAAGTCCTACAGAGATTTCTGTTTCCGTATCATTAAAGGTAACTCCATCCCCAAGAACGTATGCAATGTTCTCCGAAGTAATTCCATTATTGGAAGTACTGTTCATCGTGAACGTTCCTTGTAGGTAAGTTTCAGCCGCAGTTACAGAAGAGATGGAAACATTAGACCAATCCTCTGTAGCAGACAAAGTACTCGTGGCCCCGAAGGTCGCGTCAAACTCTACTAATTGGACAGAAACGTTGCTTCCCCACTCAATCAAGTACACAGAGGCATCAATTACCCCATGGTCGTACTGCACAACTCGCTCCAAAGCTACGTTGACAGAATCATGATTTAGCCTAGCGTAACCAGAGTTCTGCTTCCAGTTGGTTGCATCTGCATAGGTAATACCTGCCAGTACAGCTTGGCATTGGTCGGAATCGACAACTCCTGAGTGTGTAGCGGAAACTGTAGGAACTTGGTCTGCGGCACTAAGAGAGAAAACCCCCCTAGTTATAAATCCACTATTATGTGTATTGTCCGTGCATTCGTGAATGATTATAGTGTGTTCCGTGTTAGAATTGGAAGCTTCTCTAGAGATTTGAATCTCAGCCGATTTAGAAGATGCCCCGTAGTTCCCAAAAGGGTCCATAGTAACCCTCGCATGGTTTACATTGTTTAGCGCCGTAACGTTCCCTTGGGTGGCATTGTGGAGAATTTCTACATAGTAATCCTCTACGAGGTCTTGTTCTAAGGAAACAATATAATCCGTACCTGTAAATTCCCCAGGCTTTATTCTGATAGTCGTGGTTCTGATTGGAGCAGTCATAATCAAATTATATAGCCATATTAGGGATTCTTGGGCTGGCAAAGGCGTTTTTAAACTTATCTCTAATCCAAATTACTTCTTGACACCACAGGAGGCGCGTGTAAGATGGGCCTCTACCGCAGCACTGCTGCACTACCCCAACTACCCGATAAAAACTATGAGTTTGAAATCCGATTTTGTAATTGACGACCGCCAAAAAGAGGTCATCAAGGTCTTGGTTAAAGACGAAGACAACAATGTACTAATTACTGGCGAGACAGGAAGTGGAAAAACTTCCTATTGTCAGGAAGTTGCCAATCAGCTAGGAATGGAACTTACCATTATTAACTGTGGCTCTACCACTGATGCTCGTATGGCCCTTCTGGGTCACTTTGCATTGAAAGATGGTAACACTAACTTTCAACTGGCGGAACTGGCTACTAAAATCCAGATTCCAAACACTTTGATTGCATTGGATGAAGTGTCCCGTGCCTCTAGTGCAGCGATGAATATCTTGCTGCCACTTCTTGACCATCGACGCAGCGTTTTCGTTGAAGAGCTTGGTCGTGAAATCAAGGTAGCCAAAGGTGTTCGCTTTATTCTGACTGCTAACGTAGGTAACGAATATTCTGCTGCTCGTTCAATCGACCGAGCTTTGCGTGACCGTTGCACTGTGTTCCACTTCAAATACCTTACTGGTGGGGAGTTGGGCAAGTACATGTCAGATGGTGGGACTTCTCCAGAAGCCCTAGCTTTGATGGAGCCTATCCTTCACGCTTTCGACTTTATCGTTGCACAGCGAAAAGAAGGAAACCTGTTGGCTTCGGTGTCGCCACGAACCATTCTTAACTGCCTTCCTTTGGCAGAGGCGGGATTCTCTTCCGCTGACATCTTTAACTTTGTAGTCTTGTCTGTGTTTGAAATGGACTCCTCTACTGGAGAAGATGTGCGTCGAATTCGTCAGTACGCTGATGAGGAAGACCTTTTCGAAAGTCCGAACACTTCGGACATTAAGCAAACGTTCTAAAATTAGGAACAAATTATGAGTGACTATTGCGACGATTACGATGACGAGTACGATGACGATGCCGCAGAATATTGGGATGAAGACGAAGGTTCCGATGAAGAATGTGATGATGGTGTATTCTTTGGTTACGAAAAGCCCCCCTACAACGGTCCAAAAATTGATGCTGAATATTTGAATAATTGGCTACCGGAAGAGGATGAAGTTCTTGACTTAGGCGCTCGTAATTTGTTCCTTATTAAGAATGTTTTGGAGTATTACGGACCTATCCTCTCTCCTGGCAGAAAATTCAATGTTAAATTCTCTTCTGAGTCTGACATTGAACAACTTCCACGGGTTGTTGCAGCGGCTGACGTAATTATTCCTTATGGGGTAGTTGCCGATGGTAATATTGATATTGCCATCGGCTATACCATGAGGGCATTCCGAAAGAATGAACACGTTTCCCCTGGAAACACTTACTACTCAAGCTCATGGGACATTTTCACTACTGTACTGAAATCAATCAAGATGGATGTGAATGGTAAGAGTGTCAGTATGTTCAGGGTAATCAGTGAAGCCATCAAAGTAAATCCTCGATTGAGCATGATGCTTAGAGATAGGGATAACGCTCAGCAGTTCTTTAGTGGCACTTACCATCGTGGGTTTAAAGGAGCTAGTCGCGTAGTTGCAGACTTCATCTACCAAAGTGTGAAAGATATCCATCAGTTTATCTCTACATTTGAAGATATCAAGTTGGACACTACGGCAAACCCTAGTATTAAGAAGTACTACCAAAAGCTAGTTAACAAAGGTTGGGAGGCATACCAAAAAGTCCGAGGTGACTTGTTTAAGGATGGCTCCGTAGCCTACAAGTTGTTGGAGTTTAGGTTTTACTTTTACGGGATGCATGACAATGTTAAGGCTTCGCGTGGAGTAACTTTGGGTAAGATTCAGAAAGCTTCTGAAAGGCAGCTTGCTAAGCTTGCTGCGATGTCCTTTATGCCTGAGATTTTCAGCCTAGTGACTGATTATAGCGAGAAAGCACTTAACTGTCTACAGTTAGACCTAACTGATTCCTCTGTTTGGAATGATGATAAGAGTGCTCTACATGATGTAGGAAATACCTTGCGAAAGAGTGAAGCTTTTACTAAAAAGACTCGCCTGGACAACGCTAAGATTACTACTACAAAAGACCCTCTTCGGGGGGAAGACCTAGGGAGTGTTTATATTTCCAAAGGCAAAAGCTATGTTAACGAGTCTAGTGACCCCGACACATACGGGGTGTTCAACGCAGGAATTGACCCTTACTACAACGATAACTTCCTGAAAGGTGAAGGAGCCTCGTTTAGCGACACTGTAACTTCCCAGGTTTCCCCAGATTGTATTCACGGGAAAGCAGAGATTCCAGAAGACCTTAAAGCAAAGGTTGAAACCTACACTATTCACCGAGGGTACAAACGCTTTTGGTGCAATGATTCAATTTCAATTGGGGGACAACCTCACCCTATTGATTACCACGTAACCGTAGTGGATGTATTGTAATGAGAGAATACCACAGAGATAATCTGATTTCACCAGATGAAATCCCTTCTATGTTTCTTGAGCGAAGGGACCAAATGTGTAACAAGTTTAAGCGGCATATGGTTATGCTGACTGAGCGAAAATATGCAGATATTGAACATACTAGAGGTGGATGCCTTGACATGGCTCGTCTGTATCGTCACACACATGATGATAATATCTTCACAACTAAAATTGAGGCACAGAAAGGGGATTCAACAATTATCTTCCTTATGGATGCTTCAAGTTCAATGAAGGGGTACATCAGCGTTCCTCCCTTGCCTGGGCAAGATGAAAGGGCACGTTATCATCTACGACGTTTTGATTACTGCAACATTATTGTGTCAGCTTTCACCAAAGCAGTGCGCGAGGTGTTGGGAGATAACATTAGGATTGAAATCATGAGTAAGAATGATTTTGATGATGTAGTAAAGGACGGCAGGGGATGTTCGGGAGTCAGTCTTTCCAGAACATACAGTTCTACTTCCCCTAAATCTGCTAAACATTCAGGGGTTGATGGGATTTTGAAGGTTCTACCTAAAAATGCACAAGGGCAATCTAGCTCAACTCCTGAGCTTATTGTTCTTCCTGGGTTGCAGCGTTGGATTAGTGAAAACATCATGTCCAAAAATATCATGGTTGTCAACCTTACGGACGGTCAACCCCTCGGCTCGGTACATGGGCCTGAATACAGCTTGAGTGCCTCTGTGGGCACAAATGCTGCCATGTACAAAAAGTATGGCAAGTGGATGAACATTATCACAATCTTCATGCAAGGCCAATCATTTAACAGAGTAAACGACGAGACAATGCAAAAAATGTACGGTGACGATGTACTAAATGTAGACTTCTCAGAATTTCCTCACCAATTGCTAAATAGCCTCTCTAACTATATCTCAGCTTCAATCTGATGAATAGTAAACACTACTACGAAACACGCCTATCCTCACGGGAAAAGCGGCTCTTTGACATTAACGTAAGATTCCATGCTTCCGATTTGATTAAGGAGTATGGCAGTACATATCGTGCCCTTTCACAAGTTTCGTTGGACATCAGTTCCAACAAACGTTCCTTGGCAGCAGCCGAGGCAGTGGAAGCTAAGTACAGAAATGAGCAATCTCCAACAGGGAGATGGGCACAAGCATTCCATGAAGGCAAAGAATGCCGACGAGTTTTGGCGTTTCGAATCTACAGACTAAAGCTTGTTCGCAAGACTATTGTGGGGATTCAGAACGAACCATCCGAACCAGTATTGGATGAAGCCACCTGGAACCGCCTTATGGAAGAGAACTTCCCTAACGGGATTTAAGAGTAGGGCGAGGGTGTAATGGCAACATTGGGGATTCCAAATCCTTAGATAGGAGTTCGATTCTTCTTCGCTTTGCCATTCTAAAAACTTTAGGGATTCCACTGAATAAAGCTTGACTTTGACGGAGGAGTCCCTATAATAGTGGTCAGCAGTGGAAATGGGAGTGTATCCCAGCGGTCTTATATGCCGTGCAATTTAAACTAGGGTAACGGTCGCATGAGAGTTCAATTCTCTCCACTCCTACCACTCAACGCCAGCGTACCTAAGTGGCCTAAAGGACTTGTTTTGTAAACAAGCTAATCGTGAGTTCGAATCTCACCGCTGGCTCCAAACACATAAACAGATGAAAGTAATCTTTTAGAGGACGTAGCAAAAGCTTTGGAGATTTTAAAATGAACTACCCATCAATTGAACAAGTAAACGAAGCTTCACCTTTTCAAGTTTGTTACTGGTATAGGTTTCTTCCCTCTCCTGGGGAGAATTTTATTGGTACGAAAGAGTTCGAACTTTGCATGGAAGAGGAGGCTAAGATTATGAATCGAATCGTAGAGAGAGTTCGAAGCGAAAGCCTTATGACTGTTTCCATGTCTAAGGATATTGGATGGGAAGGATGATTTTCACACTCTACAATAATGCACAGGTATTCTTTGAAGCTCTGTGCTCATTAATTTGAACTGTCTTGGGGGCGCATGTTCCAAGGAGGCGATTTGCACTTGCAATGCGAATGGTGGGATTCGATTTCCCTTCGTTTCCAAGACCAATAACATAAATGATAGTTAATTTCTTAGCAGGTCTTGTCGTTTCAACGGCATTGTTATTATCTGCACTTGCCCTTGTTTCCCTCGCCTTACATATAGGATGGGTTCCGACAGGGCTTCTAGTTACACTTGGGTTTGTTGCCCAATTCCATATTCTGGATAAAATGCAATTAAGAGATGGAGAAGATAAAGATGAAGTTGAAGAAAGCGAATGAGATTAGTAAACCTAATGCAGAAGGTATAAGCCTTATGTTGGCTCTGTTTTTAGTATTTCTTACCTTAAAGCTTGTGGGAGTTATTACTTGGAGTTGGTGGTGGGTAACTTCCCCACTGTGGATTCCGTGGGCTGCCGCATTTGGGTTTGGCATTTTTGTGCTAGCATTTATGGTTATTGCAGCTATCTTTTTGGCCATCATTGACCGATGAAGTACTATTACTTATCAGACATACATATTGACCATCGCTCAGCAAGGATTCAAAAGTTTATCCCTGAGCTAACAAGTGAAGAGTGGGAGCCTGAAAGCAATACGTTAATTATCGCAGGGGACATCAGTCCTCGCATGACCCAACAGAAACTATTCATTAGTGAATGTTCCGCTTGGTTCAAAGATGTTATTGTTGCTCTCGGCAATCATGACTACATTTTAGAAGGAGTTGGCGCTGATGGGCTTTTACGTAGGCACATGAAAGATATGGACTTCTCTAATGTACATATCCTAACTCCTGGTAACGTGTTTGAGAACGATGAGGCAGTGTTCTTTGGCGGAACTATGTGGACAGATTACGGTGGAAGGGATAAAGGGAACATGGGTTTGGCCAAAATGTACATGCCTGAGCTAAACTATCTCTACGCTGGTGACCTGTGTGATGAGCATGATACGTTTATTGCCGCATTAGAAGCATTCGACCAGCATGGGTATGAAGGGAAGCTAAAAATATGCGTAACACACCACTTGCCAAATGAAGACTCCATTGACCCAGAGTATGAGCACAGTTTGCTGAATGCAGCATTCCAAGCAGGAGTTTCTGACCATCTGGTTGGGAAGTTTGACCTATGGATTCATGGGCATACTCATAAAGTAATGGAACACTACACATGTTTTAGTGTATTAGTTCTTTGTAACCCTTATGGGTATCAACATGAGTGTGATGGTTTTCGCCCACGCAGTTTTACCATCGAGAATAGATTTCATCTAAAGGAAGAAGGTAGTCACTTTTACGGTGACTTTGAGACAAGTGCATCCGCTATGCGACATGTTCAAACCCTTAACAAGGAAGTGCAAGACCGAACTGTGATTGATTTTCACAAAACCATCCTTACGCAGGAAGGAGAACTTATTAAATGAGTTTAACCAACCCTCAGTGGGAAAAGCTATGGAAGAAGTATGGTAAGCTTGCTATGTTCGCTGCTAACCGCACACCATCATTTACAAGCCTTGAGATTGCAGACAAACTCTCTGAGTTAAAGATTGTAATGCTACTGGCTGTAGAAGGGTTTGAGAAGACCAATAAAGAAGACGGGCCTTTTGATGAGTACTTTGAAACTAAGAAGTTCAATGCTTACATCAAGGCTTGTCTATGGTATAAACGTTCCCACCTAACGAAAGAAGCATATCGTAAACGCGCTGTCGATGGTGACGTGATTAGCTTGAGTGCAATAGGCGGAGAGTTTGTAGAAGATAACCTTCCAGACCCTAACCATGACTTCGACAGTAAGTTGTTTGAGATTGAGTTCGACGACGACATTTCAGAGTTGGTGTCAGAGATTTTATCTGATGTCAGTTATTTCAAGTTGAACGGTAAGTTCAACATTTCAAAGATTGCTAGAAACACAAACATGCCAACCTCTAAGGTGGTGAAAATGATTAAACGTTTGAAGACGAGTCTAGCACAACAAATGGACATGGAAGAATGAGCGATTTTGGTGATAAAGTATTACAGTTCCTTTTAGGTGCTATGATAATAGCGATTATGTCGGTGTTAGTGTATACGATTACGCATCCCGAAGAGCCAGAGACTTATGCTGAGTTTACTGGAGAGATTATCTATAAAGGCGCGTACTTTGTTGGATACGATGAAATGTATTACATCATCGTAGAAGCTGATGAAGGTAATCAGAATACTTTTAAAACTCCATCATACCTTTGGATTCAACTAAAGGAAGGTGCAACCTGGACATACCTTCCACCTAAGTAATGTCACTTCAAGGAACATACGCTAACGTAAGTGGAAAGGAATTGGAAGGCTTGGTAGAAGCAGCTATTCGTGCTCATGCCTTGCCTGGGGATAGGATTCTCAGGAAGAGTTTGCACAGTAAGACAGGCGTGAGGGATAATATCCTTCTCACTAATGTACCTTACAAAGGAATCTACGGAGCCACCTGCCGCTCAGAGTTCGTCCTCTGCTTGAATGGTAGGAAGATTCGCATTGAATGTAAGCGTCAACAACGCTCAGGAAGTGTGGACGAAAAGGGTCCATACCTTGTCCTTAGCTTCCTATCCGCTATTCCAGAGGACGAAGCTATTATTGTTTTATCAGGAAATGGGTTTAGGGAAGGAGTGAAGGATTGGGTTAGGAGACAGTGCGCAGGGACAAAAGTTCAAGTATTCAGCTTGAAGGAGTTCGTAGAATACGCAGAAAGGGGCTTTCCCAGAAGCTGTAAAGCGAAACTATCTTTACTTAATAGATTTAAGAAAGTCCTTAGGAAATTGAACCCCTTTGTTAAGGTTGCAGTCGGGACAAGAGACGCACAGATTAATAGGCTTATTTAGCCCTTCCTTGGATGAAAAACTACCCTAACCATTAACAAAGATGTTTAATAAAGATAAGATTCGTAAACGCAAAGTGAAGCATGTATGTTTCTCTGTTGCACGTAAGTACCGAGAAGCTATGCACGATGGCTTTGTACCTGCTCACAATGTAGCCCCCTTCATAAAGGAGTGGTTATCTGGGAGAGAGTATGATACTATCCCAGGAACTTCTGTGTACAAAGCTAAGTACAGTTCTCTGATTAGGTTTGCTATTCATAACGACCTTGAAAGCCTTGGCATTCATGATACTTTAACCTTGAGAGAGAAACGTGCAGTGGCCATCTTCCTTAGGAAGCTTGACGACCGCATGAGAGCCTATACTGCTGATAATATGGGACTTACTAATTCTCAGTTAGAGGAATGGTCCTTTAAGCGTGAGTATATTAATAAGGCCTTTAGCAGAAAATCCCTTGACCGACTATGGGGGTTCTGTTATTATCGGGCATCTGAGGCGAAGAAGCTCTACGAGCATACGCCTGACGATTTCACACTGTAACACATATGTTTCCAAAATGCAAGACAAAACGTTGTACGCAGTGCAAATCAGATATGAAAGTGATGTCAGAGGGTCCAAATGGGATTCTCTGGCAGTGCCCAAAATGTTTACAGGAAACCCACAAACCTAAAAAATAATGTGTAGCTTTCCAGGCGTTGATTAAATGAAAGTTAAAGAACTAGACGACTTAGGAAAACCATACAAGATTTACGCAGAGGTCTTAGAGCAAGGAGCCATTGACCAATTCGTATCTGCTATGCATATGGATTTTACAGTGCAAGGAGCTATGATGCCCGATGCACACCCAGGCTACGCATTACCTATTGGTGCTGTTGTGGCAACGAAAGATGTAATCATTCCTGCTTGGGTAGGTTATGATATTGGATGTGGCATGTTAGCTCTTCCGACTTCTTTTGATGCATATGAAGTGAGAGAAAACTCTAAAGCCATCTTCGATGAGATTTATAGCAAAGTGCCCGTTGGATTCAACGCGCATGAGGAATTCCAGGATTCTCCAAACTTATTCGCCAGTGACCTAACCCCATTGGGGCAGGGGGCATTTGATAAGAGGAAAGGGTTCCGTAATTTAGGAACTCTAGGAGGTGGCAACCACTTCATTGAAATCGGTGTTGGAACCGATGAAAGAACTTGGATTATTGTTCACTCAGGTAGTCGTGGCGTAGGTCATGGTATTGCAACTGAGTATATGCGTTTAGCTTCTCCTGATGGAAAGCCCCGTGAAGACCACTTTGGTTTTAATATTATGAGCAAAGAAGGCTCTGATTATTACCAAGACATGTCTTGGGCTTTGAAGTTTGCTTTGTTAAACCGTACTAGAATTGCTAAAGCTGTTGAGAAAGTGATGGCCAAGATTATTGTTGGTGAGGGAGATTGGAACCATCTGATTAACCGAAACCACAACCACGCAGAGATTACAGGTGGAACTATTGTTCACAGGAAAGGTGCAACTCACGCAGAGAAAGGTATGTCAGGTGTAATTCCAGGCAACATGCGTGACGGCTCTTTCATTGTTGAAGGCAAAGGAAATCCTGAATCACTATATTCTAGCTCTCATGGAGCAGGAAGAGTTCTTGGTAGAAAGCAAGCTAAGCGTGAGCTTTCAATGGAGGACTTTAAAGCTACTATGCAAGGCACTCAAGCCCGTGTCGTTAAAGATACGTTAGATGAGTCTCCCTTCGCATACAAAGACATTAATGAAGTGATGCACTTGCAAGAAGACCTTGTTAAAACACTTCACCACGTACACCCAATCATCAACATTAAAGGATGAAATCAACGAACATTAAAGTACCACGCGAACTCTTTGAACGACTCGCAGACTCCACTGACTTCCAAGGAATGATTGCAGCTAAACAGGAAGCAAAAGACTTTTTGGAGAACGAGCAAGAAAGGACAACCCCTTTGCATCAGCGCCTGTTGTTTGAGTTGAACTCTGAATCTTCTTCTTACAAACGTTGGCAAACGTATCACATTGCAACAGACTTCTTTACTTTGATGACTCCTAGTGGGGATGTTACTCAAAGGATTTGGAATGATAACAAAAACTCTGTGAAAGATATTGCCAATGCTCTGCGCATTGCTAATGGGAGTTCTGAATGAAATACCTTCTAACACTTTTCGCTCTCTGTCTGTTTGCGTCATGCTCTTCTTCTCCGTCTAATGATGAGGAAGCAAAGGTTGCGCTGTACTACCGATGGGAGCAACAGGCTCACAAGATTCATATCTTGGAAGGCCAAGATGATATCCACTGCTTTTACTGTGGTCGTGATATGGTTGCAAAATATAACAACCCGTACTGGCTACGTGACGAAATTGCTTGGATGCAAATGCGTCTTGATGCTCTTCTTGATGAAGAGGAAGATGTACGAATTCTTGTACCTCCAAATTACGCTGACTAATTTTGAGAAATACTTGGAACACTTTGGAGTAATAGATTAATGATTCCTTTAAATTGGTGTAAAGCAACTGACTCACACAAAGTATCTCAATGGCTGCAACTGCCACCTGGAACAGAGTATATGGAGTCTCATATTGTGGCACGGGGAGGACGATTCCCTGCCACCGTATGGTTTTCTATGCAGATTCAAGTAATGGAACTGCTGAATACCAAGGTAACTCACGCAGACATTGATAGTGCGATTCCCTATTGGGCTGCGCACTTTGGCACTGACCAAATCTTCAACGAAGCTGGGTTCCGAGATATCGTAGACCGTTTAGGTGGAAATCTTCCACTTCGAATCAAAGCTGTTCGTGAAGGCTCACTTGTCCCTAAACGAAATGTCTTGATGACTATTACCAATACTGACCCAGCACACGCATGGGTTGTAGATTGGGTAGAGACTCTTTTGAGCCATCAATGGTGTGGAACTACTGTAGCAACTAACTCTTACTACTGCAAGAATATGTTGTTAGAGTTCCTAGAGAAGACTGGCTCACCAGAGAATATTGACTTCATGTTGCATGACTTTGGATATCGTGGCGTGTCTTGTCGAGAGGAAGCTGGTGTCGCTGGATTGGCACACCTAACAAGCTTCAAGGGAACTGATAACTCAGAAGCTTTACAGTATGGTGATTACTTCTACAATGAGTTTATGGCTGGTTTCTCTGTACCTGCATCGCAGCACAGTACTGTTACTTCTTGGGGTAGAGTGAACGAGGTTGAATCTTTCCGCAACATGATTGATAAGTTCGGGGACATGGAAGGCATTGCTGCATATTCATGTGTAAGTGACTCATATGATATCTTCAAGGCATGTTCAACCTTGTGGGGTGAGGAGCTAAAGGCCGATGTCTTGGCTGCTAAGAACCCGTTGGTTATTCGTCCTGACTCAGGAGACCCTGTTGAAGTTGTAATCAAGTGTCTACGCATCCTTGGTGAAGCGTTTGGAACTACTGAGAACAGAAAAGGATATAAGGTTCTCAATGACCGAATTAAGATTCTTCAAGGTGATGGTATTGACTACGATATGTTGTCTGATATTATCTCAGCCATGAAGAGCGATGGGTGGTCAGGAGATAACATTATCTTTGGCAGTGGTGGTGGCTTGCTTCGCAAGTTTGACCGAGACACACACAAGTTTGCAGTTAAATGTAACGCTGCTTGCATCAATGGTGTATGGCGTGGTGTATACAAAGAACCAATCACTTCAAGCATGAAGGCTTCCCTCAAAGGAAAGTTGAGCTTGGTGCGAGACTTGGGAATGTATAATTACCGAACTTACTCCGACGTTATCACATTAGCTGATTACGAAGAGGATGTTCTGGTAACTGTCTACGACAGCGGTAAGGAGCTAACTTATGAACCCCCACAAACCTTTGGGGCTATCCGTGCGAGGCTTGAGAGCCACCGAGAATGGGACAGGAGGATGTCTTAGATTGTGCAACTTTGTACAAGATATTGGCAAAAATGGCTGAAACCAAACAGAAGTGTTTTGATGTCGAATGATAAAATTGAAATTGATAGGATTTCTAGGGGACAATGTATAGGGGCATTTTTTGTTTTTATACCTTGGGTATGTTTGCTTCTCCTGTATACGATAACTACTTCATGGCTAGGCTTTTTCCATTTCGTACAAGGATTATGCATGTCCATTGTACCAATGCTTATAGGTACGTTCTTGGGGGAGATGTTTTATGTTGAAAAGGGGTTTAACACTTTTTGGACTATCGTATGTCTCATTGTATCTTTTTCCTTGATTATCGGGGCGTTAATAGCTTGGTACTTGTGGATGCCTTTTTGGGTTGGGACTGGCATTGTGGTGTGCTTTATGTTTTACGGCGAGTAGCGTTATTTCTGGTAGGTGGAAATCTACTAAGGGTTGGTCAGTTGTTTAAATGCTATAAGTCAAATTGAAGCGGCCAAACAAAAAACGCCACCGTAAGAAAGTCAAATCCGATAATACCATGTAGACAAATAAAAAGACCCGTTAGATATCAATTAAGATGTCTAACGGGTCTTGGTCGTTATCCCAAGAGTCAAATTGGGATGCCTATACGCGAAAAGTCAAATCAGCCTTCCAGCAGTTCAGGCCCACCCAATGTTGGCATTTCCTCTTGCTCTTTCTCCCAAGTACCAATGGCATCCAACAGGAAGCCTACTAAAGCATTACTATGCTGTGTGATAGCATCAGCCCTAAACAGTTCAGGATATTGTTGAGATAGCACTCGCAATACGGCTTTTACTGTTTCTTCTTTTGTTTTCTGTTTTACCATGTTTTCATAATAATATAGAGACTTTAAGGTCTTTTTCTTATGGATAAACACAAAAAAGCCCTAAAATCTCTGAGATGATTCTAGGACAGATAATATTCTAGCATATCCTGAAAGGAAAGCAAGAGAAATCCCAAAAATCGTATAGTGGAATTAACGAGTGATTTGTCGTGATTCAGAGGCGCACCGTGGGGAGTTTTTAACCGCTCGGATTTCTTGGAATTTTCTTGCGTTATCTAGGAAAAGGTTTAGAATGTGTCCATGCCGTCACCCACACAACTAGAAAACGCAAGTCCTAAGTTTAGTAAGGCTTCTAAAATGCCTTGTTTATCTTGGTCGCTTCCCGCTTTGCTTACTTGTCCAGGCTCTTCCGAGTCTTACGAAAACTATAGCGGGAAGTTGCAAGATTGGCAAAACGCCTTTGATTCTGACGCTAAACTTGTCCCTTCCTGCCAAGGATGTTACGCCACTACTGGAAACTATCTTTACAAGAATGTGAAAGCAGTTAGGGAACACAATATGCAGGATTGGCAAAAGCCTGATTGGGTATCCAAGATGGTAGCAACTCTTAAGCACGAAAGGTATTTCCGCTTTTTCGATAGTGGTGATGTTTATTGTGTAGAGTTGGCAGAGAAAATCTTGGAAGTATGCAAGCGTTGTCCTGATACTAAATTCTGGATTCCAACTCTCGCTTGGAAAGTTGCTGAGATTGCAGAAGCTCTAGAGAGTTTAGAGAATTTGGATAACGTAGTTGTTCGTCGGTCTACTGGGCAAGTTATCACTGCTGATAGTGCTGATGATGTTGATACTTTAGGCTGGGGACAATACTCTTTTGTTGTAGAGAATGTTGATACTGTGAAAGCCCAAAAGGGTATTGTAGTTTGTCGTTCTTACAATAGGGCTGGTAAGTGTGGTCAATGCCGCGCTTGCTGGAATCGTAAGGTAGAAAATGTTTTGTACCCTGCGCATGGCGTAGTGATGAAAAGCAAAATCAAGAAAAACTTTGAGGTTTAAAATAATGAACAGCAAAAAACAAGAAGCCGCCGACCTTTACACAAGCGAAGGTTACTCTATTCCACCTTATCGCGCCTATTTGGTATATCATGCTGCGAATAATCAGCATACTCTACAAGTGCATAACCATGTTGGCCACATAGTTTTCTCTAGGGAAGGTTACAATTTGATTCCCGAAGAAAAGTTTAGGGCATTGCTTGATGCGAAGCGGTTTGCAGAAAATGTAGCTGCCAATAATCTCAAGCACTTGGCAAAAGCTATGAGCGGTGAAAAGGATGAGCCTGTAAAGGAATACACGTACAAAGTATTAGTTCCTGAGTTACACTATTCTCACCGCACCGTTACCGCTGAGAATGAGGAAGAGGCCATTGATAAGGCTATGCACTCTGATTGCGAATACTTAGAGTATTCCCATATTCCAGCAGGTGCACAAATTAAAATTGAGAGGGAAGATTGATGAAACAGTACGACCACGATATCTATTCCCTTAAAGGGTTTCACGCTCATGGTTACGATATTAGGCTAGTTCCTGATAATCCTAACGGTTCTATCTGCATCCTTATAGTTTTTAAGGACGGAAAGAAAGTAGCAGAAGATAATAACTTTGAGGCATATAAGTACTCTGAGCATATCCCCGTAGCTATTAAACAAGGCTTAAAGTTAGTAGGGATTAACCTTCCCCTGGAAGAGTTTAAGAAAGAGCTTGGCGAGCTACTAACAAAGTACAAAGCTGAACTAGTGATAGCTGAGACTCCCAAACTTTTACAACTATCAGACCTACTTGAAGTGGCGCGGTTAGGACTCGCAATGATTGGCGATGAAATCGCGGAGCAAATGGACATATCCGATAAGGAGCTACAACAATGGGTGGAATGTTTAGACAATATTTCTGGCTATGATATGCCTAGCGGCACTTTCTGTACCCTATGTGAAACTGTCCACCCCCTTGATTAAATGAGCCGTACCCGTAAACAAAAGTACCGTCAATCTAGAGCATATGATAAAAGCTGTAGAAACCATGGTAGCTGTTCCTATTGCCAAAGTAATAGGAACCACAAAAACTTAAAGGACATTTCAACTCTGGAGGAAGAGACAATGGAAGAGGTTATCATCAATACTTGTACTTGGAGGAAGGAAAATGACACCACAACAAACAAATGAAACACCCGATGGGGAATCCGATAAGAAGAAATATGTTCACATCTTTAAGGTATTCTACTTAGTAGAATCCGATGACCCAGACCAGAAAAACTGTACAGACCTACAACATAATCTTGGTTTCGGTAGTAAACTTGAACAAATTGAAGGAGTAGGTGTTGCATATATTTCTGATTTTGAGAAAACGGCCAAATACAATGGCTAGATTCACCAAACAAGATTATGAGGAAGGAAAGTGACACCACAACAAATAAATGAAGCCCTTGAGCTAATCAAAGACCATCCAAATGCAGTGCATCTTAGGAAAATCCTTTGTTCACGTTCTAAATCTATCGTATCTGTTACCACTAGGGAAGGTTGGAATAGTTGCTTTCACATGGATGATAAGAATTATTTAACCAAGAAAGAATGGGTAGCTTGTACTAAAGATTACAGGGAAGACGAATGTAATATCTTGTTTTATACTGTGATGGATGTAACAATCCATGACGTGAAACAGAAGTTTAAGGAGATTGAGAACTAATGGCTAGATTCACCAAACAAGACTACGAGGATGCTCTGTACCTGCTACAACAACCCCATACAATCAAAACAGATAACCCCAATCAATGGACACGAAAACAGGCTTGGAATATCCTAGAAGGATATGTTAAGCAGTTGGAAACCCAAAACGAAGTCTTAGACCTGTTTTAAGGAGATAACTTAATGAAAAACTTAGCATTTGAAACGTCTGTATCACAATCACTGGCAAGGATTGAGGAGAAACTCGATATCTCTGCTCAGAAAGATAAACTAATCGCTGCACTAAAGGAAGTGATGTATCAGGCAGATGAGGATACTCCACAAGAATACCGCACTGCACATTTTAATGCAGCCATGGAAGAAGCATTGGAGCTTGTAGAAAAGTATAACGCACAACACAAACCAACCGAAAAAGGCCCATGGGCCAAGTAAAACTAATGAAGTTAGCACTTAAACATACCCCGCATAATACTCTTGAGAAAAAATACGTAGAGTTTGACGAAAGCGAAATCGAACAGATTTATTACGGAAAAGGGAAGTGTTGCCGCTGCGGATGTGGTGGTTATTACGCCCAACCAAACTCAGACATCCAAAAAGATAAGGACATCATGCGCAAAGCTCTGAAACTGTTTAGGAGCGGCGAAAGAGAGATTGAGAGCATTGACGGCTTCGTATTTGAAATCAAACTAAGTGGAGATAAGGTCTACTGCCTGTATACCTACGAACCACAAAATAATAGTTTGGGAGTACAGCAATGAGCAGAGAGCCATCATACTTACCAGCATTAGTGCTATCCCTAATAGGTGCAATACTCTTCTTCACCATGTTCCTAGTATCAAACAATAAGTACACGTTATGTAAAGCAGAGCTAGAAGAACATACAAAACACTGTCCAGTACAATCACAAGTTACACTTAGTCCTAAGTTTGTCACAGTAACATATGAGGACAATACCCAGAGGGTTTGGACTCAAAAGAGGAAAGAAGTAGAAGAAAATGATATGGAATGGCAAATGCTAACTGATATCAAAGAATAGAAAGATGATAGAATACCCTGTGAGGGGGTAGGAAAAGTTGAAGGAATTAGAAAGATTAAATGTGATATCACATTGATAGCAGTTTCTTCAATGCCAAAATTAACGAAACCATTAAACCCATAAGACCTAATCACACAAATGAAACGCATTACAATCTACTTTCACAAAGACCGTAACAACGTATGGCACAAGAGTTTAGCTCATCCTGTTAAATCAGAAGATGTACTAGAGGCTTGCCAAGCGTTCTTCTACCTTCCTAAAGGTGTGTCAGCTAATACGCTTCTGCGAAAAGTCAAATCTACTCCACCATTGTCTCGTACACGTTATCAAGCTGTGTGAAAACATCTTAACTATCAAATAAAAATAAGCTCCTGTATCACTACAGGAGCTTATTTTTGTGTCATAATTGACGATTAACGAGAATCTTGTCTTAAAT